AGGCGGTATAGCTGATATTCAGTTAATTAGGCGGTATGCTTTTCATTTACAAAGGCTTACCGCCTATTGTGTTTTAAAAATGTACGTGCATTTTGCACAAAAAATGAGTAGAATAAACGCAAATGTTGTACAATAGTTATGCAGTTTTGACAACAGTGTTGTACAAGTGTTGTACAAATGCTTTTTCCGTATAGTCAATAAGTTACGGGCGTTTTGCCTCGATCACATTGGAACACGGAACAATCGCTTTGGAACATAGTATGCCCAAACAGAATGTTTAATTATAAAACGAATATAAAATGGCAACATTGAAAGCAGTAGTGAGAACGGCACGGGCTGACGGATTTTATCCGGTGTATATCCGGGTGACTCATCATCGAAGCTCTGCGTTCATTAAGACAGACAAGATGGTGACGAAGAAGGAACTCACCAAAACTAATGAGATTAAAGACCCGTATGTCTTGCAATTCTGTTCGCAGAGAATATTGGAGTATACGGAAAGGCTTAATAGCAAAAATATCGAGTATTGGACAGTCAAGGAAGTAGTCGAGTTTCTTGCAAGTGGGAATGATGACGTTTGTTTTTCAGATTATGCACGAAAGCATATCAACCGAATGATTGACAACGGTCAACAACGTAATGCTAAGAACTATCAGCTGGCATTGCAACATTTGGAGCGTTTTTTAGGAACAACGCAGATAATGTTCTCACACCTTACATCGCACTTGATGAATAGGTGGATTAAGTCGCTTGAACAGACACACCGAGCTAAGGAGATGTATCCTATCTGTATGCGACAAGTATTTAAAGCTGCTATTCTGGAGTATAACGACTATGATAATGGGATTATTCGTATAAAGACTAATCCATGGGTGAAAGTGGAGATTCCTTCGGCAGATCGTGCAGAAAAACTTGCCATTACACCCGAAGCGTGTCGGGAATTCTTTTCATTTCCTCTGCCGGAAAGTAAGATGAAATATCCACAGACGGAGTTCGGACGTGATATAGCCATGATGGTGCTTTGTTTGGCAGGAATCAACACAGTTGATCTATACAATTTGAAAAAGCAGGATTATCGGAACGGCATTATTCACTATCAGCGTGCCAAGACAAAGAAGTTTCGTGCCGACGGTGCATATATGGAAATGCGCGTGCCGGCAATTATTCAACCGCTCTTCGATAAATATCTCAATACGAAGGAGGATGACGATCGTCTGTTCAATTTTTATCAGCGTATGACAACATCTGACAGTTTTGGTTCCAATGTTAACAGTGGAATTAGGCAAATATGTGAGGCCATGGGAATGGCAAAAGAAGAACGGTATTCGGTCTATACATTCCGGCACACGTGGGGTACTGTGGCACAGAATGACGTGAGAGCTTCAATTGATGAGGTTGCATTTGCGATGAATCATGCTGCTGGACATAAGGTAACACGGGGTTATATAAAGATAGATTATTCACCTGCTTGGGAATTAAACGAGAAAGTGGTTGATTTCATTTTCTTCTCCGGTAAGACATCTGTTCGCGAGCAGAAGCAGGAAGATACGCATTTTAGATTATCATTCCGATATATGGTAAATGGGGCGGCTTACCACAATGGGCAGAAAGTTGCAGAGTTGACTGATGTAGGATTCAACAACGTGGACGATGTTATAGCACGACTTGTGACAATGTTACCCGAAGATATTCCTAACCGTTCTATGGTGATGTTTAAAATCGTCAATCTTGATAAGAATCAGACGGTAGTATATCAGCGGCAGAAAGGAAAGGGCTTCTGATTTTTTCGAACCTACAAGGAACTTTTTCTTTGTAGGTTTTTGTTTTTATGAAGAAAAGCGACATCCTTTCGGATATCGCTTTCAAGCAAAACTGTATTATATTACCCCTAAGGGTAAGCAACTCCTCGCGTCTAAAGTAGAGAGAAGTAGATTATTCTTCGTCGTCCTCTTCATCCCCAGCAAGTTCGACCAACTTATCTTCAATGGTAAGGTGAATTTCGTTATCATCAATGCTGATGTTTCTCGGCATAATTATTTTAATGAACTCCATAGAAACCTTCACTCGGTCTTTAGGATCAAGTTCTAAAAAGTCTTGCATTATTAGCGGTGTCATATCCCCTTCAGGTATCGTATTGTGAGTTTCAAGCCATTTTTCAATCATGCCTTTGGCCAATGCTGTTATTTTGTTAGGTGTTCCTTTTTGTCGTCCTCCTGTCTTTTTCCCTTTTGCCATACCATAATGATTATTAGTGTAAAAAGATAAAATGATGTTGCGAAGATAAGGGCTTACTTTCGCAAATGAGGTATAACTTTTAATAATTAAAACAAAGGTTTTATGGGATTAATTGGAAGTGCTATAGGAGCGGCAGGTAGCATATTTGGCGGTATCTCTGCATCGAAAGCAATGAAGAAAATTAAGAGCAACGTTGAGGCGCAGCGACAGAAGAACCAAAATTGGTATGATCGCAGGTACAATGAGGATTATACGCAACGAGCCGATGCGCAACGTATTCTCACGCAGACGGAAGAGAGTATCAAGAACCGTAATAAGCAGGCAGCTGGTATACAGGCTGTAATGGGCGGTACTGATGAAAGTGTAGCAGCTACAAAAGAAGCGAATAGCAAGGCTCTTGCTGATGCAACATCACAGATTGCAGCACAGGCGGATGCGCGCAAAGACAACATCGAGGCCACCTATATGCAGAATGACAATGCTTTTGTTGAGCAACTCAATCAGTTAGAAAAAGGTAAGGCAGAAGCGATAGCCGGAGCCGTACAAGGAGTAACGAGTGCGGCAAGCAAAATGCCATTTTAATGTGTGGAGGTAACTTATGGCGACATATGATGATATATTAGGCAATGGAGGTGGCACACCTTTTCCGAAAGGTTCTAAAGAATGGCATGAACAGCAACAAGACGGTTCTTCTGCACCTCCACCTGTAAAGGGTACACAGGAATGGGTGGAACAAAAAGCGGCTACGGCTCCTGTTGTTACCGCACCTAAACCTGACACAACTACTACACCGCCACCTCCGACCAAGCAAGAAGGCTCGGACGGTGGTGCCCTTTCATATGCTGAACTGTTCAAGAAACTTAATCCTTATACTCCACCGACCGACGAAGAACTTGCTAAAGAGAAGAAAAAGCAGAAACGTGACCAAATTTTTGCTGCAATTGGTGATGGCATATCTGCTCTCTCCAATCTGTACTTTACAACACAGGGTGCACCGAATATGTATAGTGGAAAAAACACAGCTTCGGAAAGGCTACAGGTTAGGTATGATCGATTAATGAAAGAACGTAATGAGAATGCCCGGGCTTATTTGAGCGGCCTGTTCGGTGCTATGCAGGCTGATGATGTCAAAGCGAAAGATGATCGTAATTGGAGACATCAGTTAGCACGCGAGAAAAGAGCCGATGCCATTGCGGACGCAAAGGAAAAACGAGATAACCAGATATTTGATCTCAACGTTAAGCTCCAAAACAATAAAATATCAGCAGCCGAAGCTGATGCAGAACGTAAAAGAGTGGAGGCCGAATATGCTGATGATCTTGCAAAGGCTAGACTTGAAACTGAAAAGGCTAAAGCGGGCGCTTCAAAAGCTTCTGCTTCCGCATCCAATGCTAGAGCTGGGTATTATAACCGTGGTGGTAGTGGCGGCAATAAGAAAAGGATGACACTTACTATTGATGGTAAGACCACTTACTATGATACGAAAGAAGATTATGAGAGAGCGGTGCAGCGTGAGGCTAAACGGTTAGGTATTAAGACTCACCAATATGTGAAAACCACAGAAAATGATGTAATGGGGGCAAAAGAAAAGAATGTCTCTACTCCAAAACCTATCAGCCAACTTGCCGGTGAAGTTGAAACGGCATCGAATAAGAAGAAAAGTCCAACAGCCGGAGATAACAGTAGTAATAAAAAGAAAAGTCCAACATCATAAATGAAACATTATGCCTGAAAATGAGGATAAAATAAAGAAACTATACGACACGTTTGTTTCTGATGGTTACGATATGGAGAGTGAAGAAGATTTCCGCAAGAACTTATCGGATTCTACAAAACGCAAGGCAGCTTATGATGCTCTAGTGAAAGAAGGTTATGAGATGGAACCGTTTGAAGAGTTTGAGAATAATATAGGTTTCGGAAAGATTCAAACACCTGTACCGGAGCCTGCTGTACAAACAGAACAGGCGTGGCAACCTACCGAACAAGAAAAAGCAGAGATGATTGCCAGTACAAACCGTATGATGCAGAATGTGGAAACACAGATACAAGACGCAAATGAACGTGTAGATAATATACAAGAATACGGGTTGAATCCCGGATTGCAAACTAAAGAGGGTAAAATGCAGTTTAATCCTGAAAATGGGAAACTGGAAAAAACATATATTACTCCACTTGGTAACAAGACTACTAGTAAACCTCTTGCTGACATCGAGAGTTTCTGGTACCGACAGGCTGCCGATATGTCAATCGGCGGACAGTTACGCAAGGCTAATCTCCGTTTGCAGGAGTTAAAAGCTAAGCAAGCGGAAAGAGCCTCCGAAGTGCATAAGGAATGGGTAGAAGAAACGGAAAAGAACAAAGCGCCGCTCGCTGCCATATTGGGAGCAGCCACTTACACACCGCGCCAGCAATCAGACAAGGAAAACAGCGCATTGAGAGTAGCCATTAGAGAAACAGAAGAGCTCATCAAGAACCTTGAAGAACAGAAAGACCGTGAAAATGGGGTTGATGTAGGCTTTTGGCGTGGTTTTGGTCGTACTATGGGTGATGTACGCACGTGGGATTTCGGTATGGGTGATATGGCGGATGCCATGACCATGATGAATGCCGACAAACTCAAAGGTGATAATGCCACAGAGGGCGAGCGTGAATCCCATGATATGATGATGGGTGCAATCCATGAGAAACAACAAGCAGAGGAAAGATACGGTGGAAATGCCGACTTTTGGAACAGAGCCGGTATCATGACTGGGTATATGCCTTCATTTATGTTGGATTTCATTTTGACTGGTGGCGGATTCAACGGTTTGTCTACATTCTCAAAAGGAAGCACTAAAGTCGCCGCAAAGGTCATAGGTAAAGAAACGGCTGAAAAAATGGCTCAACAGGGGTTCAAATCCTATATTAAAGAGAATGGTGTTAGAGGGTTAGGACAGTACGCAACAGATTGGACTATCAAAGCGCTTGGGACAACCGCAGATGATTTGCTTGTACGTGCTCCGTTGATGACAAACACCATACAGGCAGGAAAAACGGTTTCTGACATCATTGACCGAAAGCTTGGTGATGTGGTTGTTGATGAAAACGGTAACTATGATTTCTCCAATGATAAGACCTGGGGAAGTGCAATATGGCAAGGTGAAGCCAATGCTATCATTGAGAATTATTCAGAAATGTTTGGCGCACATCTTGATCCTATTCTTACGCTTGGCAATATGAGCAAACTCGCCAATGTTCTAGGGGCAAAGCGATTGGGAGGTGTACTTTCAAAAGCAGATGCCGGTGCATTGAATAGTATAATGGGGCAAACTCATCAGATGTTCAATAAAATGGGTGTCAGTGATTATGTTGGTGAAGTATCAGAAGAATACTACGGTCAATTGTGGCGCACAATGCTCAATCTTGATGATGCTTATCAGCAGAATCCGGACGGCACGCATACTAACTTATTTGCAACTGGGCAATTCCACGGTGATATTTGGGGTGGAATGGCACTCTCTATGGGGTTGATGGGGGCAGGAAAACATACTCTGTCTGCTGCAAACTACGCTTCCATGAAGCATGGCGTGAACAAAGCAGATGCAAAAGTGAATGAATTACTTGGTAAAGAAGTATGGGAGCCGTTGAAGGCAACACTTGACCTTACTACCAATGAGAATATCGGTGAAGTTGCGGAACTTGTTGTCGGTGATAAAGATTTTACCGCTGATGAGAAAGCAGCCGTACTGAATTATATGGAACGTTCGTTGAATTTGCGTGGATTCAATCTTGCTTCTATGGCCCGGTCCCGTGGCGGTGTTCAAAGTGAAAGCGAACAACAGGCAAATGATAGTTATCTTGACGGATACAACGTCACTTCCTCGCAGGAAATGAACGATGCGAAGAACCTGTACGAATACCATCGAACACAAGTGGCAGACCTTGCAGATGAGAGTATGTTTGCGATGATTGAAGAGAATCCGATTGCCGCATTGGAATTTGTGAACGGGAATGAGCAATGGAGTGATGAGGATAAGTCTTCTGTTATCGACTATATCAATGCCAAGCAGGTTTACAATGGCATGATTCAACGTGTACGTGATGATATAGACGGACGGGTGGAACAGAGCAATTCGATGATAGATGCACGTGTGAACCGCAAGACAGGTATGATACAGGGGGCAACCATGAAGCAGGATGAACGCAAGGTGTATGTTCTTAGTGGGACTCTTGTACCATATGCAGATGGTAGCGGTGTAAGTGTGACTGATTCTGACAATAGCATCATTGTTCGTGATGCGGACACAGGTGGGCTTGAACAAGTATCTCCCGATGCTATATTGTCTATTGATGATGTACAAGACCCATACGAGCAGAAGGAGTTGGCTGCACAATCTATCAGAGAACAATTTGCACGTGAAGCTGCGGATAAGATTGATGGTGTTGTCACATTCAATCCGGGCGAAACCTATACCATTGCCGGTGAAGGCGGTTCGCAAATACAGGTCACAATAGTTTCAGATGAGAACGGAATCATAGACAATGGCGACGGAACTATCAATGTGACAGACGGAACAAATGTATTCCCTATAGCAAAAGAGGCTATCCAACAGTTTGTGGACGCATCTAACATTGCACGAATCGCAGAGTTTGAGCAACAGAGAGCTGAAGAAAACTTTGCTTTGCAGCAGGAAGAGCAGGAAGCAGACCGACCGCAATATGCAATGAATGACCTTGTGACGCTCCGTGATGAAAATGGTATAGGTATTCGTGGTAACATCACCGCCGATGTGGATGCCGATGGACTATATGAAGTTTATACGGAAGATGCCTTGAATGGTAAGCGTGTGAATATGTTTACCCGTGAAGAGCTTGATTCCATGCTGATAGAACACAATGGGCAACCTGTTGAGATTGCCAATTCAAGTGTGAATGATAATTCGGAAGTGGCAGCAAGTTCTCTGGAGGAACAACAGTTGCAAGTGTCTGCATTAGAACGAATCCCCAAAGATGAACAAGGTAATCCTATCTATGAGCAGGCGGAAACTCCCGACCTTGCTTGGGATGCCATTGTTGAGCAGACAGAGGGAGACAAAGCTATGGCCCAGTCCGTGGCTAACGGAATGGTTGCGGACAAAGAAGCAGCATTGAAGAAAATCGAGAAAACGAAATCTGCCGGTGTAAACACTATTGCAGAGAAGATTGTAGCAGAGAAAGAACGCAAGGCGGCGATTGATGCAGCCAAACAGGAATTGTCCATTTGGCAAAAGATAGCCGGCACTGCCAACCGCAGAAAAATGGAAGCAGATGCGGAGCGCAGACGTATTGCCGATGAAGCTACCGCATTGCGCAAGGCGGAAGAAGAAAAATTGCGTGCAGAGCGTGAGGAAGCAGAACGCAAGGAACGTGAAGCACTTAACGGAGTTCCCGATATAGTGGAAGATGTTCCCAAAGATGCCCGTGCAAGAGGATATAGACGTGTAAACGGCCATAAGGTTGACAGACAAGAACCATTACAGGCTGTACAAGGTAAAGAGGTGAACGTGAAATTCAGCAATGATGTAGTGGTTCCTGGCAATGTAACCGTGATTGATGCGTCATTGTTGCAACCGAGTCATATACAAGGTGTGCGCAATTCTCTGCATTTTATTGATGAAGCGCAACCAAAAGAACGCAATGACGAAGCAAGCGTATTGTCTGCACGGAAAATCGCCGAGGACATTCGTCCGGAAGAAATCACATCAAGTATTACCGCTTACACCGGTGCGCCGACCGTAAACGAACGTGGTGAAGTAATACAGGGAAACAACCGTAGTGATGCCTTGCGCCTGATGTGGGAAAGTCATTCGGAACAGGCCGAAGCATATAGACAATACCTGAAAGACCATGCGGAAGAGTTTGGACTGCGTGCCGAGGACATTGCGCCCATACAAAGCCCGGTGTTGGTAAATATGCTTCATGTGGACGATACAGAAGCCCTCAATCTTGGTCAGTTTGTTGCACAAGACACAGAAAGTGGAGGTGTTGAACGTATCAAACCTAAAAACACCTTGCAGCGCATGGGAACCGAAATGCGTTCGTTTGCCAACCTGTTGCTTAGGACTTCGGATGATGAAATGTCGTTTGCCGGACTTGTGGATGCCAATGGTGCAAATGTTCTGAAATGGATGAGTCAAAGAGGTTTCATCAGTCACACACAATACAAGAGTGCGTTTGACAGCAAGGGCAACCTAACTCCTGAATCCAAGAATGATTTGCGTGGCATCATGTATCAAAGCATCTTCAAGGACGGCAGCACACGGTTGGAGGAAATGTTCAACGTATTGCCGGTAAAAGCACAAAAGGCTATTCTTGCTACTGCTTTCCGTGATTATGACAGTCCGAACAGTGAACGAATGGTAGATGAGATACAGAATTCCGTTCGCGCTTACTATGCTTTGTCCCAAGATAAAATGTTTGCAGAGGCAAAGAATTTCAAGGAAGCACGTATTGCTGTAGAAAACTGGAAACGCCAGTATCAAATGGATGATGTTACAGGGGAAAGTTATCTCCCTGCTGATAATTTCAGTAACTTTGTCTTGCATTTGGCCGCAATGTATAAAGGTGAAAGCCAAAGCTTCATTCAAAACACATTCGGCAAGATTTATGACCTTATACAAGGTACACAGGAAGAAACTCTGTTCGAACAGCCGGACAATACCCCTCGGACGCTCGTACAGGCTATTAAAGAAGCATTAAATTTAGATTACAATGGACAACAGCGAAGCAATGTATTGGTTGGCGATACTGCAACAAGCCAACGAGGGCAGCAAGGAAGCAATGGAGCTCTTACGCCAAGAGAACGAGTTGAGGACGGAAATGGGACAACCGATGATACAGGAAGAACTGAAAGCATTGGTGAACAAAGCGAAATAGAACCTTCTTTATCACAAGAAGAAATGCTATCTTCTGATGATACTGACAATCAACTTAGTGCCAAAATAGCAAGACGCATTGAAGTTCAAGAAGATGATTGGGTTGAAAGCGGAAAGTATGGCGATACTTATAAACAGACAATTATTGTTGATGGTACTCATAAAGTTATAAAAGTTGATGCACCCGATACGAAAGGTAATTATACAGGTAGTACTTATGAGTATGACGGTCAAACATTTGGAGATTTATTGGATGTTGTTAATTATATTGATGCGTCTTCGTCTTTAGCCAATGCCGTTGCAGTGGCAGAGAAAGAAACCGATACTACTCCTACGGAGAAGCAGAAAGAAGCCGGCAATTATAAGAAAGGTCATGTACAGGTTGGTACATTCAATATCACCATTGAGAACCCGAAAGGATCCGTTCGTAGTGGAATAGACACAGAGGGCAACAAATGGGAAACGACCATGCAGAACACCTATGGCTATATTCGTGGCACGGAAGGTGTAGACGGCGACCATATAGACGTGTTCCTCTCTGATGATATTGACGGGTGGAATGGTCGCAAGGTGTTTGTGGTTGACCAATATAACGAGGACGGCACGTTTGACGAACACAAGGTTATGCTGGGCTTCAATGAAGCTGACGATGCTGAAGCAGCTTACTTTGCTAATTATGACAGAAATTGGGCGAAGAAGCACAAGACGATGCTGACGGGCGTTAACTTGGAGGAGTTCGAGAAGTGGATAGAGAGCAGCCATCGCAAGACCAAGGCTTTTTCGGAATACAAGTCTGTAAAGACGATCGAGGGGCAGAGTTCCGGCACGCAAGGCAACAGACTTTCAGAAGTCAAGTCCCGTATTGAAGAATTGCACAAGGAACAAGAAGCAGCGCACAACCGTAGCGACATTTTTGAGGAGGCTCGTATTATTTCTGAAATTAACGACCTTTTTACCGAACAACGCAAGTTGGAACAAGACACTTCCAGTGAAGAAGCGATTGCACCGACTGATGCTCCGTACACCATTACTCCGGCGCAGTACATCACCAAGCGAGGTAAGGTGTTAGATATGCAACTTGTTGAGTTCCAATCGGAATTGCGCAAGGAAGTTCAAAAGTATGTAAGTATATTCGCCAAAGAAATGAAAGGTTGGTGGGACAGGGAAAAACACGGCTTTATGATGCGTAGCGAAGAGGATGCCAAACGATTAGCAGAATACGCAGTAGATGCACAAGGACAACCTCCCATATCAATGTTGGATATACAGGCTGTAAATGATGGTGATGTGCTGTTTACTGAACCCAAAGCACCAGCAAAGGATGAAAAACAGGATTACACCCCTGTATGGCAATACTCTGTTTCTGTTGATAAGGAAACCGGATATACGACTTTGACTCGCGATGATGTGAGCGGTCCCATACCTATTGGTGATGCACGTTTTCGTCAGACAACCAACAGCCCGGAGGAAATGTTAGGCATTCTTCGCAATCCGCAGAATGGCATGCAAGAAGTTTTGGATGCAGTTGGTGTTCCGCTTGAAAATAAAATTAAGACCCGAGAACTTGATCGCAAGGCAAAGGATGAAATTCATGACAAAAGGACAGATTTCGTTGTTGATAAGGAAATGGATAACAGATATTCTGTTCGTACTTTGATGAAGATGATTGACGCGGAAAAGCAGGCTGTGATGGATTTAGGAGAGAAGCGTGGTGGAGACGTTTATCATGAAGGAAATATTATTTTCCTGACCAAAGATAGTGCAGACAAGTTTGCTAATGAAGCTCGAACTCTTATCAACGATATGAGGAGTAAGCAGCAACAAGACAATTCACAGAAAAAGACTGAAGCGAGTGGTAACCGTCTTGTTACTGATGAGCGTTATGCGGAACTTCGTGAGCGTATGCGTAAGAAGTTACTCGGTCAAATGAATATTGGTATTGACCCTGAAATACTTGCCATTGGCACAGAAATGGCTGTTTACCATTTAGAGAAAGGCTCACGGAAGTTTGCAGAATATGCAAAGGCTATGATTGCAGACTTGGGTGATTCCATACGTCCGTACCTTAAAGCATTTTACAATGGTGCGAGAGATTTGCCTGAGGTGTCAGAAAACGGATTTAATACTGACATGACCTCTTACGATGAGGTGCAGAAGTTCGACGTGGCCAACTTTGACAAGTCCGGCATTGATGCACTCGCCACCGCTGAAACTGTAACGAAAGAGGCGGAAGTGGCGGGGGAGGTTGAAGTTGCACAGGAACGTATAAAGAAAACTCGTTCAACGCGCAAGAAGAGTGAGAAAAAAACTGTAAATTTACAGCAGTCAAACGAGCTTGGTTTGTTTGGCAGTTTGTTTGATAATAACGAAACCAACAACGAAGATGGACGAATACACCAAGAAAGTACTAAGATTACAGGGACACAGCGAGAAGTCAATAGCGAAAATGGAGCTGGAGGAACGGATAGACGCAGCATGCTACCGCCACAAAGCGGAAACGCTAGAAGCACCGTACACATGGAGCGAGGAAGAGTGGACGGAGATTTACAAAGAGGCAGGGATGACGGACGAGGAAATCGTAGAGTACAGGAAGGAACAGGCGAAATACAACGGGGGCGAGGAACACGACTTTCCGATGATGCCATAGATGAACCGAAAAATACTCGCAATAATCATTCAGACCGGGGGACGAACTATGCTCCAACTTCGGTAGATGCACGCATAGAGGCCAATATTAAAGCTATAGAGTTGGCACAGCAACTTATTGAGAGTGGAGAGCTTGCTACTCCTAAACAAATGGCAGTACTTCGCAAGTTTAGCGGTTGGGGTGGTTTAGGTAAGGTATTTAGTGATAATACATATTCGACACGTCTACAGCAGTTGATGGGCACAGAAGCCTATCAAGAAGCTGTAATGAGTGCTAATAGTGCGTATTATACCCCTGCTTATGTTGTAGATACTCTTTGGGATATTGTTACACAAATGGGTTTCAAGGGTGGTTACATTCTTGAAGGTTCTGCAGGTATCGGAAACATTTTGGGGCAGATGCCTACAAATATCAGCGAGCACAGCGACATCCATGCTATTGAGATTGACGGGACTTCGGGTGGTATTCTCTCACTCCTTTATCCTGATGCCAAAGTAGAGATACAGGGTTTTGAGCAGACACGTATTCCTAATGGAAGTGTGGACTTGGCTATTACTAATGTTCCGTTCGTTACCGGACTCCGTGTGAATGACACCACGGGCGACAAAGACCTGTCGAAGAAATTCCACAACATACACGATTTCTGTATAGCAAAGAATGTGCGCAAACTGCGTGAGGGCGGTTTGGGTATCTTCATCACGTCCAATGGTACGCTTGACAACAGTAAGAAACTCCGTGACTGGATTGTGGGCGAGGGAGGCGCAGACTTCGTGGGTGCTTTCCGCATGCACAACAAGACTTTCGGCGGCACCGGAGTAACCTCTGACATCGTTGTTATCCGCAAGCGTGTGAACGGGCAGAAGTCTGTCCATGCCATTGATGTAAGTGATGTGAGCGGAGAGCGTATGGCAGAGTACGATACCGGGGAAACACGCAAGGTTAAAGGCAAGGAGATACCAGTCATTAAGCAGCTTTCAATGGACTACAACCGCTATTTCATTGAACACCCCGAAAACATGGCAGGTGAAATGCACTTTGCATTTGAGAAAGGCGATACTTTCCGCCCGACCAGCAAAGGCTTATATCCTAAACAGAATAAGAAACAGGAAGAAATGTTGGCTGAATTTGTCCGCTCATTCCGTGCAGAGGAATTTGGTGAGCGCAATACCGAGCTTGCCACCGATGTAATGCCCGGCAAGAAGATTGGCGAAGTGTTTGTCAAAGACGGAAAACTATACATCAACTCAACTGCAAGCGCACAACCTCTCGAAGTGAATGCCAACAAGGTAAAGGGGCATACGAAAGTGGAATGCTTTGAGGCATACACCGCTATCAAGGAAGCTCTTGCGGAAGTCCTTTCCTATCAGACTGCGAATGAAAGCGATGAGGGACTTAAACCGTTGCTTGACAAACTCAACAAAGTATACGATGATTTTGTCGGCACATACGGACACTTCAACAAGAACACCGCCATTGCGTTTCTCCGAAATGATGTGGACTATGCCAATGTATACGCTCTTGAAAAGTTTGAAGAAACGGCAGATGAAAAAGGAAACCAGATACAGAAATTTGACAAGACCGATGTATTCAGCAAACGTGTTGTTGAAAAAGAGAAAGAACCCACTCCTGCCAATGTCAAGGACGGTATCATTGCAAGTATCTTTAAATTCGGTCGTGTAGATATACCGTACATCGCCGAACAACTTGGCACAGGTATCGAGGATGTGAAGAAAGAAATCATCGAGAGCGGTTACGGTTTCGAGAACCCTGTAACCCGACAGATGGAAGCATCGTATCACTACTTGAGCGGAAATATTCGTGAAAAACTGCGTCAAGCAGAGGTAAATAACGAGAATGGGGAATTTGACCGCAACATCAAGGCATTGCAGGAGGTCATGCCTATGGAAATCCCCGCACATTTGATTGACTTTACCCTCGGAAGTTCTTGGATTGACCCGAAACTGTATGAGGATTTTGTAAAGGAACGCACGGAGGTTGACGTACGGTTTACAGCTGTGGGCGGTACTTGGTTTATGAAAGAACCATACTTCACCGATTATGAGAAGAACCGTGCAATGGGGGTAACCAGCGAAATGCTTAACCGTACCATTATGGGGCATACTCTCATTGAAGCTGCCATTCAGAACAGAAGCATCATCGTTTCCACCACCAAGAAACACTATGACGGCACTACCGAAACCATTACCGACAAGGAAGCGACACAGGCTTGTGCCGCCAAAATTGATGAAATCCGTCAAGATTTCAAGGATTGGGCAAGGCAGAAGATGCAGAGTGACCCGGAAATGTCGGCATTGATTGAGCTTATCTATAATGACACGTTCAATAACTTTGTGCCTATGAGCATACCAGATGAGTTTGTACCGGAGTATTTCGGAGGTGCCTCGCACAAGTTTAAGATGCGTCCGCATCAAGGCAGAGCCATTGTAAGAGGTACACAACAGCCTTTGTTGCTTGCCCATGAGGTTGGAACAGGGAAAACCTTTACTCTAATTTCTATAGCAATGGAAATGCGCCGTTTGGGTACTGCACGCAAACCCATGATTGTAGTGCAGAATGCTACCGTTGGACAATTCGTTGCAAGTGCAAAGGAACTGTACCCCAACGCCAAGATACTGACACTTGAAGAAGCAGACCGCAGTGCAGAGGGCAGAAAGAACTTTTATGCCAAGATACGCTACAACGATTGGGATATGATTGTCATTCCGCAGTCTACCTTTGAATTTATCCCCGACAGCGAGGAAAGGGAAATGACTTTCGTGCAGGACAAGATTGAGGAGAAGATGCTCATTCTTGAAAAGATGAAAGAAGAAGACCCGGACGGAAAAAATATGATTACCCGACAGGCTGAACGGGAAATCGAATTATTGGAGGAGCAGCTTGCTGGACTTGCAGACAATGCTTCAAAGAAACGTACCGCCAATGATGAAAAGAAACGTGCTGTAGCTTTGCAGAACGCAGAGGTTAAAGCTATGGAAATGCTTGACCGCCGAACTGACGATGTGGAGAACTTTGACGATATGGGCATTGATGCTTTACTTGTAGATGAAGCGCACGAGTATAAGCACCTCGGATTTGCCACTGCCATGCAGCGTGGAGTTAAAGGTGTGGATCCGTCATACAGCAAGAAGTCACAAGGCGTGTTCCTGAAGACACAGGCTATCTTGGAAAAAAACAACGGACGGAACGTAATCTTCGCAACCGGTACACCCATCAGCAACACCGCCGCAGAGATTTGGACGTTCATGCGCTATCTCATGCCCGCTGATACGATGAAAGAGTACGGTATCTATTACTTTGATGACTTTGTGCGCAACTTTGGTAACATTCAGCAGATGCTGGAGTTCACCACAAGTGGAAAGTTCAAAGAGAACAACCGCTTTGCAGGGTATGTCAATCTGCCTGAACTGGTGCGTATATGGTCGGGAGTGTCCGATACCGTCCTAACCAAAGAAGCCGGCGGCGTAAAGGACAAAATACCCGAAATGGAGGGAGGAAAGGCACAAGACCTTTATCTGCCACAGACACGCGCATTACGTAGCATCATGAAGTTCGTAAAGAACGAACTTGAACATTATGAACAGATGAGCGGAAAGGAGAAGAAAGAGAACAGCCACATCCCGCTCACGATGTACGGTATTGCCAAAGCCGCTGCCGTGGATGCCCGATTGGTACAATCTGATGCCGAAGATGATGTAAACAGTAAGACTCATGAAGCCGTTCGACAGACATTGCGCTCGCTGAAAGAAACAGCCGATTACAAAGGTACGGTTGCCATTTTTGCCGACAATTACCAAAACAAACAGAGTGGCTTCAACCTTTATGATGACATCAGGGATAAGCTGATTACAGAGGGGGTTCCTGCAGATGAGATTGTGATAATGAGGTCGGGAATGACTGTCAAGAAAAAACTTGAAATCTTTGAAAAGGTAAACCGTGGCGAGGTGCGTGTGATTCTCGGTTCGACCTTTACACTCGGTACAGGCGTGAACATTCAGGAACGCTTGCACACGCTGATACATTTGGATGCGCCTAACCGTCCAATGGACTATACCCAACGTAACGGACGTATTTTGCGACAGGGAAATCTGCACAAGGATATGAATAAACCTGTACGTATCTTGCGTTTCGGTGTAGAGGATAGTCTGGACGTTACCGCCTACCAACGCCTGAAAACAAAGGGGGCCATTGCTGATAGTATTATGAATGGCAAGCAGATGATGTCGAACAGTATGACCAACCGTGTGCTTGAGGAGGAAGAAGATGTGTTTGGAGATACTATAGCACAACTCTCCGGCAGTGAGTATGCTATGCTGAAAAACAATGCGGAAAAGAATGTACGCAAGTATGCAAGCCGTAAAAAGCAATGGGAAACAGACCAAGCCTACATCCATAATGCCAAGCCAAGGTTAAAAGCCTTTATCAAAGATGCTGAAAAGCGCATTGAGGATAACAGCCGATCCTTGGAGGCTGTACGTGTATCATTCCCCGATGAACAATTCAAAGAGATTGTAATCGGCAAACATCGCTTTACCTCTGTTGATACAATGGATGATTTCTTCAAGGAACACAACAAGACTGTTCTTGCTGAAATGAAGCAGATGAAAGACGGTGATATTTCAGGGGAACAAAAGCGAGAACTGACTATACAGATAGGCAATTTCCCATTCATTGTAACAACTAAATTGACAAGACAGACCATGCGTGATGGTACAACTTTGTTCAATGACGTTGAGAGAAAAATGACTTATTCATGTACAGAACTTGGTATCGAGGATGTTCCTGTACGTCAAAATCTGCTCCGTAATGCCATTGAGGATATTACCGGCAATGTGATTACAGGAAAAAACTTTACCGAAAGATTGGAAGCCGCTGAGCGAAGCAAGAAACACAATGAGGCCGAATTGAAAGAACTCCTGTCAAGAGAGGGAAAACCTTTTGAGTATGAAGAAGAATTGGCACAAGCGAAATCGCAGTTGGAAGAATATTCCGAGCTGATGAAGAAGGAGATGGCAGAGAAAGAAGCCAAGTATGCAGAAATGGATGAGACAGTAGAGGCTGCTTCTGATATTTTCACTTCTGAAGATGAAGATGAACTATTGCGTGACAGCGATACGCTTTATCGCATCCGTCAAAGTGCTGCACCGAAGAAAACAGGCATAGGGTATAAGGTATTCGTCTTGAAAAACGGAGAACTCTATCCTCCTATGGTTGCTAATCCTGACGGGGCTGCAACGCCCGTGGGTGTATGGCTCGATGCTGATGCTGCTCCTATTGCTGGACAGAGCAAGACGGGACGCAATCAAGTAAAAGCAGGTGGTAAAGGCACGCAGGGCGGAAGTGGAAAACTTGCTTATCGTCCAGGGTGGCATTTGGGCGAGATTCCATACGCATTACAATTCAATCGTATTGACGAGAACGGTAATAAGGAGTTGTTCCCTGCTAATTTTGTATGGGCAGAAGTTGAATATGCTAATGATGTGGACTATCAGGAAGAAGCAATGAGTTATGGTATCAATCCAAGCGGCAAGTTCCAACATTCATTGGCAGGATTGCCACGTGTTCCCGAAAACGGTGCATACCGCTACCGTACCAATCCTAACCCCGAAACTGATCCGTGGATTATAACAGGTGCTATGCGCGTGAAGCGACTATTAACACCGTCGGAGGTTGATATAATGGTAGAGAAAGCAGGACGAGAACCACAGCGCAGACAAGAAGGTGCGGTAACTGATATTCAAATCAATGCCCTTAATGCAGAGATTGAACGTACCAACAACATTAGCCCCAAAGTACTTCGTAAACAAATGACAGAACGTGTGAAAGAACTGGCGGCATTACTGCATCTTGACAATGTAGAGGTGGTCACGAATGTGAGCGGATTAAAAGGCAAGACTAAAAGTGCACGTGGCTTTTACACTAAGAGTACGGGAAAGATCAGCGTTGTGATACCAAACAATACAAACCTTGCTGACGTGGAACAAACTTTGTTGCATGAAGCAGTCGCTCACTATGGACTACGCAAGATGTTCGGTACTCACTTTGACACTTTCCTCGACAATATATTCAACAATGCCGATGAAAACGTACGCCGAAAAATTGTAGAACTTGCAACAAAGAATGGTTGGGATTTCCGCAAGGCTACCGAAGAATACCTTGCCGGACTTGCCGAACACATTAATTTCGAGGAAGCACGTAAAAACGGTTGGTGGCAGAGGATAAAACAATTCTTCTTTGAAATGCTCGACAAATTGGGCTTTTCCGATTTTAGAGGGGTTACTCTGACGGATAATGAACTCCGTTATATCCTTTGGCGTAGTTATGAAAATCTGAAAGAGGGTAAGCACAGCAACCTGTTCGGAGAAGCTGCCGACATTGCTATGCAGCACAAGTTGAGGGTTGGCGAATTTGCCGACACCTCAACCGATGATGTACTGAACCGAGACGGTGATCCCGAAATACACGAGCGTACTTTGGCACGAGCAAAATATGAACAACGTGTGAAGAGTGGAATGTATCAGTCACAGGAAGCCTTGCAAGATAGTATGCTTGGTTTGAAAGAAGCAATGACCGCAATCCTCGGCAAGAATACCCGAATGGAAGATGTTGATGGATTTGAAAATGCCTACTTAGGTGAGAACCGCTTATCAAGTGTGAACAAAGCCGAAGCCGATGCCTTTGCGCACCTATTGTTCAAGCCAATGCTTGAAGAAGTAGCCAAACTTGCGCATAATACAGCAGAGCGCGAGGAACTGACCGATTATATGATGGCTAAACACGGTCTTGAACGCAATAGAGTAATGGCGGAGCGTGATGCACAAAAGGACTTCGCGGAATATCAGAAGCAGCATCCGAAGAGTACAAAGACCTTGCAGGACTTTATCGACGAGTGTCGTAAGCGTGATTATGCAGGTCTTACTGCCCTTACAGGTATGGAAGAGATTGTAGATGCAGAAGCCGAAGCACAGGTTATGGTAGATGAGTACGAAAACGCACACGACACCACCGCATTGTGGAGCAAGGTTAATGCCGTCAGCAAGGCAGTCCTTTCCAAGTCCTACGAATGCGGAATGATGAGCAAGGAAACCTACGACAGTGTAAGAGATATGTATGAGTTTTATATCCCTTTGCGTGGATTTGATGAAAAAACGAGTTCTGAAGCATACGCTTACCTTACACATAAGCAGAGTCTGTTCAATGCACCTATCAAGAAAGCAGAGGGAAGACGCTCTAAAGCAGATGATCCATTTGCCAACCTACAATCCATGGCCGAGAGTGCCATTATGCAAGGAAACCGCAACAAACTCGTGAAGCAGAAGTTCTTGAACTTTGCCCTCAACCATCCGAGCGACCTTGTTAGTGTGAGTGATTTGTGGTTGCAGTATGATGCGGTTGCTGATGAATGGAAGCCGATATTCCCCGACAATATTGACATCAACGATAGTCCCGAAGAGGTAGAGCGAAAGATGAACGAATTTGAGGATAAGATGAAGCAGCTTGCTGAATCTGCCCCCGATAATTACAAGCACGGCAAGGATGCGGTAAACATTCCGTACCGTGTGGTAGAGAACCGTAATTTGCGACAGCATCAAGTGGTGGTGAAGCGAAACGGCAGAGACTATGTGATTACCATCAACGGTAATCCGAGAGCTGCACAAGCATTGAACGGACAGACGAACCCGGATAATGATATCAGCGGAAGTATCGGTCAGCTTGTACATCTCATTGGAGATGTGAATAGAACACTGTCCTCATTGTACACCACATTACAGCCGGACTTTATTGCAAGTAACTTCTTGCGTGATATGGTATATTCTAATTCTATGGTGTGGGTTAAGGAAAGTCCGAAATATGCTATTCAATATAACATGAACTTTGCGAAGTTACCTATTGTAAGAATGGTTATGTTATTGGATAAATACCGCAGGGGAACGCTTGATATGAATGATGAAATAGAGAAAATGTTTTATCAGTTCATGATGAACGGTGGCGAGACAGGATTTTCAAGAATGGCAGACATTGACGAGCATAAGAAAGAAATCAAGAAGATGCTGAAAGCGGCGAATGAAAAAATTCCTGCCCATGTGGTACGTGAATGTATGGCTACCTGGATAGGCGAAGTGGGACGAGGTATAGAGATGCGTGCTCGATTTGCCGCCTTTGTAACAAGCAGGAATGCGGGACGGACAATAGACCGCAGTATTTGGGATGCCAAGGAAATCAGTGTGAACTTCAACAAGAAAGGCGCAGGTGATAAGTTCTTGGGGGCTGAAGGACAAACCATGTTGGGAAATGTAGCAGCCGGTGTATCGGGTGCAGGACGAGCCGGATATATCTTTTGGAATGCCGCCCTGCAAGGAACGTTCGGAAACTTCTTGAAGTATGCGATGAGGCATCCCGGCAAAATGGGTACTGTCGTTGCATCATGGTATGGTTTAGCCATGCTTGTTACCGCACTTGCTTCGGCTGGAGGTGATGATGACGATGACAGCTACTATGACATACCCGAACATACTCGCAGACAGAACCTCATTGTCAAGGGGCCCGGTAACGCATGGATAAAGATTCCTTTGCCTATCGAGTACCGAGCTGTGTATGCGATGGGAGAACTTACCGGTTCTTCCCTGTTCCATAACGAGAAATTGGAGGTTAGCGATGTATTGGCACAGATGAGCCAATTGCTTCCCGTAGATATGATGGAGGGGACAAAAGCGTTGTGGCCAAGCAGCGTCAAGCCGATGGTGGAAGTATCGAATAACGAGAGTTGGTACGGTAGTCCGATATGGAAAGATACACCCTACAATAAATATATGCCGAATTGGACGAAAGCCTATAAGAGTGCGAATAAAGACCTTGTAAACCTTTCTGAAACACTGAACGAAGTCAGTGGAGGAAGCAAGTATAGGAAAGGTACTATTGACTTGAATCCTGCTGCCATTGAGTATCTATTGAAACAATACACCGGCGGCTTCTTCACTGTAACCAACCAAATTCGTAATTTGATCAATGTGGGAACAGGTGAAAAAGATTTTGATTGGCGTTATGTTCCGCTTGCCAACCGAATGTTGATGAGCGGTGGCGATGAACGTAATGTAGGTAGGGGGCTGGATGAGAAGTTCTTTGGTTATTTGGATGCATACCGTGCAAAGGCGAGTGAATTCAGCGCCATTAAAGGTGATTTGAGTTTACCGTTGGAGAAGAAAGCAGAACTGATAAGCGAGATTATCATTGATCCTGAATATGTAAAAATGAAAGAAATGGAACGTATTTACTCAAAACTAAAGAAAGCTTATGATACTGCTAAGGAAGTCGGAGATACCTCAAAAGCAGAAGAACTTGAAAAGAGGATTAATGAGTTAAAGCGGACATTCATTTTAGAGATGGAGCAAGACGAACGTAAATAGTTAAACCTAAAATGATTGCTTTGGGTACTACTTTTGTACTCTAAGCAATCATTAAACAACGAAAATATGCATAATAAAGGCAAAGGAAAATTGTTACCAATGAGCCGAATTGCGCCGAAACGGAATGAGCTATCTGAAATTGATACCGTTGCTTCTGCAAAGCGGTATGGTGGTCGCAGAGCATTTGATATTCTAATGGAAGCGCAGTACTATTGGAATCAGATGGAGGACTTTCGAAAAGACCGGGAACGCAATAAACGCTATACTTATGGTTTTCAATGGGATGATATGATTTGTGTTGATGGTAAATCCATGACTGAAGAAGAATATATCAAGAGCCAAGGTAATGTGCCATTGAAAAATAATCTTATTCGTCGGCTTGTACGCAGTGTATTGGGGGTGTACCGCAGCCAAAGTAAAGAACCTACTTGTACAGCACGTGATAGAGATGAACAGAAGCTCGGTGAAACAATGAGTACTATATTACAATGCAATATGCAACTCAACCGAATGCCCGATGTGTACGCTCGAAGTATGGAAGAATTTCTAATCAGTGGCTTTATTGTTCATCGTAAATCATATGGTTGGCGTAATGGTAAAGAAGATTGCTGGACGGATTATGTACAGCCGAACAATTTCTTCATTGATAACAATATGAGGGATTTTAGAGGTTGGGATGTGTCCGTGCTTGGAGAAGTACATGATATATCTTTTGGGCAACTGTGTGAGCAATTTGCTTCCAGTCCGCAAGAATATCGTGAGCTTCGTGATATTTATAAGTGGGCTGCAAGAAAGGATTATATAGCCACTTACGCAGAGCGATTTGGGTATAGTCGGTTAGAAAATTACGATTTTCTCTTTACCAGTGAGCCGGGAAGATGCAGGGTAATAGAAATATGGCGTAAGGAACAGAAGCCGAGATACCGTTGTCATGATTACCAAAATGGTGACATTTTCAAGATAGATGAGGAAGATTATGCACAAGTAGTACTTGCTGAAAACGAAGAACGTATGCGTATGGCCAAGGAGGTGGGTATGCCTGAAGAAGAAGTACCGTTGATAAAAGCTACTTGGTTTGTAGATGATTATTGGTATTTCTATTATCTATCTCCATTCGGTGATATATTGAGGGAAGGGGAGACGCCCTACGAACATGGCAGTCATCCATACGTTTTCAAAGCTTATCCGTTTATTGATGGTGAAATACACTCATTCGTGGCGGATGTGATAGACCAGCAACGATACACCAATCGATTGATAACGCTTTATGACTGGATTATGAGGGCAAGCGCAAAAGGTGTATTGATGATGCCGGAAGATTCTTTGCCTGATGGTGTGAGCATTGACGATATTGCAGAGAGCTGGACGGAGTTCAATGGTGTCATTGTGTACAGACCAAGCAAAAGTGGCAAGGTACCGGAACAGGTAGCTAACAACTCCACGAACATAGGCATTGCCGAACTACTGAATATGCAATTGAAATTCTTTGAGGATATTTCGGGTGTAACTGGTGCATTGCAGGGAAAGCCGGGATATTCGGGGGAAAGTGCATCACATTACAATCAACAGACAGAGAATGCTACAAAATCATTACTAGATTTGCTTGAGTGTTTTAGTTGCTTTGTTGTGGACGGGGCATACAAAGATGTGAAGAACATGCAGCAGTTTTATGATACGAAACGTGTGTTCAATATTGCTGGTAGGAGTGGTGCGCAAATTGAATATGACCCGAAGAAAATCCGGGATGTAGAATTTGACTTAAGCATTACTGAAAGTACTTCAACACCGGCATACAGGCATCTTGCTAATGATATGCTAATGCAGTTGTACCAGTCCCAAGCGATCAGCGTAGAGCAGTTGCTTGAGCATGGGGATTTCCCGTTTGCCGATGAACTGTTACAGAGTATCAAGAGCCAAAAGGAACAGCTCGCACAGGGGAGAGTTCCTGACGGGCTTTCACCTCAATTGCTCCAACAAGCGCAACAAAATGCAAATATGGAAGCTGTAAATCAGTTGCATGGGGCAATGCAAGGCTAAATTCAAAACGGCGAATGGAACCCTGCTCTATTCGCCGTTTTGAAAATTACTCTTTGGACAATTGGTCGCATTCTATCCACGTTTCTAATGTATCATCGAATAGTACTGTACAACCGTAATTATCATCGTCTACTGCTAATACTGTTCCTGAATTTCCATCATCATTACACACAACTCGGTCGCCAGCTTTTATTTTTCGGATATTGTCAATAGCTAGAGGGTCATTAGTAAGTGTGACAATGCCGTCTATCCCCTGTTTTGCATCATATCTACTTCCCATTACTTTTTTCTTTTTTTGAGTGAATCAAGGTAAGTGAAATATTCTTTGCGCTTGAGTTTAACAATTAATTCAGGTAATGCGCCGCTTCCATTTTTATAAGGAGTACAATAGAAACACTCACGTTCCAAATCATTCACGAATGTTGAACGAGATAAATAACCTTTCTGTTTCAGTTTGCGGAAGTTGAATCTATCCATAATTATGAGTTTACCACTTTTTCCATTGGGCATAACGTAATAACGTTCACCTGTTTCCTCATGTGCTTTGTCTGCTTGCACTACCGCTTCATTTAAACGGATTGATGCACGTAATTTTCTGATAATGTTCATTGTTTATTAGTTTATTAAATTAAATATTTAATTTTATATTGTTGCTGCCGAAACAGCTCTCTTTCTTCTCTTAACAGTAAATCGGCCAACACGAGGTACAATTTTGGGAGTATCCATTTCAAAGAAGCAGATATGCAGTCCGATAGCCCTTGTCATTAATAAGTCATCATGCTTACCGGTAATTGCGCCAAAAGCACCGTTCGGCTTTTTCTCATAACACAGATATTCATCTAAACAACGTTCATCACGTTCTGTGTACAGGTTCTCACGAATAACTTTGACTAATGTTGATATAATCATCGGTTTAGTGGAAATGTTGGTGTGAAAACCGTATTTTGTAGGTAATCCCTCGCGTACATCTTCTTCTGACTGTTTGCGTGCATACAGGTTGGGATATATATCCTTTATTTGGTTAAGAATAAATCCGGATTGGTCACCATCCACTTGCCGCTCCTTATCATGAGTTTCCAACGTGTTGCTCTCTATTACCAAGAGCGAGTTGTCATAAAACGCTGCTATTTGTGCCGCTTTCCACGCAAGCTGGTCGATGTCGCAATGCCCATACCATTGGGCAACCACGACAGGCCTGTCGCCGTCAATCATGAATAGACGATCGAACACGACAATGACAGAGAAGTCGGCTTTATTGGAACGGCCTCCCACATCGACAACAGTGAGGTAGCGGTCTGTGACAACTTCCTTTTCATCTATTTCAGGAAGTTCCCAAATATGTAACAACCCCTGTTTGTCTTCCACAAAACGCAAGTTCTGCAAAGCGTTCTTGCCTTCGTCTGCATCGGCGTAGACTTCGCCGACATATTTAGGCTTCTTGCAGGTACCACGCATTGCGTCCACCTTGTATTTGTCAAACACACGCGCTCCTGAATGAACAAAGGCTTCAATATCGTCGGACGGAAATTCGGCAGCCATTTGTCCATGATCATTATACTTCCTACGTTCGGCTATATACCAGTTGATAGCTTCGAGTGTAGCCCCTTTCTCCCATAACCACCAAAGATACTTACCGCATTCTTCACGTTCGGAACTAGTATTTTCATTGTTACGGTTTTTATAGAGCCATTCTGCAAAACCTTGTTTTTCTTTATCCGAATTGAAAGCCAGCGTGTATTGTTCTATGTCGAACCATGATACGAACATGGCTTCGAACTGGGAATCCCCTTTCTTTGCTGCGGTATATTCCCTGTGAAAGAAATTTCCTGTACCATTCGCTGTACTCTCATAGACAATCATAGTGTATGGTTTTAGGAGAATACCCGAACAGGCCGACCGCACAATATCTTCTGGTTTCTTACCTTCCGTTGCTTTCCATATTCCTACTTCTGAAAGATGTACAAGGTTATAATCTCCACCTCGGCAACTATCCGGGCGTTCCGCTGTACCAATTTTAATTTTACAGTTTCGTTGAGGAACACGGTATATGCTACCCGATTTACCCACTCCTACAAGTTTCGGCTCATTCTCATTGTAAAGCTCATCAATCTTGTGAAGCATTTCGACTGGATATTTTTTAATCATCCTGTCGAACATATCTTTGATTTCATCGGAACCTGCACCTTGATGTGCTATTATGAGTGAATTCAGTCCTATTTTGTGAAGGAGTTGCAACCATGCCATATAAAGCTGTGAAGTGGTAGAGCCGCCCCATTGTCGCGCCTTTAGTAGAATAATACGTATTGGCTTTCCTGCAATACGTAATTTTTCGAGCCGTTCCACAAAGCGACGTTGCGGTCTTGTAAGACGGAACAATACATCTTCTCCACCACCTTTATTCTTGATATAAACGAATGTAGCTGCCCAAAATGGAAAGTCCTCGCGGCTACGTATGCGTACAAATTGCTCTATAACTTTCAGCCGATCATCCGGATTGTCTTCTACTCCCATGTAATCCGTAAGGAATTTGGCAATAGAACCTGCTTCCACAAGTTGACGTACAAGCGGTATTTTCATTACACGCTTTGGTAGCCATTGATTGCGTATAGGAAAATCACTAATGGTACATTTGACACGTCCCCCTACAGAACCTTCGCCGGTAATAGGATTAAATTTTGCATAAATAATTGAATTACGGCGTTCATTCTCTATTAGTATATTGGTAATGGCTTTTATGTTTATATTACCTTTAATCATGTGACTTTTTTATTATCGGCTTGTTAAGCAGAGCCACAAGGAAACCTAACATATAACACCATAGGTGTAATATTGCATTGGTGTGTGGAAATAAGAAACCTGCAGTAAGATAGAATATCATCCACAACTGGTAATATTGTTTGCGTAATACTTCAAACGAGATTGAGCCAAATAAAACAAATACTATTCCCGATAATCCTACTGTTGGTGATGTCATTTCACCAATAAAACACTCAATAGTGTCAACTGGAATCGTAACAGCAATTATGTAAGCTAGTACTAACCGCCATATTCCAATGTCATAAATAAAAACCATTGAAAGCAAACACCATGAATTAAGGGAAGCGTGCAGAATGTTTGCGTGAAAAAATGGGTACAATACACGTCCGGCAATATCACTTCCTGCGTAAATGCCTACAGTTTGCCAATCCCATACTTTGAAAAATGACAAACCTACAACAATAGTAGAAATTACAAGAGCCGTAATCTTTTCCATTTTTCTTGTATCCATTGTTTTCTTGCTTTACATACCATTACTTTTGCACTGCCTGGCGTAAGGTAGAATTTAGGAGCAGGTTGTGCAATAACTTTGGCGCACAGTTCGGAAATAGTTAATTCAGGATATTCTTCTTGAAGCTTAAATACCCGATTATAAATTTCTTCATACATCTCTTTTTTCAATGGGCACATTGTGCTCAAATCTGTTTTACCTCTCATCATTGCAGAAATAATCAATGCAGCACGTATATCACTAACCCAAAAGCGGCGAGAGGGCATATTGACTATTATTTTGTATACCTCGGACATACGGATATAGTCGCATGATGAAATGTATTCATCGTATGCTCTCATTAAATCGTCCATACGTTCCTTTGAGTATTCCATTATAGCGCCTTTATGCTTCATTTTTCTATTTATCTATGTTCCAAAGTTATAGATTGGAGCGTAAAAAGATAAACGTGGAATCCTTCTTTCCCTCGCTATTTTTGCTTTGTAGATAAAGACTAAAATTTATTTTTCTCACATTATACCTAATAATATGGAAGTTAAGAGCAATCGCGAGCGATACACAGATCGATTGAAAGCAAAGTATCCCGATAAAGAGTTTGCCGACGACGAGGCATTATTCGCTCAAATTAACGACGAATACGACGGTTTGGACAAAGAATTGTCTGGCTATAAAGAACGGGAAAAAGCACTTTCCGATCTTTTTGCGAGTAATCCACGTAGTGCAGCATTTCTCACTGATTGGCGTAAAGGGGAGGATCCAATCATCGGTATGATACGCAAATTTGGTGATGATTTTAAAGCTGCACTTGAAGACCCGGAGAAGCAAGAAGCTCTTGCTGCTGCCAACAAAGAGTATGCGGAACGAATAGCCAAAGAGAAGGAGTTTGAAGAACAGTATCAGCAGAACATTAATGCAACTCTTTCTACTCTTGAACAAATGCAGCAGGAGGAAGGTATTTCTGATGATGAAATAGATCAAGCAATGGAGTTTCTGATTGGAATTATGAAGGACGGACTTCTTGGTAAATTCACTCGTGATAGTATTCAAATGGCTATCAAGGCTATCAAACATGATAGCGATGTAGAAACAGCCAGTCATGAGGGAGAAGTGAAAGGACGTAATAGTAAGATTGAGGAAAAACTACGCAAAGGGAGCAAGAGTGACGGTACTGCTAATCTTGCAGGAAAGAATGGAGGTGGTAATGCAGACTCACGGCAAATGCCAGATCTTGGTGCAATAAGTCGATATGATGGTGCACAAAATATTTGGGAACGTGGAGGCGAAAAACGTAGGTCAATAAACAAATAAAGATACACAATTCATTTATTAACAATTAAAATTTCAAGCAATGAAGAAAGTAATGAATTTCTTTTGTCGCATTACGCTAATGATATTAGCGTTTGTGACGAGTGCATCAAGCGGTGTCATGATGGCTGACGCATCAAACCTGCCAGATGCAGGTAAAGTGACAGCCGGTGCAGACGGTACGGGTGGAACAGATGGTATTGCCACAGAAACCGGTGGTCGTGAAAATGGAGACCCGAATTTTTACTTAAGCGATGTAGATAAACGCATTGTGAAAATTCGTCCGATGGCGACACCTATTGATCAAATTAGTCGTTATGCGAAATCAAGTAGTACTAATTCTTTTGAGGTGAAGTACTATAGTGTGGGTACACGCGAAATAAAGTGTAGTACTAATAAAAAATTGGAAGCAATGACGGGTGGTGCAAGTGTTTCTTTGCCAGTGAGCGATCTGAATATGTTCACATTGGATGACACTATCCGTGTGGTAGGTGTAAGTGCTATTACTAAACCGGATGGGACTGCATATTCAGAAAGTGACAGCAATGTTCCTGACCTTGAACTTTGTGTGTGTGGAAAGGATAGTTCAACTAATTTGCCGACAGTCTATGCAGTAAATGGGAAAATGGATGATTCAAGCAAGCAACCCATTCTTTTACCAGAGATTCCGCAAGGAACAACCCTTGTCCGTATGGGAAAGGCCTGTGGTGAACTGGATGTGCAGACTGGGCGTTTCAACAATATTCCTATGCCGGAAACACAGTACTGTCAGAACTTCATGATACAGGTAGAACAGTCTACCTTTGACAAGATTGCTGCCAAAGAAGTGAATTGGAACTTTTCCGATATTGAAGAAGATGGCGTATATGATATGCGCCTTGCCATGGAGAATACCTACTTGTTTGGCGTTAAACAGGTTATCAAACATGTTGCCAAGGACGGTATGAATACCTGGTTTACAGGGGGAATCTGGTGGATGGCAGGAAAGGATATCGAGGTTGGTGAATGGAACAGCGAAAAGAACTGTGCCGAGATTACTGATGAAAATCTCGTGGATATAACCAAAGACCTTTTTGTCGGTACTGGTATCGGTAATAAGCGTAAGATTTTATTCTGCGGAAGTGATATGCTTTCGGCATTCTCCAAGATTAAGAGTGAGAAATTTCGTTTGAAAGATACCGTTGAGGTTTGGAACTTGAAATTTAAATCTTGGGATACTGACTTCGGAGAAGTTCTTACCATTCATCATGAATTATTTGATGTGAATGGTATGAGTGATTGCGGTTTTGCCATGGATCCGGAATACCTTTCCAAGAAAACCCACGTGTCTTGGGCACGCAATGTGCTTGACTTGAAGAAAGCGGGTATTCGTCGTACCGATGCAGTAGTGATTCAGGAAGTAAGTTGCTTATATCTGCGTTATGCAAAGGCACATGCGCGTATGAGACTTGCAAAGGCACCTGCAACAGTAGAAGATAGTGGTTCAGAAACTGCTTAATTAGAGTATAAATAAATCAAATTATTAATCGGGGGATGGGATAGAAGTCCTATCCCCTTTTTAATTCATTCGACAATATGACTATTAAAACTTACATGGCGAACACCAATATTAGTATTAATGTTGTGCTTCCAAGCAAAAAGAATTTTCATATAACGTTTACTCCTTTGTCAAATGGTAGTAGTGTGTTTACCACAGATAATGAAATCTTACAAAGGTCAATAGAGAGACATTACAACTTTGGAAAGTTGTTTAGACTCCAAACTTCACAGGAGCAAAGTGCTGAAAGAAAGGTGACAGACAAACAAAAGGTTACTTCTTTAAAGAATCAGAAAGAAATTCCGGCTGCTGAGAATGTAGACAAAACTGAATTGGATAACAACGAGAACGTTGAGCAAAATGGAGAGACGGAAGATAACGCAGGGGCAGGGGATGATGAAACTGTTTGCAAGGTCAAAGTGAGTGATATTGCAGCTGCTAAGGATTATCTTGCTGACAAATTCGGTATCAGTCGTACTTCTATGCGTTCTACTAAAGCCATTCTGGAACAAGCAGCAGCTCATGGAATAGAGTTCGAAGGATTGTAATAATAAAGTAATAGCGTATGACGGTATATCATCTTGACGAGATAGCTGGAGATGTTCGTATAGCACTTGACCAAAACACAACGAGTGATGTATTGAAAGAAATTGGTGATGTAGACACGCTTGCATTAAACGACATCATTAAATCAAAGATTATTGAGGCTGTAAAACGTGTGCACAGTTCTGCACCTCCTTATCTACTCGATGGAGGACATAACTTCGGAGATGAGGTGTATTGGCAGAAATGTGAAAGTGGCTGGGTGTTATTGCCGGAGGATTTTATGCGTTTTGTTGTTTTCCAGATGAGCGATTGGGAGCGTGCAGTATTCTACCCTATAAATGTCGACGATCCTGAATACGAGAAGCAATCTTCCCGGTTCAAAGGAATACGTGGCACTACACAACGTCCTGTATGTGCTATTTCTATACGACCAGAGGGGAGAGTATTAGAGTTTTATTCTTGTAAAAGTCAGGATGCAACGGTCAGTCGTGCGGTTTATCTTCCTTATCCCAAGATAGACAAATACGGTGCGATAGAGATTTGTCAGCGATGTTATGACGCGGTGGTGTATACTATTGCCGCATTAGTATTAACAACGTTCGGCGATGTGGAGAAAAGCTCTGCATTGAACGAATTAGCTAAATCAGTATTAATATGAGTTCGATAAAATCAACACAGATAGACGGTGATGTTTCCGTCAGTCGTAATGCGGCAGTAGGTGGAGATGTTACCGTCCAAGGTAAAACCCATTTAAAAGGAAACGTAAAAATAGAGGGGTGGATTGAGGCAAAAAATATCAAGGCAGCTAACAAAGGACTCTTTACTACCATTGAGAAATTGAAAGCGGCTTACCCGTTCCCGCATGACGGTTGGTGGGCACTTGTTGGGCTTTCTTTACCTGCTCCTATATACGTGGGTGATGGAGGTGAGTGGGTTGCAACCGGACAGACAGGTGGCAATCCATCCATAGACAGTGGTAAATTTAACGAAGCTGTTGAAAAACTACAAGAAGACATTACTAAATTGCAAGATGATGTATCGGATATTGAGGATAAAAATAGCTCGCAAGATACTAGTCTTACTACACTTGGGAATAGTGTCAATTCTTTGCAGGAACAGGTAAACACAACCAAAGACACCGCCAACAAAGCAAGTGCCAAAGCGAATGAGGTAGGAAACCAATTGAATGACTTTAAGGGAACGAAAGGAGAAAATGGTGGTATTGCACCTCTTAATGAGTATGGTAAAGTACCTAGCCGTTATTTACCGGCTTCTATGGATGATGTGAAAGATTTCGACGGTTTCGTGGAAAAAGTGGTTGTTCAACCATCGTCTATCGGGAAAAGTTCAACGGATGATGGATGTAAGATTTACTACCACAAGGACACCGATTCGCTTGTTCTTTTCTATGACGGTGTATATTACAACAACTGGCTGGATTCTGAATTGTTTGGAAATGAAACTATTGACGGGATAACTCCTGTTTCGGATAAGGTGTATTCTGACACAATTACAAACAAGACTTATCGTTGGAGCGGTTCAGCACTTGTTATCATTGGTTCAGACCTCGCCCTTGGCTATACAAGTTCGACCGCATTTCCGGGCGATGAGGGTGCGGATTTGAAGCAGAAAATGCTACAAGCCAATGAAGATATTACGGAAAACAAGAACGTATTGTTGTCCCATTACAAACAGATAGTAGCACGAAGCGTAGTAAATGTGAACCAACTCTTTGGGCTTACTAATCGTAAGATAACATTCTCGGTGGCTCTTGATAGATGTGCGACATCCGAATATGCTGAATCTTTGCAAATACCAGGTGTTGTGCTTACCTTTCAGACTGAAGCAGGTTGGCAGTCCAAACAATGGGTTATCATTGATGATTGGAATAAGGAAAGCAATTGGACGGACTTCGGAGCTTCCAATGGAGAAAGCGTTGGTAACACAATCAATGTAAACGCCCTGTGCAAAGATGTAGAATATACGCTATCCACCGCCATAAAAGCCATTATTGACCTTGAGCAAGAGAGCGGAGTGGCATACATTAAGAGCGGTATTGTAGTGACATTCAAGACCGCAGAGAGCGACACCAACGGTGCACCTGTATGGCTTGCCTATCAATTTACACGAGAAGTAAGCGATGTAAACCCGGATGATTTGAAGCCGTGGGTAGCCTTTGGAAACGGAGGTGGCAAGGTGGAAACATCGGACACTCCAGCAGAGGGAGGAAAAGATGCACTTTCAACAGGCGGTGCTTACGCGATGCAGGAAAAAGCAATCGCTGGTTTTGACGAGGAAAGCGATGAGGATTATATCTACTACAAAGCCGTGAACCTGAATGGTGGACAAATAGAAGATGTGATACTGAAAATACCTAAGAACGGAGGTGGAGGTGGTTCCAGCGAGGACAGCACCCTATCCATTTATTTTGAGGATGTCGCTCCCATTGTAGCGTTCGGTTCTGACATAAAAATTAATGTGGCCCTACGTAGTGTGAGTTATCCGGGAGGTGTAGAAACACTTGGCGTTATCCGTAATGTGAGCATAATTGACGCAAGTACGGGACTAACCCTATTTAGCGAGGACATGAATATCGTAGGTTCTGCAAGTGCCACAGACTACAAGTTTGAACTTGACTTTACTGGCTATTTCAGCGGAGCGGCGAGCAAGAGTTTCTTTGTGCAAGCTACAGATGCTGACGGAAATACTAAGAAGAAAGCCATTACAGTAGTAGCCGTGGACATCACCGTGGAGCAGCCTATGGCATTGAATTACACAAGTGACACTGTTCTTACCGTAGGTGGATCCGCCAAGAACATCGGACAGTTTTATAAATTTCCCAATAACACATCATCCATACTTGTGACCGTGGAAATGTACTACAACGGAGAATGGAAGAAACTCGGTGAAGCAATGGTAAGCGACAGTTATACCAAGAGTATATCCGTAAATCCGAACGATGTGTTTGGTGGTGGTGAACGGCTCTCGCATGGTGCATATCCTGTGCGTATCTTCGGTACGGAAAGCAAGTCGGGGGTAAAAGGCAATACCATCTATTCAGCCCTTATGTGCATAGACGAGAATAATAGCACACCTATTGTCGCCCTCCGTTTCAATGACAAGAACAATGGTACATTGCGTCTGTATGACAATCTGACCGTAGAAGTAGCTGCCTATACACCTGGCAAGACAGAAACGCATATTGATGTCTTCTATGATGAAGAAAAGGTTACTTCTGTTGATGCCATGATTGCTGAAACGATTACCGTGAACAAGCAGATAAGCGGCTATAAGGCGGACGGAAGCCAAAGTATTACTGTACACGCTGAAAGTGGAAGTGTCAGCACCAATGAAATAGAAGTGACGGTTAAAGGAAGTGCCATTGACATTGCCATCAAGGACGGTGCTTTGTTTGGGTATGACTTCTCCACACGAAGCAACAGTGAAAGTGACCACACCATTATCAACAATGGGGTAAAGATGGAAATCAAAGGTGCGAACTGGTCAAGCAATGGATTTATAGACTATCTGAACGAACGCTCTTTGCGCATTGCCGAGAATGTAACAGCCGAGATATTGGATTACCGTCCTTTCGGAAATCCGTCCGTAGAAAGTGCTAGTGGTTGTGCTTTCCAATTCGCTTTTGCGACCAAGAACATCAAGGAAGCCAGCTCAAAACTCATAGAGTGTTACGATGCCGACAGCGGTGCCGGATTCTATGTATGCGGAAACAAGGTTGCTATTTTCTGCAAAACAGGTCAGCCGGCATTGGTAGAACGCTCTTTTAAGAACGGAGAAAAGCACACTATGGCTATCGTTGTAGAGCCTTCAACTATCTTTGTAACCCGTGGTGGCAGCAACTATTCATGCATGAAGCTGTATTTGGATGGTGAAGAGGTGGGCTGTATAGGATATATCAGTAATAGCGGAGCTATTCTCAACTCAAAGACTGTCACTTTTGACGGAACAGAGGGAGACCTATACCTTTATTACATCCTTGCCTACAACAGTTACTACGAGTGGGCACAGGCATTTAGAAATTACTTGTGCAAACTGACCGACACAACGGCGATGATTGATGAATATGAGAGGGAGAATTTGCTTGATACACAAAACCGTCCGACTCTTGAATCTCTTGCCGCCAAAGGTATCCCTTACTATGTAGTTGTGAATGATCAGCAGACTTTTGACACCTTTGACGGAGATATTGACACGAGCAAGAAGTTCAAATGCACACTATTCTACTATGATCCCAAACGACCTTGGCGCAGCTTCAAGGCTATCAATGTGCAATGGCGCAGACAGGGAACGACATCGGCGAAGCGCCCTATCAAGAATGACCGTTTCTATCTTCAGAAGAATGACGGTTGGGAAGTTTCTCCTATCTATCCGGAATATACCAACGAAGATGCAAAGGTTTCGTATGACCTGATGAAATTAGGCTATGTACGTGTAGGCGAGAATTCTATACCTGTGAAAATCATCACAGTAAAGGTGGATTACTCCGATAGTAGCAATGCCAATGACTGCGGAGTTTGTAACCTTATGAACGCTACATATCGTGCCCTTGGCAGCAACTATCTGACTCCGGCGCAACGTGCCTTTGACGGAACATGGGTAAAAGGAGACATCTCATTGAGCGGATTGACGATGAACCATTCGACTGCCAACCACCCGATTGCCGCATTTCGTTCGACTATGGAAAGTCTTACCGATGCTTGGTTTCATGCCAAAGGTAATTGGAAAGAGGATAAAGGCGAGCAGGTGGCACTCGGTTTCAAAGACACACCCGGCTACAACAAAGGGTGTTTGAACTATGGCGACTTCATCGAATACTTCGGCAGAAGAGACGAAACCCTTGATGAAATTGAATCACGCTTCAAGAGCGATAGTACCACAGACAAAAGTAAACTCTATATGCTCTCCCTTTATTGTGGCGAGAACTACCGCTTTATGGCATACGAGAGCGGTGCTTGGACTGCACAAAGCGGAGAAATGAAGCAGGTAGATGGCAAGTGGCAGATAACAGGTAAGGTGTTGAATCCTGTAAGCGGTTATGAACTGCTGACTTATGATGCCATGAACTGGTGGCAGGGAGTGGGAAGCATTGATGACATGATGGAACCGACCACGGCAGAATCATCGTGGGTAACAAAACTGAAACTCGGACAACCGACCTATCCGATGTGGACACGCTACTTTGAGTGTATGATAGACGATGACCAACTGCAAATAGATTTGGCTATGGGACGCAAAGTGCCTTGCGACTTGTTTAATGTGTTGGTGTTCTGCGACAGTTGCGACTATGCCAAGGAGGAACTTAAAGACACTTGGAAAGAGATTTGGAAAACGAAGATGTGGAAGTACATAAATCCGTATAGCCTTGTGTCGTACTATCTCTTTACGGACTACCTTGCCGCCGTTGACCAACAGGCGAAGAATATGCAACCTATGTGGTTCTTGGAGGACGGTTGCAGCGTGAAAGACGGAGTATATAGTGGAGCAAACGGTATGGAAGCCAGAAGAATGTACTGCAACAAGGTGTATGATTGTGATACCTGTAACGGCAAGGACAATGACGGTGGCCAGACCATTGATCCGGAGGTTGACCCTGGCGACTTGACGAGTAGCGCGTACGCAGGACGAGGCAGCGTGTTGTGGAACGACATACGCGGACAGCAGACTATGGAGGTGGATCAAAACGGTAACACCATTACGCTTTCGGCTATCGCTGACACCATGCGTTCACTTCCGGACACACTCGGCATTGGTTCGGGGCCATTCTCTCCGAAAGGTGCGCTCCATTACTTCGTTACGGAAATATTGAAGAAGTGGCCAAAAGTGGTGTCAAGTTACGACGGAGAGCGTAAGTACATCAAATACACCGGATACAGCGATATTTATTTCTATGCTTTGCAGGGATTGGGACTTACTTCTTTACCGGCGTTCATCGAACAACGTTGGAGAATCCGCGACGGTTACTACCGTTGTGGCGACTTCAAAGCAGAGAGCGGTTATATAGGCGGTCGTATCGGTGCGAAAGAGGGGGCGGTTATTCGTTTTAAGGCTGCAAAGACAGGCTACTTCGGAATTGGTAACGACAGTGGAAACATCACGCAGGGCATCTATCTGAAAGCAGGAGAAGAGGGTGTGTTCAGTAATTTCCAACATGGCGAGAACATCATGCTCTACATCTATCAAGCCGACCGTATGAGTATGATTGACTTGAGTGAAATCAGCATTGACCCTCAATTCGGTAATACATTGTCGAAGATGGTGTTGTTGCAGGAACTTTTCCTTGGTAGCAACACGCACGGAGATTGGACGATGTCGCCTGGTAACACTGGCTATATGACCAATCTTGATTTGGGCGATATGCCGTTCTTGCGGGTATTCGATGTGCGGCATACGGAACTATTGAGCGTTAACGCATCGAAGTGTCCACGTTTGGAGAAAGTATATGCGGATGGCACAGGGTTATCGACCATAGACCTTGCAGAAACTGCTCCCATTAGTACATTGACGCTGCCCGATACGATGACGGAACTTGTATTGAACAATCTGCCAAACCTGACCTATCCCGGAGGACTTACGCTAGGAGGTGTAGGCAAGGTAGCAAAGATATTCGTAAATGAATGTCCGTATGTGGATGCTATGACACTTTTAGAGCAGATAATTAATGCGAGTGCGATCAGAACTGTACGTATTCCTAATGTAAATGCAACTGCTAGTGTTGATTTGTTACGTTCTATAAAGGATAGTGGAGCAATTGGGCTTGATGCAAACGGGAACGCATACGATGAGAGTGGACAATGTAGTGGTATTACAGGACGTTGGATATTGAGTGAACTTGTAGAAGAGAGTGAAGTAAATGTCCTTACTGCATATTTTCCACAGTTAGAGCTTCATAATTCGCAATTTTCTATTGTGAAAATCAATGATGTTGTGGATAACGATTCATGTGAGAAGTACAGCAATCCTGAAAACAAGACAGGTGAAGACTACGGTAACACATATATTCCTAGTGGGCATACTCTTGCTATAAAGAAAGGTTGCCATGCTTTTAAATGCTCGTTCAACACGAAGAAGAATCAAATGGAAGGTGTACAGTTGAGTGATACAGACTTTAATTATCTGAAAGATGGTAGTAGCTTTGATGTTGCAGATACGGCAGGGGAGGGTTTTGATATATTTTGGCATGCTCCTCACTATTGGTATAAGGGCGTAAATGATTATAAGAACCAAGTGAAGTATTTTATTACTTCTGTTACGGAAAACGAGCCTATTTCGACTGCATTACACAGCAAGAAGGCTAAACTTTCTGAACTTCTGTACAAGGAGAACACTGGAGTGTATGCGAATGATGCTGTTATTGGTGAGGTTATGAGTGAGGATGTTATATCTACAGCTTCTAATACTAACAGCTATAAGATGGACGTAAAAGGTATGAAGCAGGTGAAATGGCCGGGATTGAATCATGCGCGACTAGGTGGTGTATTCACTGATGAAAGTAATTGTGTACTTGGTATATTCATTATGTCCGTAAGTCATACGTATTTTGACTTTTCTATAGGTGAGTGTGTATTCTGCGATGTACCTAGCGGTGCAAAATGGTTCTATTTTACTTCTTTTCGCGACATTGGTAATGTTGAGTGTCTTTCTGTGGATAGTGCCAGCATTGAGGCTCTTGAGCCGGAATGGACTGAACATACAGTAGGTGATAATGACAGTCTTGTAGGTGTTTATCCTATTACTATTGACGGTTTGAAGATGCCACGAAGTCTTTCTGGTGAGGTACGCTCAAAGAAAGGTAATGGTACGTCCACTACGTCAGGTGAATGGAAATACGATAGTAGTGGTAATCCTATTGAGATGCCGATTGCTACCCTAAACTACACAGCAAAGGATTTCCAAAATATTTCCCGTTTGAGAGGTGCAGGTTACCAATTACAGGATTATGAACAACACAAAGAGATTAGTAATCTTTGGTGGGCATTAAACGGAACAACCAACGAACAATCTGTAGTCGGTAATGGAGGACATGACGCTATTTTAAATAAGCTGGATTCCATTGGTATGGCAGATAGTAGTAATGCTGGCAATTCTCTTAATTCTATACTTGGTTTGAAGCATTATGTAGGCTGTGATTCAGAGTGGATGGATTATATTGCATTTAATATCCCAAGTTATGAAACATTCTACAAAGCAAGATGTATTGATACTGATAGTTCGTATCCTTCGGATTATATAGCCCATATTTATGATCCTGTGAAAAAGACTGAACGTACAGTGAAATCAGTTGAATCTTCCAATGCAAATTGTGTGGTACGCTTGGTACATGGAGCAAAATGCGATATTTTGCCAAGCAGGGTTCATAATGCAGATACGAGTAAGTATGTTACTCATTATGCGGCTGGTTATTGGATCAATAGTAGCAAAGGCCGTTGTGTTTTGCGGTCTGGCAACAACTCGAATGCGAACAGCGCATCTTCGAGCTCGAACACGAACTACGGGGCGCGGCTGGCCTTCCGCGGAAAATTCGTAATAATTGAATAGAGCGAAACTCGTTCTTGCGAAAAAAGCGTCAGAGGGAGAGTCGACCAACGGGAGACTGCTCCCTCTCTCTTTTTCTAATGTAGGTTGGGTAATATATTATAGAGCAGCATGAATATTTGTGCCTTAAAATGTTCTATATATGGAACATTTTTTGTATCTTTGCAATGCAATAACAAGGTATGGAATTGAAAGCAAGATTCAAAGTGATAATGTCAAGCGAGGCAGATGCCTTTCTTGATACTTTGCGCCAAGACATTAAAGACAAGATTGTTTATAATGTAGATAAGGTTGCCAATGGATATATGGATAAAGACCTTTTTAAAAAATTGGATGGTACGGATATTTGGGAGTTCCGCACTCTTTATAAAGGTATTCAATATCGTTTGTTGGCTTTTTGGGATACTGATGCGGAAACATTGGTTATTGCTACGCACGGATTCGTCAAAAAGACACAAAAGACCCTAAGTAAAGAGATTAACAAAGCGGAAGCTATTAGAAAATTGTATTTCAACTCAAAAAAATAGTGATATGGAAACGATTAAATTTTATACCCTTGATGAAGTTAAGGATAAGCACATTGGGAAAGTCGGGACACCACATAGGGATAAATATGAGGCTGAATTGCAGTCGTTCCTTATCGGTGAGGCTATTAAGAAAGCCCGGAAATCCCAAAATATGACACAGGAGGAGCTAGCCCAGAAGATTGGTGTTCAGCGTGCACAGGTGTCGAAAATAGAAAGTGGTAGGAATCTGACACTTTCGACTGTTGCGCGTGTATTCAGAGCAATGGGGATGGAGGCCTCTTTAAGTATTGCAGGTTTTGGAAGTATAACTCTTTAAAACATAGTAAGGTGGACAATCCCACGCGCCGTTGTGTTTTGCGGTCTGGCAACAACTCGAATGCGAACAGCGGTCTCGCTTATGCGAACGCGAACAATGCATCTTCGAACTCGAACACGAACTACGGGGCGCGGCTGAAATTCTGTTGGTTAAACTAATCGGAGACTCTATATAAGGTACGAGATTACCACCGATATTCTCCGAGGGATTAGAACCTCGGCAACAGCATAATAATATAATATATATATTTTATGGAAAGCCGGAACATAACATTAACCATATGTGGGGAGTGGCTTGACTTCTCCCCACGAGACCGGAAGGCGGTCTGTAAAATTGATGATTTATTTAAACTGGCCGGAAATATACCTCTGGTCAGTTATCCGTTATATAACCTTATACCGGAAATTATATCAGACGAAAATTTGGAACGCTCATTTAAGCGTGTCATGGCGAATCTACGAAATGCAGATGCTCGAAATGGGAACAGGTCTATGCCGAAAACTATCATAGACGGTATCGAATGTTCTCCAAGAATGATTCGTTATGTGACAAATAAAGGAAAAATATTTGAAACGTTGAAAAACCAAATTGGTAATGGTACATTCCGTATCAAGAACCTTAAATCATTTCTTACTGAAGACGGCCCGAAAGTAAGAACAGTACAAGCTCCTTCGGTCATAGAACGCATTGGGAGTAATGCTATTATGGAACCGTTGGAAAATCGACTTTCTTCTTTATTGATAGAAACTACCGCTGCTTCCATACAAGGACGTGGACCGCATGGGTTGTTTCATCAGATACAAGCTGCAATGGCAGAAAATCCTAATCTCAAATATTACTATCAAAGCGACTACAAAGGATATTATGACAGTATTAATCACGAAACTTTAATTTCTATTATTAAAAGATATGTAGGCGATCCTCTTCTTTTGCCCATTCTTGAAAATTTTGTGAAGGCACTCTATCCTGATGGAGAATGTGGTATCAGTAAGGGATTGCGATCGTCTCAATTCCTCGGTAATCTTTATCACAATGATATTGACCACCGGATGATTGATGTGCATGGAGCAAGATATTACTTTCGATTCTGCGATGACATTTTTATTCTTGGAGAAAGTAAACGCGAGTTGTGGAGGTTACGTGACTGCTTGCACATCGAAGCAGATAAGATGGGGCTTACGATAAAATCAAGTGAGAGAGTTGCCCCTATATCTGCTGGTATGGATGCTCTTGGGTATGTAAATTATGGTAGCCATACTCTGTTAAGGAAACGGATAAAAGTAAATGCTGCTAGAAAACTGTCTAAGTTGAAATCCCGAAAGCGTAGACAACAAATAATTGGATCATTTAAGGGTATGGCTTGCCATGCCGATTGCAAGCATCTATTTTATATACTTACAAAAAAGAATATGAAGAAATTTTCAGAAATGGGTGTAACATACACCCCAGCTGACGGAAAGAAACGCTTTCCAGGTAAAGTAACACGATTGAGTGATATAGTAAACATTCCTATTGAAATACATGATTTTGAAACTGGTATAGACACCAAGGAAGGTGAGAACAGATATTTGGTATCATTTCGTAATCCTGCTAAACAAGAATGGGGAAAGTTCTTTACGGCTTCAGCGGAAATGAAGGGAATTTTAGATCAAGTCAGTGACATTGAGGATGGTTTTCCGTTTGAGACAATAATTAAAGGTGAAGTTTTTGACGGAGGTAAACGAAAATATAATTTCACCTAACAGGTAAAAGATAACATACGAATCCGCATCTCATCCGCTACTTTTGTTGAAAATCAAAATTCATAAAGATGGAAAAGATTTACGGCACGAAGCAGCGGCAGGATGGGCTTATACATACAGGCCGAACCAAATGGACATTATTTTATGGCTTTGGAAAGGATGATGAGGCAAGTGAAAGAGGTTGGGAGTACCGACATACATTTGACCACAGTCCAACACTTTCCGAGGTTAAGGAACTTATTATCTCTACTATAAATACTGCCACGCAGGAGAAGATCGTGAACGGCTTTATATGGAATGAAAAGCCGATATACCTATCTGCTGAAAATCAATTGAATTTTGCTGCTATAGAACGTAACAAAAATATTCTATATCCACTTACCCTAAAAATCAATGAACAGGAAGATGGTACTCCCATCTACTACACCTTCGAGAATGTAGATGAATTTATCTCATTCTCCCAGGCAATGAGCCTGTATGTGATAGAAACTGTTCAAAATGGTTGGAAAGAAAAAGACAGTGTAGATTGGACAGTGTTTAATATAAAATAGACAAGAATGAAGAAAAAATTGATTGAATGGCTTGCACAAAGCAACAGGTGGAAACATCTTGTTGGGGGATTTGGTATCGGTATTTGTGCGTTTGATTGGTTTTCTGCAACCTATGCAGGTGTACTTACTGCAGGTGCTTTGGAGTATAAAGACAAGGCATATGGTGGCAATTGGGACTGGATAGATTTCGGCTTAACAGTGGCCGGAACGTGTGTAGGACAATTAGTGAGAACTATCGTATGACGGAAGTGCAACATGTAACGGAGGTGGCTAAAGGCATTAGTGACTATGGCATGATGGCTGTGAGTGCTGCATTTTTTCTTTTGCTTTCAGCAGCTATGATGATAGCACTATTCAAATGGTTTAAGAGTATGATAAACCGCCTTCTGGAACAACAGGAGTGTTTGAATCAATTGCTTGATACAGTACAAGACAATGTGAGTTTGCAACGAAACTTAATGGAAAGACTTCAACCTGAAACCTTACTGCGTATCCGGAATTTGACGGGTTTCGCTTTTGACCTTAGTATCGAACAGGTTTGTAGGTTGATAAAGCGGGTTCGAATAGAGAATCACATAGCTGATCGTGAAGCAACTGTAAACAAAATACGGAAATCACTTCAAGTAATCCATGATGATCGAAAGAGTCGCTTTGACCCTTTTATATATCATGGAAAACCTCTGTCGGAATATTGTAATGAGAATTGGGTGGAAGATGTGGTGAGTGTAGTTGAAAGTGAAATCTATAATGAGGATGGAGAAAATAATGCACGCGCCTATACCAATGTGAAACTTGCATACGACAATATAAAAACGGACTTTTATCAACGCTTAAATAGTTAATTATGAAAATATTAATAGATAATGGACACGGGGAAAATACACCGGGCAAACGTTCTCCTGATGGGAAATTACGAGAATACCTTTATGCACGCGAGATTGCAGAATCTGTGGAACGAGCCTTGCGTGCGAAAGGATATGATGTAGAGCGTATTGTGCATGAGACAGTAGATGTGCCATTGGCAGAACGAGCAAGACGTGTGAATGAAATTTGTGCACGGTATGGGGCAACAAATGTATTACTTGTTTCTATTCATTGCAATGCTGCGGGAAACGGCGAATGGATGAGTGCAAGAGGTTGGTCGGCATACACTTCAAAAGGTAAAACAAAATCGGATGAATTGGCCACTATGTTATACGAGGAAGCCGAACAGAATTTTGCCGGACAAAAAATCCGTAGGGATAATTCGGACGGAGATCCAGATTGGGAAGAGAACTTCTACATTTTAGTAAAAACCAAATGTCCGGCTGTTCTTACAGAAAACTTTTTTCAGGATAATAAAGAAGATGTGGCTTTCCTCAACTCAGATGAGGGGAAGCAAGCTATCATTAAAACTCATGTAAATGCAATAATCAAATACGTCACCAAGTATGGGAAAACTTAAGAATATTGCAGTAGTGTTGTTTATGATTGTATTTCTTGCTTCGTTGTTTATGAATGTAGTACATTTTGCAAGTAGGCAACAGAAAACAAGAGATACAACAAGAACAACCTATGTTGATACAATACCATTTTATAAGCCCATTCCTAAAGACAGCTTTGTTATTCGATATGTTACTGAACGTCTTCCTACAGTCTCGAAATTGCCGGAAAACGTACAAAAATTGCCTGAAAGCGTATCAGAATTTCCGAAAATCGTGAAAAATTTCCATGAATCTGTATCAGAGGATAGTGTAGATGTGATTATTCCTATTACCAAAAAGGTATACAAGGATAGTTTATATACGGCATACGTAAGCGGATATAACCCGAAACTTGACAGCTTGGTATTACATTCGCAACATGAAGTGGTAACCATTAACGACTGCTATCCTAGGTCGAGGAAGAAACGTTGGAGTGTTGGTGTTCAAATTGGATATGGAATAGCATTAAGAGGGGTGCCGGAATTTACACCATATATTGGAGTTGGTGTATCATGTAATCTATTCAATTTTTAATTATGACAGATATTGCTTTAACCGTCAATAAAGAAAGTGTATATGAAGAAGTGGCACAGACCACAGCTTATACCGGGGCTAAGATGGACAACGAACTCGCATACAACCGTATTTTCACAACGGATGAGGATAAGAGTATGCTAGAGCGTTTTTGGAATGAAAGCAAAAACACTGCTTGTAATAGCTTGAAAAAAATACTTCTTAACGAAGTCGAAAGAGAGGGGATATATCAGCTTTCGTTGGGGTTATCAAGTTCGTTTGATGAAGCTTTAACAGAAAGTATGGAACGTAGTCTGTTCTCGTTTTTTGTTATGAATATTACGGCAAAGTGGTACACATTTACCAATAAAGAAGAAGCAACCGGATATGCAACGGAAGCGGCTACCTATATGGAGGACGTCATGCGTAAGGCATTTTTTAAAAAACGTCCTATACGTCCTACGTACAATTGAATTATTTTTAATCTTTATTTATTATGGCAGAAAACAAGAAAACATTGACAGTGACCCAACAGGTTAAAGAGCTTGTTTATGATATTCAGAACAAGGCATACTTGACCGGGCAGGCGCGTGAGGCAGAGGGTAAAAAGAATTATGAAGCCGCCTCTAATATGCAAGCGAGTGATGATGAGGAAAACAGCTATCAAATCCGTCGTTCATTGGCAAATGCGTTTTCATCTTTGAAGAGTCTGCTTGGAGAGTATCTTTCAGAAGACAAAAGTACAAGCAACAATCTGATTGCAAAAGAAATTGATGATAATGGTGTACTAGAACTTGCATTCGAGTTGCCGAGTAACTATAACAACTCTTCGGCTGATGCGTTGGGCAATGGTATTCATGCCTACCTTGTAGATATGGCTTTGGGAGATTGGTTTGCCATTACCAACCCGGAAGATGCAGCTTCATACGTACAGCATTCGGCGATAAGTTTAGAGAATGTAAAGCGTGCGCTTTATAAACGTAGCCGACCTGAAAGACCGACTTATTCTTAATGTATTCTCATGGGATATTGTTGTAAGAAACTCCAGCAGACAAAAACAGTAACGCTGACATTCAAACGTTCAGAGTTACTCTATGACGTAGAGAACTGCTCTTTTGTGGAAGGTGATATTATGGAAACGGAGAATGAACATGCCCGGCATCAGGTGTTTGACATTGGACAAAGTGGTAATGTGAACCGGGTTACACGTGTACTCAATCTTACCCATGCAGAATGTGTGGAAATGCTATATCCATATACCAAACAGGAAATCTCGGACGAACAGGAAGCTCTTGATGATATTCTTGTAGCTCCCGAAGAATATCATATTGTACTCACTTTACCGGAGAATTTTTCTTTATCTACGGTGAAGCTACTAAAACATCTGATACACGAGTATCTTATCTGTAAGGTACTTGCAGATTGGATGAGTATAACGAATCCAAGTAGTAAGGCTAATTGGGAGGAGAAGATAATGAGTATCAGAGCTAAGATACAGACATCGCTAATGTCGAGAAAAGGCAAAATAAAACGAAAGTTGAAACCTTTCTGATAAAAGGAAGAGCCGGAGTGCATCACGCATTCCGGCTCTTTTGCTAACAATCTTTCTTAACCTTAATATGAAAAAAACTAACCTATGTAAGTTATCTTGGTTTATTAAGCATACGGGGGGTGAATTGGACGGTAAACCCCAACAAACTTTCAGATTTGTCTAGTTTGCATATTAGTACAAGTCGGAATGCTTTGTATGGTGTGCCATGGAAGCCTCGCATATATTTATCGGTACTACTCCATACTGCATGCCAGTTGAATAAATCATTTGAGCCATACAGAACTTGTGAGACATGGCTACTCTTGAAATATCCGCGTTGTATGATGGTGTCTATCGTTTTGAACATGTTTGGATCATCTATTTTGAACGGACGAGTGACAGCCAATGCAGTAATAGGTTCTATTGTGTTATCAGGCTGTGAGAAATTAACGAGATCATTATCTGAAGTCATAGCGAGTGCATCAGGATAGGAGTTTAAACCACTCATGATGTTACTATGCATCATTCCCCATTGCTTACTATCCATTGAATATAAGTAAGCATAGGTACATGATGGGTTGTGAATGATGATACGTTGGTGTATATAGTCGTAAATCATCCTACATGTTTTTAGAAATTCGCGGAAAGTTAGAAATTGAAATTCTGTTGAATTAAATCTTGTATTATTAACCAATTTATTCAAATGGGGTAAAGAATTGATAGAGAAAGCCAATTCACTGTCCAAAATATCCGAAATACATTGGCTTGTAGAACCGCTAATAAGCATAATACCACGGTCAGTTGCAAATAGTACAGCATTATCAATTTGGGTTATACTATCGGAATTAATACACACATCACGTGTGATAGGCTGGCGGGCAGAGTAGGAACCGGTAGAAGAAACCTCGAGGGCCCAAATTCCATCAGTAGAGAAACAGTAAAGAGGAAATTGACCAAATTGGCCTTGTGATAAAGCCTTTGCGGCTGAACTGAGTCCAATGATTGTACCTGTTCCAACAGTGCAGACTCCGAGAGCGGGAAATGAAAAAGGATCGTTTACATCAGAAGTATATATTTTATTTGGATATGGGATTCCGATTTCTGTATCAGTAATGAGGCTCATATCGGGGGTACTAGAGAAACTCGTGTTGATACTTCCGTATACTCCGTTAAGTGTTTCATGTTTATGTAATTTGCTATATGAATAGGATTTTACTCCATTGTTATCTATACGCTCAATAATAAGCTCTTTTGCATTGATGTTGGGATAAAAGAAGTATGAATCAACGATATTCATTGGTATACCGGAAAGAAACTGTACCATAACTTTTCGTTTCTCGGCTTCAATGAAGATGTATGCTTTATAAGAATATGTTTTCTCAACGGCTTTTTTAGTTTCGTTATCATACTCTCCATTAGCATATTGAAAACAAGATTCAAGTGGGAATGTCGGAGGGATAATAGTTACTCCGGTCAGATTTAGACGTGCGTTGTATGGAAATGCATGTTTTGCGACAATTGTTCCCATTAAATTGCTGTCACCCTCCATTACTTCTTTTGCCTCAAGTGAATTGAGAGCACCATTTTCAATAGAAACAATGTTCTCACCCGATTGTATTTTTTTTACGTCAATGGAAGAGATAAGGTAGAAAGGTAATGAAGAGTCATCATCTACAAGTGATTTACCTGACATTCCAAAGAAAAGTTGATTAGAATTGATTGATTCACTTGCATTATGACATCGATATATTAATTTACCGTTGATATTCTCATTACCGGAGTTAGCGCAATAACTTAAAAATGCGGACGAACCACCCATTGGTCCCAAATAGGCATATGGGGAGATTGATTTGCACATACTGTCCTGATCAACAGTATAGAGTGGGGGAGTGATAAATATATCAATACTCTTAACCAATTCCCCCCATTCGGCTACAGATTCTTTCACTTCATCGAAATTTGTTATCTCGTAATATAATTTTGATGCAACATGCGATACAACCATATTGAATTTGGTGTATAGACCATTGTTAACTTCATAACCTGTATAATGTATGAGATAAGGTATGCCATATGATGGGTAGACTTTTACTGGAGATGAAATGTAGTTGAGGGTTCCGTCATACATACGGTAGGCATATCTTATCATGAATGGGTATTGGAATAATCCTGCTGTTTTGGCATCGGCGGTATATTTATTGGTAAATGCCAATACAGTATCTCTTACAGCTTGGCTGGCTTCTATTGAGAGAATAAGTGAATTAAGAATAATAGACGGAGTAAATCCGGGGAAACTTGCAGATAACATATCCGAGTTTCCCATAGATGCTCTTAGTCGGAAAGAGAGCGATGGAAATACCGGGTTACTTCCCATGAGTACATATGTTCCTGACTTGTAGAGGGCATAAATTATGCCCTCAGATGTGAGTATGATTAATGTGTTTCCAAGTGATGTTACCTGATAGAGTTCTTCAGAAATAGATACTATATCTTCGGGCTGCTTATCAGTGTCGTTAGAGGATAACCATTGTAAGGCGGCGGATTCTGTATCGTAAATTATGTAATGTTTATATACCGAGATGTTGTGTATGTATATCACTTTTTTTCCTTGTGGGAGAGTAAATAAACATTGAGGCTTTTGAATGCCTTTTAATACTCCATCTTCAGGAATAAGATTCATTGCAACTGACAAGTCACCATCTGCACATTCGTAATCTGATGGATTGGCAGAATATCCATTGTACTTAATCTCTTTTATCATATTACAAAAGGTATTTAGTGATAATTGGTAATAGTTTACCGTATTCGTTTTCTGTTGGTTCTCCTACACATAATCTTGCTTTAGCTGTTGCTTTACATTCTTGGAGAATTGCTGTACAAAGTCTGCTTGATGAAGTTCTGAAATGATTTCCTGCCTTATTCGTTGGGAATACCATCGCTTCATGCCTCCCGTTTGGTGAACGAAGTCTAACGTAAAGGTAAAATTCATCTTGGTCAATCATTATGTCCAAAACATCTCCGCGTGAGAGCTGGAGATGTTTTGCGACGCGAGCACTAATATCTATCCTTCCTGATGCGTAAAAGGTGATATCAGCTTTTCGGGTGTTTCCTAATATACTTTGCATTTGGCTTGTCGAATTTATAATAAGTTTTTCCTTGTGGAGTTTTCTGAATTGATACGGACAATTTTACTCGACAGTTATCGGATAGTCCATATTCATAAAGGATGCGGCCGACTGACGGACAGAGCGTTTCAAATCCTATACATTTATACTTGTCGTTGTATTGAATATCGCACATTTGGGTTGCTTGTTTAATAACTGGATTGATTATGAATCCGAATGTATCGTCTCCAGAAATACGGAAAACGAATACACGCGCTGCATCACTCTTCCTGGCATTATTCTTGATATGCAAGAACAAGCGTTTGGAAAGCGTTATAGAGTTGTCGGCAGGGTCGGCAATCACATAATACAGAAGTGATTGCCACCATAATTTTAACTTACTGATAATCATAGTACGAAAGTATGATGAATGATTAGCTTTTGTAGTTTAACTTTTTACTGACGTATTGAGATGCACTCGATGCGAACGGAAAGAAACTGTTTCGACAAAAGTAAACGATAAGGTTGTTTCGATTTCCAATCGATGCCGGTTAGCGGCTTCTTTTGTTGCAAAAATGTAAGAACAGATTTCTTGCTTTGTTGTTCCTTTTGTTGCTACAATGTTGGCATAATATTTGCGTCCGAAAAGGAATGCCATGATTTCTTTTAATACAGTTGAGTTCATATTGTATGATTTAATCAGTGAATAAATTTGTCTGTCGGGGTTCTTTGGAAACGGAAGAAACTCCGGTAATACTATTTACACGTTCAATTTCTCCGTCAATTTCCGTTTCAAGCGCCTTGCATTTCCGTAAGTTTTGTTGGGTGCGACACTTGAAATAGTTTTTCTGTGCTTTGCGCATCAGAACTACCTTGGTAAAGAATGTTTTTGCATCCATATGATAAATACATTAAAATTCTTTATGGGTTGCTAATTGATAATCTTTCTTTTCTTCTTCTGATAGTTCGTTGTAGCAGCTTTCGCAAACAACAGGGTAACCGTGTTCTTCTTCAAAGTATACGCCACAAAGTTGGCAACACCAACCGTCTATAATATCTTCTGCAATGCTCATGATTATTTTATTAATTGTAGTATTCTTTATTAAAGTGTCCGTTGGCAATCAGCCAATCAATAGCCAATACACAAGATTCGATAGGTGATGCGGTTTCAAAGGATTTCACATAGGGATAAGAGAGTAACCAAGCATCGCTTGTTTCATGATGCAAGCCAAAAACATTCTCACTGGATTCTATTCTGATTTCGGTAGGAAGTAATTCCAACAGCCTACACAAGCTCCATGCTGGAACATCCTTGCCCCACAATCTATCAAACACCTCTTCACCGGTCATCGGTGTGCCGTCTTGGTGTTTGTGGAATGGGCTTTTGAGTTTGGCTATTCTTTCCGGCGTCCAAAACTTACCTCTTGATGTTGGCGGCTTAGTTTGCAACTCCCATTCCAAAGTGGAAATTTTACTATTTGTGTAATGATACACCATATCTGCCGTTTCCGGTTTCAATCCCAAAGCGAGCAATCTTTCTGACTGCTCACGGGTAGTACATATTTGCGATTTGAAATTCATAATTATTGTTTTTGGGGTATTAGTTAAAACTGATTGCCACATAACGATAGAATCGTATGTAGCCGAACGAATAAGAGGGACATTCTGCATTATCGGATATGTCAATTTGTACATTATAACCTTTCCTCCGCAAAAAACGGGCGGCTATCTCATCAACAGTGTATAGCCTTTCGTGAATGTCCCAACAACTGGATTTCCATACTGTTTTAGGACTACCTTTTTTTAGGGCTTTCTTAAAGGTTTTAATGGCCTGTATGATTTCTTTTTTGTTCATATTTAATTTGTTATACGTTAAATGTAAGTCACTTTTTTATTCGTAGTGGCAATTTTAAGCACCTTGTATTCGGTCAATGAAGACGCTTCTTTTTGTAGTTTAGCACATCGTTTATCAGCATCCCTCTTTGTTGTAGGTTGGCACATTGTTTCCACGTGCCAACCTCGGAAATAACGTGCTATGACATACTGCTTTTTCATATATAATTTGTTTTGAGGGTTATTTAGAATACTGTTGGCTCTTTGTGCAAGTTCCAGTGCCCAATGCACCAATCGGGCAATCAAAGGTTATACTTCTATAATCTGCGTCACTTCCACATGGATGTTCACTAAGCTCCATAACTTTATCATTCAGAAGCTGTACTTCTTCTTTGAGTTTATCTACCTCACTAATAGGGGTTAAAGCTCTATATTCTTGTTCTGTTAATATGTATTGCATAATTTATTCCTTTCTGTTTTGATTTGATTTATTTGTTATGTAATTGTAAAAGTCCTCTGAATGTAATACGCCTGTGTATCATATCTTGTCGTAAACGGTGTATTCTTTCATCTGAATAGTCTGCAAACATCTGATTTTTTTGTCTCTCCTGTAGTATGCAGTACAAGGAATCAGCTCTAATAAAATTATCTTTCCGCAGGTACTTTTCAGCACAATGAGGACACATACAATCAAGCGTGATATTCTCTTTGTTAAGTCGTGGATGAAGAATAGAATAAGCTTTTTCAATATCAATGTCTGATACTTTTTGTATTGCGTCATCAAAGAAAGCATCAAAGCCGGTCAGGCAATTCCCGTAGTAAAATGGACGTTCCAGAACTTTGTAAATGCCGGGTGATTTTCCTACCTCTTTAGAATTTGTCTTTGATATGAAAAAATAATCTGTCATTTCGTCAATCTCCCAAGATTCTTCGCAAATAGGGCATGTAGTCCGATATTCTTCATCATAGCACTCTTCACAGAGAACTTCTTTACGTTCAACTGATACATCGGGAAAATCATCAAGTTCAAATATGGACTTTCCGCAATGGTCGCATTCGCAATCATGCTCTATGATAAGCTGTATCTGTGCATCGTCAAACCTATGCGGACTTGAATTGTATTCAGTCTTGGCATGATTCACTATTTTATCTTTTAATTTGCTCATATTTCCTTTGTTATGAGGGGTTATACAATTCATATCCATTATCCCAAAGACTATCACTGCGAAAATTGAAGAAATCTTCCAAAGAGATACGTACACCATCTTCTAAAAGAAGAAATCCGTTTTCAATAGTCATCCATTCGTCAGAGGAAAAGAAACGGTGCGTAACCTTCTTACCCTCTTTCATTGCTTGTATAGCTTCTTCTTTGCTCATTACTTATTTATTTTTAATTATTCGACTTGTTCCTCACCTTCACGTATTAGGGTAAAAGGTAGTTTGGTACCACAATTCACACAATAAGCTGTTTTACTCTTGTTTAAGGAAACTCCATCGGAATATTCCCCACCGGAATATGTACCGTCAGAATTATGCACACTCGTGTAACTCATTCTAAACAGATCACTATACTGATAACCGTAAAAACCATTGCAATAAGGGCAAGGAAGCGGTTGTGCTTCAGTTACTTTTATGGAGATTTTTTTGCTCATTTCTACTTTGTTTTACTATAATTCTATGCTGCTACTTTTCTCAATTCGCGTAGTTTCTTGCTGACTGCTTCACAAAGAACTCGCGCCATTGTAACCTCTACGGCATTTCCTATGAATTTCTTTTGGTCGGCTTGTGTTCCGATTAACACATAGTTTTCTGGAAACCCCATAATACGCTTTAGCTCTGGTATGCGTAGCATCCGCATTTTAATATCAACTATCCCGTATAAGCCCATGAACTCTTTTATTTTTTTGGTCATAGGGCTGTCGGTATCATAAATCTCGATTGCCACACGTCCAGTTTCGGTTGCGACCAAATAAGGCGGCATTTTATCCATACGTGCTATGAGAGTGAAGCATGGGTTATCAATGGAACCACCTGCACTATTAAATTGAGGGTTCATTAGGTAGTGCCACTTTCTATTTGCAGTGATTGTTTGTGCGGGATCTTCTATGCTACTACCAACGTTGGAGAAGTTTGTATTCATAATCCACGGCTTGCAGCTAACAAGATTGTATTTAGGATTGGCGGTAATACATCCAAGCGGCTTTTCTGTAGATGAAGGTTTGCTGTTTCCATATTGCTGGTCTATGAAATATGGAGAAACGAGAGAGAACCGATCCTTTGTTGTTACGGTTGCAGACGGTTCGTTTATTGAGCGGTTAAATCCGTTACCGTAATGAGCTGATACAAACGCATGATGATCTTTGCATGTAATTGTTCCGGCTGGTTCATTAATAGAAACATTCTTGCTTTCGGGGTGTCCACTGAACTGTTTTGAAAGAAAGCATACCTGTGCAACTCCCAGTCTGTTTTGCGTAGCTACTACCGGGCATGGTTCATCAATCCCAGGAGCATTGTATTTTCCAGTCCGACTCATGGAATTATATTTGATAAGAAAAGCATCTTTGCCTCCGGCTACAAATTTTATCAGGCCGGCATAAATACGTTCCATTGTCTTTTCAGCAAGTGGTTTCTCACGAAAAATACTTGTTCCTTCATCGGAAAAATCCAATATCTCTTTAACCGGGCGCCACTTTTCCAAATGACCAAACATATCTTGTTTACCGTTTTTGCAGTGAGTGGGTTGCGGAAATACTATCGGTAATCCATTTTTGGCAAATATACCAAAGAAGCGTTTTCGAGTAGTATATGCACCATAGTCGGCAGCATTGAGAATGCGGAAATCAAAGTTATAGCCATACTTTCTTACGTTGCGTACCCATCTTTGATATAGCCTACCTTTATCCATGCTGATAGGCTTTCCGTTTTCGTCCATATCACCCCATGACATAAACTCCTCAACATTTTCAATCTGGATATAATCTGGATTAATAGCTTCAATGTAACGAAAAAGATGTTCTGCCAGTGTCCGACTGTCAGCATCACGTGGCTGTCCACCTTTTGCTTTGCTAAAATTAGTACACTCCAAAGAAGCCCAAAGAACTAAGTGAGCATCTGGATATAGTTGTTTCATTCGTTGTACGTGTGCTACTAGAGCTGATAGTTCCAGTGTGCGTATATCTTCAGTGAAATGCATTGCCTCCGGGTGATTGGCTGCATGGCTAGCGATCGCATTCGTATCGTGATTTACGCAAGCGATAATCTTTGCGCACTGTTCACCATTTATTCTCGCTGATTCTACTCCGGTGGACGTTCCTCCTGCACCACAGAATAGATCGACGTATAGTAGATTTATATTATTCATTTTAGATTTTGTTTATTAATACTCATTTGACATTCTCTCAACTTTTTGAGCAGGAATCTGCCGGGCTGGTTGATGCCGCCTTTTTTAATTTCGGCAATCAGCTTTTTACATTCTTCGAATAGTGTCGGGTCTTGGATATATAGGCGAACTGAATCTGCATCGGATTTTGTCAGGTTCATTAGCAGAAAAACATACACAAAGTAGTTTTCATGAGACATCACCCTTATTTGTCCTTCACGCTCCATTCTCTGTAGATTTTGGATGATTATATAGAAGTCACACATTGAGGGGTTGTCTAGCCATTGTTTGATGAGTCCCGTGCCGATAGATGATTCTTTACCGTTTTCGGCAAGGCGCATAGCTTCCCATACGTCATTTTCTGTTATACCCGGTTTACCACGCAATTCTGCCTTAATATCAAAATATTTTTCAGAAAAAGGAGACGAAGTTATTCTTCCTCCTCTGTCCGACGAAACGACCCCGTTAGGGGGAGTTTGAGGAGGTATTTTCTGTTCTTTTATTTCCTTTTCTTTTATTTGTGTACTTTCTGCGGAGTTTTTGGGCTTTTCTTCGGAAGAAATAAGGTTAAACTCTGAAAATTCACACTTTCTTCTGCAATCATCACATATTCGTTTATAGCGTTCTTGTATTCCGATTGAAGTGAGAACTTTTTCCTTATCAAAGAGTTCTTTAGAAAACAACCCTAGTGCCAGGCAACATTTGACGACCTCCTGTATATACGCTTCTTCAAAACCGGTTTGTTCCGATAATATGAAGGGCAACTCTTCGTCCCACAACATGTAATACCCATTCTTATAGATAAGACAAAGCAGGAGAGCATATACAGTGACAGCCTTGCCACGCTGGTACTTGATCAGTTTCCTTATTTTTATGTCCTGAAAAAAGTCAACATCAAAAGGGAAATAGTCAAGCCCTTTTTTTACATTTCGTCCCATAATTCTGCATTTTTTAGAAACTCATCCACCTCACGAATGAAATCATCTAGCGAATGGCATACAACATATTTGTATTCTCTGTTTTCACAGATCATCTTTTGCCATTGTTTTTGCGATGAGGATTGATAGCCACCTTTCTTTTTCATTTCAATGAGTAGCGCACCGTAATCACGATTGCTTTTCAATAGGATCAGGTCGGATACACCGGCTATTACACCCTCGGCTTTAAGTTTTGATGCTGTTACAGCATCACGTCTACCACCATTTGGTACGGCGAATAGTCGACCTTTCAACTTCGGATACCTCAAATTGAAGTATTTTACACAAGCGCATTGTATGCGGTGTTCTTCATCGTTATGTTTTTGCTTCTTTTTTTGTTTTCTTTCCTTTGAGAGCATCTCTTCCAATGTCATGGCTGTTTTCATTTTTAGGTGTAACAATGGTGTCCTTTCCTGTTTTGTCGACTACGACTTTCTTTCCTCCAACTGTTATTGTTGTCTTACAACCTTCAGGAAGTGATTGGATGAAATTGCGTACAATAGGGGAGTTGGCATTTTCGCTGATGGTATCTGTTATGGATTCTTCGGCAGAATACGGGTAAACATCCATGATAGCGGTTTCAGCAACAGATGCAATTTGATAATCTGCCATGGTTCCTTTCATTCCTTCATCCAGCTTTTTCACTGCATCACGCAAGTCGGCAGCTTGTACCAATACTTGAGTGGAAGTCTTTTTTTCCGCACCGCTTTTATCATCCAGCGTGATGAAAATAAGTTTGCATTTGAACCAGCGGTCGGCACTTTCTTCGTCACTGGGGAAAAGTTCGCTATAGTTAGCACGTTTAATGTCTGATATAGTAAATTCTCCAGAGATAAATGGGGTCATTTCTTCGATGATCCGTGCTTCGGCTTCTGTAAAGCTAAGTGCATCGACAAGATAAGGTTCTGTAACTTTCTTGTTCGTTCCATTTTCCATTACTCTTTCGTAACGGATTTTACATTCAAACCATGTGTGCATCATAAATTCATTCGAGCTTTAAGTTGTTTACTAATGATGAGCTTGGCAGAGCGTTGAGCTGGAATAACAACTGTTGTTCCCTTGCTAATATTCCGTGCTTTCTTTCTTTTGGAGGTGTGTGCCTTAATTGTGGCAAAACCACGGATATAAACACTCTCACCTCTACAAAGAGAATTTTCAATAGCATCAAAAACGCAATCTACGGCTTGAATAGCTTGTGAACGACTAATAGTCGTATTGTTGATGACGTGTTCAACGATTTCAATTTTCTTCATTGTTGTATTTTTATTAAAATGGTAAATCACTTCCGTTAGGTCTACAATCCTCAATTTTGTACTGAGTATCTTCAATTGATTTTATTGTACATAAAACGTATGCTTTCTTCTTAAGAAGAGTAGCAAGTCTTTTCGCTTCATTTTCGGCGCTTTCCAAATTCTCATGTTTGTAGGTAGGAGTGGCGCATCCTTCTACAAATACCATATAAAATTCATCCATAGCTCTATTTAGTTATTTATAAATAGCCCGCATTTCCCGTTAATTTGGTTTTCCTCTGCTACTGTTTCGACCTTGTAACTCGTACTGCCAACGCAAGCAAGACTAACGAGGATAGATGGTATCTTAATGTTTGTCGATGTTGGCCATCTGTTCCATTCCAAACTTACTGATTACTACAAGGTGTTTACGGGCTATTTTATTTTACTTCTATTCTAATTGTTTTAAATAATATTTGCACTTGAATCCTTTTCGTGGTGAAAAGTCGGCAAAATCACAAGATTTAAATATTTGATGTTTGTTAGCCCACTGTGCAATATCCTTTTCGTATAATGTTGGTTTGCGATCATTATTAAAGTCTCGGTATGGTTGTACAAAAGGTGAGATTCCCAACTCCTTAAGTCGGTTTAACCGATATATATCTTGTTCAATTGTTGAGTTAAAGCCGACTAGAACATAGCAAGACAAATTACGAGGTTTGATATATTTAGTCACTTCTTTTAGCTTTTCAGTAAGGTCAATATCCGGTAAATCCCAAGCAATGTGGATTCTTCTTTTCAATTTCAACTTACTCAAGTAAAATGCTTGCTCCTCATTCATGATCCTGACATCAACACCATGGAAATTAACCATTTGTCCAGCTTTTATAAGATAGTCAATAGCTTCTTTCCATCTCGGGTTTGCAAAGAAGTTGTTGTCTAATACTTCTATCCATTCTCCCTTGGGATTCAGGTCTACAGGGTGGACGGACCGGATGTAGCCCTCTTTTTCCCGAACCAGACAAAATGGGCATTTCCGGATACAGCCTCTTGAAAAGAACTGAATAGAAAAATGATATTGTGGATAAATGGAATAATCCATGAGTGTGCTACAAGATATTTCAAATGGAAGCTTCTTATGAATATCATAACCGGTTCCTCCTTTTTCGATAATATCAGCTTGTAATGTCATATAATTAAAGTCTGGAGTGAAAGTAAACACTTTGCTCGCTAGAACTTTATCATATCTGTTGAAAGGAGTAGCCCATTCTACTTGATCGCCTTTTGCCTTATGATATGCAGAGGCACGCATAAGAGCGAAGTTTGGAAAGTTATGACCGTCAACGTCTATTAATCCAATGTTCATTACCTATTGTTTTAAATTATTATTCACCCAGCATCGTATTATACATCGCACGCTTCAAATCCGGGCGCCAGGCAAGACAAGACTCTTGCGGATCGCAGAAGATGTCAATCAGACATTCGGCGGCAGTAACAACGCGCTGCCAGTTGCTGCATCCGCATAATCTCATTCTGCGTTTAATAAACTCGTATAAGACAAGACGGTTGTCCACTTCATCCTCATCACAGTATTCTTCCTCGGCTATTTCTTTACGGATGGCAAGAAGTTCCAGTTTATCCTCGTTGTCATCATCCCACTCTGTCCAGCTTTCCTCATTACTCCACCTATTATTGAAGAGTTCCTCCATCGGAGAAAGCAGATTGTATACTTTCTCAAAGTCATTCTTGGATGCTTTTGCTATTGTTATTTGATGTGTTGCCATATTATTTTTATTCTTGATTTGAATCGGTAGATAGAAGTAAGACGATAGCTGCAATGGCAAAAGTCATTCCTAAGATGGCATACGTATATGACTTAGATGATTTGGATTCTAAGGCAAAATGAAAGTTCAAAGCAAAAAGGATGACATTTAAAACCACAAATATTATATCGAAATAGATTCTCATATTACTTTATTTACTGGTTACTACTAATTTTTTATTCAGTTTTTTTATTAGTTGTCTTATTACCCATGCGCGACATACATTACGTTGTCCGGGGTGATTGTCATACATTCTTGCAGCGTCATCAAGATATTTGATAATTTTCTGCATATCTGTTTTGCATACTTCCATTATCCTGATGCTGTTAAGAATGATTTGACCAATTCATTGAAATACATTTCATCGGTCGGAATATCATCGTCAGAGTTCATAATCTCGGATGCGATGGATTTCTTACGGTGAATAAGAGAGTATATCGTATGGTCGATTGTACCACGACCAAGCAGATAATAACAGGTTACATTGTCCTTTTGCCCTATACGGTGTGCACGGTCTTCACATTGACAGCAATCTGCATATGTCCATGCAAGTTCAATGAAGGCTACATTTGAGGAGGCTGTGAGTGTGAGACCAACGCCGGCTGCTTTAATGGAACAGATGATGAGCTGCACATTTGGGTTGTTTTGGAAAGCATCCACAGAAGCCTGTTTGTTTATTGCGCTATCGCGCCCTGTAACCGTGACGGCTTTCGGAAATACCCTTTGTAGTTCATCCACAATCTCATGAAGCGAGCAGAACACAATCAGTTTTTTGCCACTGTCAAGGAATGTCTTGATAAAGTCTACAGCTTGTGCTATTTTACCTTTGGTGGCCAAGGAACGAAGCGTCATGAATCTCACAAGTGCTTCCATACGCATCTTGCGGCGTATTTCCCAATCTGTACATTCTGTATATTCCTGTAGGTATGTAGCGAGATCGGAAGCTGCAAGATTATATTCGGCACTGTTGGATATATCGACATATAGGTCTACTCGTGTTTTATCAGGTAGCTGGGGAAGTACCTTTGCTTTTTCACGGCGTATCATGCAAGTATCATAGAGTTGCCGAGATAGTTCGGAAAGTGGTACAGCCGGTTCTGCATCCTTGTCTTTTGGGTCAGTGCAATAGTCAGCTATGAATTTTCCGCGACCGCCAAAGTCGTTTAATCTGTTCATGATAGAAAGTTGTGCTATCAAATCCTCCGGACGGTTGACAACGGGGGTACCTGACAGGAGTATTATCCATTCCTTGCCAACAGACAAACCTTTGGTAAAGATTGTTTGCTGTGCAGACGGGTCTTTCACACGATGGCTTTCGTCGATGATGATTGACTTGAACATTTGTATTTGAGGACAGAATACAACATCTTTAAGACGGAACTGCTTACTTTCCGCTTTGATGTCCCAAACAAAATATTTGCGCAAACTTTCGTAATTTACCACTGCTACCTGATGCACTCCCATAGATAACAAGTAATTCCATGTCGTACGTACAGCATTGTCAAGAACGACCGCTGATTTATCCGTGAATTTCTCGAACTCGCGTTGCCAGTTGATTTTGAGCGAGGACGGGCAGATAACAAGACAAGGATATGCATTGGCTGTATCAACAATGCCGATACTTTGCAATGTCTTTCCTAATCCCGGTTCGTCACCGATAATAAGACGGCGGTGTTCCAGTCCATAAACTATACCTTCACGTTGGTAGTCGTATGGTTCAACGCGCAGATGATGTTTGAGTCTGTTCATTGTATTTCCATCCATTAAGTTCATAAACACGTTTCTTTGCTTTCTCACGGTCGTAGAAGATTGGCTCGTTAAGTACCGGAGAGGCTGACTGAAAATTATCTGTTACCTCTGTATAGCGGTATATACGGAATCCTCGTCCGTGTGGAGAGTAATGATATTGTCCTACCTGTGGTTTCATTTGAATTCTTCTATTTCTGTGATTAAATCATCTTTGTCAATTCCTTTGATGTACTTATTGAGAACAAGGTCAATGCATTGGTTATAGAACCTCTCAAATTCGTGTTGTTCCATGGCGGCAAACGATATACTGAGATACTCTATTTCATGTTCACCATATTCGTTGAGAGTGTTAGTGAAGTAGCCAAGGTCACGTTTGAATCTGCGAAGCATATCCTGTTCATTATGTATATGCCATTTTTCGACTAATGGTAGGGGCAAATTGTCGAAAGTAAGGCGTACCAAAGCGAAAAACTTCTTGTGGTGCTCATAATTGCGGGGATTGCTAACCTTACACTTGACTACATTACCAATCTTCAAGTGTTTCTTTAGTTCGAGGTCTGTATTATACAGAGGAACTAATCCATATTGAGTTACTTTGCAATATATATCCATTGTTAATTGTCTTGTGGAGTTAAACACCAGTACTGGAAAGCCAATTCTTCATATTTCTCGCGTCCACGGTTGTAGACCTTATCATCCCGATTGATGAACTTCTTGAATACTTTGCAGTTCTTTTTGCTGATAGCATAAATGAAATCACGGTTGGAACCTGCAATGTCCATATACCAAGCACGACTCCTGTCCCAATCGAAGAAGTCAATCGCTTCTTCAAACTGTTGCTGTGTTGAGGCAAATGTGGTTTTAAGATCACCGCCGAAAAGACCGAGCCACCAATCCCACTTACATCGTGTATCAAGTGAAAAGGGGAAACCACAATAAGTAAATTGTTGTTGTGTGTTTACCATGAAACGCTGTGTTTCGGCATAACCAAGCACTTTAAAAAGGAACTCATCGCGGCGTGCTTCCATGCGAAGTGCCTTCTGCATTTCTTGTGCATGTCGGAACTCATCTTCGGTATATTGTTCATCATCTACTGTTAGGCGGTAGTAGTCTACTCGTGCTGGTTCGGTAATAATTGCATCTACCAGCGAGCCGAAACGAAATGCAGCTTCTTTATCACCGAATTGCATCCGAGGATGGAGAATGTTTTTTAGTTCAGTGAGGTCAGAGTTACTAACCTCACTACGATTGTAATATGTATCGGGATTGTGACTCATGGTTACTTTGCTTTCACATCGTCAATATATTGTACACTCTCATTTTCAATATAGACACTATCCTTGTTAGCCAGTTTTTCACAGAACGTAATTTGTTTCTTGAATAACTTACTCAACTCTTCAACCGAAAGTGTGCACCCTTCTTTACTCCACCACATTGAGAGTATTGGCATGATACCTTCAGAGTTAAGTAACTCTATCTTTTGAGTGACTTTTACTTTGGGCTGATAATTCTGCATAGAAGCCTGTTCAGAAAATAATCCGTTCATTTCAGCTTGCTGGCGTGCCATTTCCGCCTTTTGCTTTTCTTCCTCTTCTTTGCGTTTGCGTTCTGCCTCTCGCTCTTCGGCTTCCTTGCGTTGGCGTTCTTCCATTTCAGCTTTGACACGTGCAGCTTCGGCCGCATCAGCTTGTGCCATGCGTTCGAGGTTTGCTTTCTTTGAGGGCAGACGGTCAAGAATGAAATCCTTGTTGTCTTGGATTTCTGCAGTGTATTGTTCGGTAAATTGCTTACCAAGGCGTTCCTTTGTGTCAGTTTCAAATTGTCGAAGCTCGTCTACCGAAATATTGGCAGGTATACGGATGAGAGTATGAAGATTATGTAACCAGTCAGCAGGAAGAGAAACCGAAAAGTTCTTTACCTCACTGTACACTGTGTTATAGTTCTCGAGCGTAACACTGTTATCCTTTGTAGTGAGCCAATTGATGGATTGATTGAGATATGTTTGGAATTGTGCCTTAAAATCCCCTTCAATGTCTTGTCTCAATTTTATACGGGCTTGTTCCGCTTGTTGACGTTTGTACTCTTCCTGACGGCGTTTTTCTTCTTCGGCACGTTTCTTTGCTGCATATTGGTTACGGTATTGTTGGAGTTTATAGGGGATAGTATCAACTTTGGTTGGGTCAATAGCATTCTCTATTACCGTAAACTCTCGACGGATGTCATCAAAAAGTTTTGTGACAGGCGAACGTTTCTCGTTCATTTTCCTGACTGTTTTACGTGCTTTTTCAATGAAAAGAGCTGCTTCTTTGTCAATTTCGTCCGTCATCCCACCATTAGCTGTAATAGTATTGAGTATGGATTGTCCGGCACTGATACATCTTTCACATGACAGTTTATTGTCATTATATGATTGTGGAGCAGCAGACACTATGGTTTGTATATTTTCCTGCTTGATGATTGCTAATTCTGAAGACATATGTACAATGTATTAAGGTTAGAAAGTATCATCCTTATCTCCTTGACTTGCTGGGTCAATAGTTACCCCTGCCGACATGTCAGGTTGAGGCGCGAAATGCTGCTCTTCTTGCTTTTCCTGTGGTTCGGGTTGTGTGGTATCGATTCCACTGTAAGGATCGAAACCTCCTTGCGGGGTTTCAATGATGTCGGATTCCATGACGGAACCTTTACCGATATTGATTTTAGGATAAGTCTTGAAAGCGTGTTTGATGCATTTGGCAATGAGGAAGCCGGTATCAATCTGCCCATTGATATTGTAGAGTGCATTGCTTTTCACTACAGTTTCTCCGGTGCGGCGGTCTTTATAGGAATTTTGTTTCTCTGAATAACCTTGTAACCGTTTCCAGTCGGTTTCTGTCATAACAGAATAGTCAATTGACCCATCTGCACGTGTGATTTTGACAAAGCAAGCAACAATACGGTCGCTTTTGCGAGGAAATGCAGACATATAATTGACAATCTTCACTCCGTTCTTCTCTCCATATTCAAAACTATCTCCGTCATAGACGATAACTGGATTGTCGGCATGGCGTATTTGTCCAACTTTTGCACGCAGTGCCAGCTCTCCATATCCGGAGATAGCGAGGCTGCATACTTTCTCCCAAACTTCTTTGCCGTTTGAATCAACTCCTACTTTGCAGTTACGGGTAAGAAGATAACACAGTGCTTGCGCACCAGGAGCCAATGTGATACCTTTGACAGCAAGGTCAATAAACGCATAGAAGATAGATGTTCCGGAGCATAAGCGCAACTCATCTTTGTCGCGTAACTGCTGGTTGAAGTAAATAGCTTCACGTTCATAGACGTTTTCTCCTCCTTCTTTCCAAATGGAATTATACACGCTGATAAACTGGCTACGTACACGTTCATTGCGTATTACGTCAATTGCTTTCATTTGTTGCAATTCTTTGGCCAATGAAATAGCATTGCTCATAATTAATAATTTAAAAGGTTTATAATACAGTTTGCTTTTGTGACCCGAAGCAGATTTGAACTACTACTTTCAGTTGATGTGCTACCATTACACTATCAGGTCTGATTGTCACTTGAAATAATCTTGTTTCTTCTGTTGAAGAGCGCGTAACTCTACTGTGCGATATTCAACTTTGCCCGGACGCTTACAGGGATTTATTTTACCCTGTTTGCGCCATCTATCCACATTACCGCGACCGAACATTGCGTATGCTTGTCGCTGACTAACCATTTCGGGGTCGTTGCGTGTGTCAGCAAGCATTCGAACCACTGATGTAGCAACATCGTGGATGAATGTGTCATAAGTGACAGATTTATCTGTGAAATCAAGTGTGAACATAGAGTGTTACTTTCTTTTATTATTGTGACAATGCATCGTAATATTGTTTATTGGCCATATATTCATCGGCTATTTGGCGGTCGGTGCATCCATTACCGAGTTTCAGATATATAGCCTCGTATGCCTCTTGTGGCATAGCATAAACTATTTGTTCTGTACGATCAGTGGTACCTGCTATACCAAGTAAGCAGAAGAACATAATGAAGCCTGCTACAAAAACGACGATTTGTTTAGTGACTCTGTTGAAATTCATATGATATCATTTTAATCGGGTTACTGTTATGGTGCGTTTTTCGCGATCAGTCTCTGTTTGATACTTGCGGTCGAGAATTAACCCGAGGTCAGACGCCTGGGCACGCACACTCTTGGTTTTCGCTATGGGGAAAGTAATCTCTCCGCCTACTTTCAAATCCGTTAAAGCTGGACGTACTTTTACTTGATTTTCTGCCATTTTCTTTGAGGTTTATGGTTTATTGTTTAACTTTATGCTGCAAAGATAATCAATCCACTTGATTATAAGAGTAAATATACTGATTTAACAAGTAAATTAACTATTATTAAAACATGGAGACCATAAACGACAGGCTGCAATGGATTGTCAATGAAAAATTTGATGGTAATAAAGCTGCTTTTGCAAAAGCCATTGGAATCGTGCCAACAAGTATATCTAATTATTTAGGAAAGCAAAGAGCGTCTAAACCTTCCGTTGATATGATTGCTAAAATCGTCAATGTACTTAATGTGGACGCTCGTTGGCTTCTCACAGGGGAAGAGACAGCAAAAGTTGAGCAAGTTTTAACTCATGGTGATTTCTCACCGGCTTCAATCCATGGGGATGCGGTGAATGGCAACATGGATATTGCTGTTTTGCAAGAAAAAGTGAAACATTTAGAGGAACTTCTTGCAGAAAAAGAAAGATTGATAAGTGTTTTGATGGAACGGAAATGAGAAAGGGTTTAAGCTGTATAGGTCTTTGGTTGTGTCTGCTTTTAATTATAGGGTGTTCAAACTCTGATAGCCAACCTGAGAATGTTGAGGTATATTTGGAAGCTAATACCGACCGTGTTTTATTAAAGGAAGAAGGTGGTACAGCTTACATAAATATTGCTTCCAATACGAGGTGGACGATACTAGTTGAAAATGATGAAATACCGGTTATTGATTTGGATGTTACTCCACTTGCAGGTGACGGAGATGGTACTATTAAAATAACTTATGGTCGTGAGATAAACAAAGTACAGTGTGAACACGCTACTCTTATTTTTTATTATTATTCTGAAGGAAAAAGAGTAAGTAAGGAAGTGATTTTGACTAGGCAAGAAAATGATGGTAATAAAGATGAAGAGGGTTGGAAAACTTTTACAACTTTTGCAAAAGCTACAAATTCTTTTCCTGCTACATTTAAAACCATGGATGGGTATAAATTAATACCCACAGCTATTTCGATTTTCTCAACACCTGGTGATGTGTATTATATTGCAGGTCAGTATAAAGATTCTATGTTTGATATAGAAAAGAAAGAAATACATCTAGAGCTTTTGAGTGATCCTGTTTGTATAAGTGGATTATCAATTGGATTTGAGAGTGTTGATGCATACCCTTCAAATGCTCCTTTTCATTCATCTAATTATAATGAAGTTAAACCTGTACTTTTTGATGAACATACTATAATTATTCCTATGTTTTTCTGGGTTGCTAGTACGACTGATGCAATACAAGAAGAGTTAAAACGGCATTCCTTTATGTTGGTGTATGATTCTAATGGAAATTCTGATAGTAATTTGGGGTTGTGTTTGTTGCATAATGTTTCGGATGATGAATATAGGATAAGAACATTATATACTGTACAATATTGTGCGTTTGATATAGCGTCTGCAATTAGCCGATTTGAATCGGAGAAAGGAAATAAACCTAGTAGAATGACAATAGAGTATAAAGTGAATTCATTAAGTGATCGTTTAGAGGATGCTAGGATTGAAAAATATACTTTAGATTATAAATTTCAATAGAAAAACGCTGCTAACAAATAGTTGTACAATATTATAGAACTCGTTGAAAAGCAACGATAATTAGCTGCGGCGCAGGCGGCTATAGAGGAATAACGGTAGTTCCGACTTAGTTATTGAATTAGGCTGTAATGACTTGTAAATAAGGCATTACAGCCTAATCTGTTTTCAGACGGTTCGTTCATTTGACCGCATAAGAATAGCCAAATGAACGGTATTTGCATACACCTGGACATACACTTGTGAATATAGGCGCATACACCAAAGCATACACCATTAAATTATAGATATATGGCTACATTTAAAGCAGTTGTAAGAAAGAAAAGAGCCGATGGCTTTTATCCGGTGTACATTCGCATCGTTCACCGGTCCAGAATGGGTTATATCAAAACTGGTAAGCTCATTACAGATAAGCAAATTCTAAAGTCTGGAGAAATTAAAGATGCGGTAGTAAATGAATATTGTTCCAGGGAAATCCTGAAATACACCGATATGGCGAACCGCAAGGATATATCCGAATACTCTGTTTCAGAACTGATAGAGTATCTTACTCACGTAGAGGATAATGTTTGCTTTAGCGAATATGCAACTCTGCATATCAATCGTATGATTCGTGGGGGGCACGAACGTAATGCGAAGAATTATCGTCTTGCTGTTAGTCATTTGGAGCGTTATCTTGGAACAACCCATGTGATGTTTAATCACTTGACATCAACCGTACTAAAGAAATGGATTGCATCCCTTTCTTTAACCAATAGAGCCAAAGAAATGTATCCGATTTGTATTCGACAGATTTTTAAAAGCGCGATAGCGGAATATAATGATGAAGAACGTGATATAATACGTATCAAGTTTAATCCGTGGCACAAAGTTCAAATCCCCAAGTCAGATACAACACTAAAGCGTGCCATTAGCGCAGAGGCTTGTCGTGAGTTTTTCAATCGTCCGTTGCCTGTAAGCAAAATGATTTCCTCCCTGCCGGAATTGGGAAGAGATGTTGCCCTTCTTTCTCTTTGCATGGGTGGCATCAATTCTGTTGATTTGTACGAACTCAAAAAGAAAGACTACCAAAATGGAGTCATTGGCTATAAGAGAGCAAAGATTAGAAACAGTCGCCGTGATGAAGGTTATATGGAAATGAGAGTTGAACCGTTTATCCAATCCACGTTTGACAAATATCTCTCTACTGATGAAAATGAAGAATATCTATTTAACTTCCACAAGCGTTACAGCAATTCCGACAGTTTCAATGCGAATGTAAACATCGGAATACGAAAGATTTGTCTGGATATGGGTATGAGTAAAGAAGATTGTTATTGTTTCTATACTTTCCGGCATACATGGGCAACCATTGCTCAAAATGACTGCGGAGCCAATATTTACGAAGTGGCATTTGGAATGAACCATAGTCATGGATTTAATATCACAAGGGGCTATATGAAGCTGGACTTTACTCCAGCATGGGAACTCAATGCCAAAATTATTGATTTCATCTTTTTCAGTGATGAACAAAGTAAGCAAGGAAAGGCTCTTGACCTTGAAGAGCCTAAAGATGCCCTGTTCCGTATCTCTCCTAAGAGAATGATATATGGACGTGCCTATTTCAAAGGGAAGGTTGTAGGAGAACTTACCGACATTGGCTTTAATAATGTGGATGAAGTCATCGCAAGGCTTGTAAAACAACTACCCAAGGACATCCCTACCGGTTGTAATGTCCAGTTCCGTCTGACCAACTGCGACACACAAAAAGAAGCAGTTTATGAGCGATGCAAAGGCAAAGGTTTTTAGTTGCCATTTAAAAAGTGCATTTAATAACGTAAAGGGAAAACAATTCATTTTCCGTTCACAAAACTGTACCGGTCATCATTTGACAGGTACAGTTTGTTTTTCCCTATCTGTCCGGCGGATGATTGAAAGGTTTCTTAGCTGCCACAAACGCAAAAGCAAGCAGCAGCCCTTTGCCTAAAAGGACAAACAGCGTCCGGACAAGCCATAGGACAAACTTGAATAAGTTCCTGACAATCCATATCGCCAGCTTGACAAGCAACATGGCTATCACCATAATCGGGAACAGGTATATCAATAACAATATCTCAAACATACGATGTAACTTTTACTTAAACATGATAGATAGAGCTATGAATCTCTACCTTAAAGATACTCAAAAATAGCGACTTTATGAAATTATATATCACTTATATTCAGTTAATTATACCAAATATTCGAGTGCCTTAGAACCTTGAAAGCTCGGTTGAACAAACTCAAAATGCTCTCTACCCAAATCTCATATATCTAATAAATCTAACGATAAACGGACTGCTCTTTCCAATACTTCGGCTACTATCATTTCCACTTTATCAGATACTTCTTTTCCCTGCTATTGGCATCATTGGAATCTTGAACATTCAAGTATTCGGTCATTCACAACATGAGTTTGCGATAACATTCCACCTTCATATCTCGGAATATGTATATCTTGAAACAGCGTTCCTTGCTAACTGCGAAATGCAGCTATTTATCACTTCCTGTATTTACAAACCGAACAACCTCTAATCTCTCAGTCTATGAATGTTCGCATCAATTATCTCCCGAAATCGGAAGCCTTCGGTTTCTCGATATAGAGAAACCCAATAACCAGTTATCTCAGATTGCAGTGTCCAAGGACTTTCAGTTGGCAACTAACTTCTTGCGAACAATTCTGTTGTACATTTCTCCGCAAGGCGTTCTTGGGTGATAACTTTGGTGCAATAAAGAACCCGGGAGGATATTGACCTGCGTTGCAGGATTTGTCAAGCAAGTTGTACCTTTGTCATTACAAAACTCCGTTTTATCCTGCCAAAGGTAACTTGCCGACTGCTGCGCATCGGGGCGATTGCATCGCTGTTTCGCCCTGCGAAATATGTTCCAGGAAACCCATCAACCGATGTATCATAGTATGACGAAACAGAGAACCAAAGTATTTCAGTTGCGGCTTACCCCGGAGGAAGCCGCGCTGCTTAAAGAGAAATCGGCTTCGTACAGCTCCGTAAGCCATTATATCCGTTCGGCTGTGGCGGAGTATTCCAACATGGATGTCAAGAAGAAGCTCGAACTTATCAATGACCTCGGTCTGTTTTACCGGAAGTTTCAGAACGAACTGTCCTGGGCGGGCGGAAACCTGAACCAGTCGGTCAAGCGAGCCAACGAGCTTGCGGTAGCCGGACTGCTGGCTCCTGAGTATATCCAAGAGGTCTTGATGCCGACCATTCTTGAAACCCGAAAGACATTGAACGGGATAAAGAAGGAACTGGATGCCGTAACCCGAAAAGCCGTCAAGCTCTGATTACCCTTAAATCCGAATACTTTGGTTGCAAGGTATTCAAGAACCCCGATAAACAGAACTCAAGATGATAGTTACCATATTACCCGGAAGCTCGGACTTCCATGCAGTCGGTTACAATGAGCGGAAAGTCTCGAAAGGCGTAGCCCGGTTACTCGAAATGCAGAATTTCGGGGCACTCGGAACATTCGGCAAGCCTACCCCTGATGAACTGGTCAAGTACCTTCAGGAATATACATCCCGAAACAGCAGAATCCGGAAAGCCCAGTATCATGTAGCCTTCTCCTGCAAGGGACACGAGCGTTCGGAATCCGAGATGCTGGAGTTCGCACACCGGTATCTTCAGGAAATGGGATATGGCGAACCCGAGCAACCGCTGCTGGTCTATTCCCACTACGACACGGACAACACCCACCTGCATATCGTTACCTCACGCATCTCCCCCGACGGAAAGAAGATAGCCCACGACCATGAGCGCAGGCGGTCGCAGGAAGTCATTGACCGGCTTCTCGGCAACGACCGGAAACAGAAGACCGATGATGACATAGCTGCCGCCAAGAAGTACACCATCTCCTCCTTCGCCCAGTTCAAGGCGGTCATGGTTTCCATGGGCTATGAAGTCTATCAGAAGGACGGAACGGTGTTTGTCAAACAAGGCGGCACGGTACAGCGGAAACTTCCCCTGTCCGACATCGAGGTACTGTATAAAAGCGGCTACCGGGAAAGGGCACGTTGCCGCCAGCTGCGGAGCATCCTCAAAAAGTACCGGGACATAAGCACGAACAAGGAAGAGCTACAGAAGGAACTGAAAGCCAAGTTCGGCATCGACCTTGTCTTCTTCGGCAAGAAGGATGCGGCTTACGGATACATGCTGATTGACCATGCCAGCCAGACCGTCATCCACGGTGCAAGAGTACTGTCTGTGGACGAGCTGCTGGACTTTGCCACTCCCGAAGAACGCTTCAACCGCATTGAGGATTTCATAGACCGCCTGCTTACCCTCAATCCCAAGACGACCCAAAGCGAGATTTACGGCAAGATACGGAAACAGCACGCCTATATAAAGAAAGGTGTCATCTACTTCAACGGTCAATCCCGTCTCTTGAAGCCGTTCATGGCGGAAGCGATAGACCGCAACAACCGCATCGCATGGGTGGAGAAGTTCAAGCCTTCCACCGAAGCGGAACGGGATTTACTGTGCGGTATTTTCAAGGTGAACCGTCCAGACCTTGTTTCCCTTTCGTCGGAACGGACAACTGCCTATGCGGATGCCGTCAACCGCCTCCGTGCTGTTTTTGAGGATGAAACTGTTACTTCGGTCAAGGGTGGTCTTTATGCGGAAGGTTTCACCATCCGTCAGGACGAGAACGCTACCTATGCGGTCAATTTCAAGCAACACATCATCGTCAACCTGACCGAAGAAGGCCTTGACCTTGAACGGCTGAAACGGAAAGCTCCGAGACAGCAACGGCAGCATCCGTCAGCCACTCCTACGCATAAACCTCTGTCCCGTTATGTCAAGCTGCGCGACAGCGGAAGCGGCAGCCACAGCGAAAAACGCGAATGGGAAGTCGGACAGAAAGACGGCTACGGTGAAGTGGATGACGGACGTTCCCTGAAAAGATAATGCCATACAAACGAAAGGTTACGGTAAAAGTTTTTATGGACTTTCTGCCGTAACCTTTTCAGTTTCCGCCAACCCAGAATCTCTGATATGGAGTGTTCCATACATTCAGGTCAGACCGACCAAAAGCATATAAGTGTTGCGCATTTCGTTTTTCGGGTTCACCGGATGATAATTTTGGCGCAAAATCAATAATCGCACTGCAATGATACAGACACCGGTCATAGTGACATTCGCCAACCAGAAAGGAGGCGTCGGCAAGACGCTCTGCGTAACCTTCGCCAATTATCTGGTGACGAAGGGAGTGCGTGTCGTGGTGGTTGACTGCGACTTCCAGCACTCCATCATCAAGTGCCGCAAGGCGGACAGCAAGAAGTACGGCGAGCAGCAGATGCCCTACGATGTATTGGCATATGAAGCCAACGACAAGAATGCCATGACTTCACTGATGGAAAAGCTCCACAACGATCCGAGCATAGACGTGGTGCTCATGGACTCTCCTGGCAGTCTGAAAGCGGACGGTCTGGTTCCCATGTTCGTCAACTCGGACATCATCGTCGTCCCTTTCCATTACGATTTGGTAACCGTTCCCTCTACCGCCAGCTTCCTGATGTTCATAGACCGTCTGAGAAGAGCTGTCGGTGAACGGATGAAGGCACGGCTCTTCATCATCCCCAACCTGCATGACGGCAGGGTCGGCAAACGCTCCGAACTGGTCATTTGGGAAAATGCGAGGGAAACCTTCTCCAACTACGGCTATGTAACCGCCAAGGTTCCCAAGCGTGCCGACATGGAGCGTTTCAGCACCATGGCCGCCCTTGACATGCAGGGCAGCATTGTCGCCCCTGTCTTTGAAAGAATCTATGTCAGCATCTTCGATACGGAGAAACCGATTCGGGAAACTGTCCTTTCAGGCATACAGCTGACTGAGAAGAAGGGCAAGAAAAATGAAGAGCAACAAGTAACCTCTACAGAAAGTGAACAATAACATAATCAGCAACATCAATACCCATAACGCAATGACAAAAGATATTCCGGAAATAGACGACTTGATAAAGGGAATCAATGACCCTGACATCAGCCTGACGGATGAACCTCAGGACCAATCCGAAGTGCAGGAGACATCGGAAACGAAAAACTTCATCCAAGAAGAGCTACCTGAAAAAGTAGAAGCTATTGTTCCCTTCATGGACAATATAGACAAGTGCTGGAACAGTTTCCTCTCCCATCTTGAATCCTCCGATACGAGAGACGGCAGGAACGACCGTCTGGTATGCAAGCTAGACCGCGACCTTGCCGACTCATTGGACGACTGCAACATTCACAACCGTTGCCGTTCCGATCTGGTCAATGCGATTGTCCGTGCCTTCTTTGACGTGTACCTGCCGCAGCTTGCCCGCTTCCGCCGTGAGAAGAAGTCGTTGCTTGCCAATTTCAGGGAGGAATGACCATGGGAAAGAGCAGATGGAATGACAGTCTGATAGCTGTGCTTGCCGAAACCTACCCGGTAGAGACCACGGCTTATACAGCCGCTTTGCTGGGCATGAGCGAGACGGCGGTAAAGAACAAGGCAAAGAAGTTGGGCATCGTCAAGGTCGCCAAGTCCCGATGGATGGAACGTGCCGAACATATCCGCAGCCATTTTCAAGACAAGTCTTTCTCCGAAATGGCAAAGGAGTTGGGCATTTCCAAGATGAGCGTCAGCCGCATTGCGGCAAAGCTCGGACTGAAACGTACCAAGGAAGAGATTTACCGTGTCTCTTCCCGTGTCCGTGGCGAGATGATACGCCGGGAAAGACGCCGTGTCATCTTCGGACTCTCTCCGGCAACACGCATCAAGGTCGTGTCAAACCGGGCAAGAGTCCGCCTCCGTTCCCGGCTGAAAGGCATCGGCTATGTCGTGGGGCAAGAGCGCAACATCCTGTACTATACAGGAAACGTCGAGCGCAAGGAACGGCTGGAATGCCGGGGTGTCAAGCTGGGACTTCACTTCCTGCCTTTCCCGGGAAATGAATTATCCGTTTTATCCACTATCATATAACATACAACCATGCAATACGGACAAATAGTATTTATTCTGTTTATCGCCTTCCTTCTCTATTATGCGGTACTGATTGTGATGGACATACAGAAAGCCAAGGCAGCACAGTTGGCGGAGCAAGACAATCATGCCGAGGAAGAGATAGACATATCGGATGAAGCGCAGACCTTCAAGCCAATCAAGATAAGCCGGGATGAACCCGGGAAGACGCAGGAGCCGTCTGAGAATAATGAGGAAGATGAAGCCGGACAGAAACCGCAGTCCCCTTCGGAACAGCCCTTTCACCGTCCGGGCTATCGGGAAGCCATCATGACTGACGGCATCCTTGTAGAGGATATTATCGGCGCGATAGACAGGCTGGCGGAGACCGGCACCTGCGACCTTGGAACACTCATATTCACCTGTGAAAACGCAAGATAAGAGCATATCTTATACATACCGTTCCTTTAGCGACCTCTGTTCCTTTGGTGATAGAACCCATTAACATGATTAAAAAAATGCAACAGTTAAAAAAGAGATTACAACGTGCGGCGGAGCGTTTCATGGCTTCCACATTCGCACAGAGAAGTATGTTCGCCGTGACAGCCCTTGTCCTTTCAGTTGGCGACGTCATGGCAGCCAGCAAGGGCGCAGCCGGTTTTACCAAGGCCACGCAGGAAGTCAGTTCCTATCAAGAACCCGTTTCCAACCTGATGAAAGCCATCGCCGCAGTCATCGTTCTGGTAGGTGCCTTCAATGTTTATTTCAAGATGCAAAACGGTGACCAGGACGTAAAAAAGACCATTATGATGACTATCGGAGGCTGTATCGCGTTCATTGCCCTGTCGGAAGCCTTGCCGCTGTTCTTCAAGTAGTTACAATAAATATACAACAGCATCATGACGATGAATCAGGAGGGTTATCCCGTATTCAAGGGGTTGCAGAAACCGTTGGAGTTCATGGGCATCCGCGGGCGTTTTCTCACGCTGGCGGCAGCGGCCATCGGTATCTCCTTTGTCAGTTTCATTGCATTCTCCATCGTCTTGGGGAAGCTCGCCGGATTCATCGCCATGCTGGTAACGGCGGTGGTCGGACTGGCGGTCATCTATGTCAAGCAGCGTGGAGGACTGCACAACAAGAAGCGGTCCAAAGGCATCTATGTTTATAAGAAATTGAAACGTGATATGTAATCAAAAAGAGTAAACAGCTATGGCACATACCCGAAAAAAAGTATTTGACGGTCTCTATGCGCAGTTGGAGGAAACGGACGGTCATGTCGTCCTTTTCTCAGCCAAGGGAGAACCTTCAATCATTTTTGAAATGACCAATCCCGTACAGCAGTTGTGTACGGATGCGGAGCAGTACATACGCTTTCAGGAGGTGCTGGGCGGTGTGTTGCAGACGCTTGGGGAAGGCTATGCCTTGCAGAAGCAGGACATCCTTTGCAAGCAGAGCTACCACCATGAGGTACCGGAAGATGCCGAGTTCCTGACCCGGAGCTACTTCAACTACTTTGAGGGAAGGGAGTTCACGGAGATACGCACCTATCTGATAGTCACGCAGGAGGCGCAGCGCAGCCAGTTTGTGCAGTATGACCCCAAGAAATGGCTGGACTTCCATGCCAAGGTCGCCAAGGTGGACGACATGCTTACCGAGAAGCATATCCGGCACCGCCTGCTGACCAAGGAGGAGGTCAACGAGTATTGCCACCGCTTCATGGCGTTCCAGTTCCGGCACGGCTCTTTCTCCATGACCAACTTCAAGGCATCGGACGAGTATCTCAAAATCGGAAACCGGGTTATCCGTTCCTATCCGCTGGTGGACATCGACGAGATAAACCTCCCGTCCATGGTCAAGCCCTATACGCAGATGAGCGTCAACGGCTATGCCATCGCCACCGACCTGTTCTCCTTCCTGACGCAAGTGCCCTTCTCGGACTGTGTGGTTTTCAACCAGGTGGTGCAGATTCCCGAACAGCGCAAGCTGCTCCGCAAGCTGCAGGGCAAAGCGAAACGGCACGGCTCCATGCCCGACCCCAGCAACAAGATTGCCAAGGCGGACATCGAGGAGGTGCTTGACCGTCTTGCCGTGGACAGCACGCTGCTGGTATATAGCAACTTCAATATGCTGGTGAGCTGTCCGGTGGATAAAGTAACTCCGGTAACATCCTATCTGGAGACCAAGCTGTATGAGTGCGGCATCATGCCGTCCAAAAGCGCGTACAACCAATTGGAGCTTTTCACGGACAGCTTTCCCGGCAATGCCTACGCCTTCAATCCCGACTATGACCTTTTCCTGACCCTCTCGGATGCGGCATTGTGCTTCTTCTTCAAGGAGCATCTGAAAGGTTCGGAAGAGACTCCGCTGACCACGTACTACACCGACCGTCAGGGACTGCCGGTATGTATTGACATCACCGGAAAGGAAGGCAAGGTCAAGATGACCGACAACGCCAACTTCTTCTGTATCGGACCAAGCGGCAGCGGCAAGAGCTTCCACATGAACAGCGTTGTCCGCCAGTTGCTGGAACAGCAGACCGATGTGGTCATGGTAGATACCGGAGACTCCTACGAAGGTATCTGCGGCTACTACAAGGGCACCTATATCAGCTACTCCAAGGAGAAGCCCATCTCCATGAATCCGTTCAAGGTAACGAAAGAGGAATATGACTTGAACTTCGGGGAGAAGAAGAACTTCCTGAAATCGTTGATATTCCTGATATTCAAAGGCAATGCGTTCCCGACCAAGATTGAGGGCATGCTGATAAACCAGACCATCGTGGAGTATTACCAAGCCTATTTCCAGCCGTTTGACAAGTTCACCGAGGAGGAAAGGGACGGCTTGCGTCAGAAACTGCTGGTGGCAGCCAAGATGGAGGATGACTACGAGCAGTTCGCTCACGGCATGGAGGACATTGACAACCAGATAAACACGGAGGAGGTTTCAGAAAAGCCGGAAAGCCGTGCGCTCCTGCTGCCTTCGGAAGTGCGCCGTCTGAAGCTCATCCGCCAGTGCCGGTCATTGACCGCCCTTGTGAATGACGAGGCGGCAACCCTTTCCGAGAAGGAACGTGCCCTTCGCATCATTGAGACCTACAAGAAAGAATTGTATAACAATTCCATGCTGATTAAGATTGAGAAGCAAATCGACCACATGGAAGAACAGAAACGGAGGTTGAAGGTCAGGGAGCTTTCCTTCAACTCCTACTATGAGTTTGCCCTGGAGCGCATCCCGCAAATCACCTCGTTGGAGAAAATCAGTTTCAACATCCGTGACTTCGCAGCCATCCTGAAACAGTTCTACCGGGGCGGCGAACTGGAAGCCACGTTGAACTCCGACTTGGATGTGAACCTCTTTGACGAGCGTTTCATCGTCTTTGAAATTGACAAAATCAAGGATGACCCCGTGCTTTTTCCTATCGTGGTGCTGATTATCATGGATGTGTTCCTGCAAAAGATGCGCATCAAGAAAGGGCGCAAGGCACTGATAATCGAAGAGGCATGGAAAGCGATTGCTTCTCCTACTATGGCGGAGTACATCAAGTACCTTTATAAGACCGTCCGTAAGTTTCACGGCATTGCCGGAGTGGTTACGCAGGAACTGAATGACGTGATTGATTCGCCCATCGTCAAGGAGGCCATCATCAACAACTCCGATGTGAAGATACTGCTCGACCAGACGAAGTTCAAGGACAGGTACGAGGAAATTGCCGCCATCTTGGGATTGACTTCCATCCAGCGACAACAGATTTTTACCATCAATGCCCTGAACAACCGGGAAGGACGCAGCTACTTCAAGGAGGTGTGGATTTGCCGGGGACAGCATTCGGATGTCTATGGCGTGGAGGAAGCCCCCGAATGTTACTGGGCTTATACAACGGAACGAACCGAGAAGGAAGCCTTGAAGATTTATCTCGCTTTCTACGGCACCATGCAGGAAGCGATAACCCATATTGAGGCAGACCGGAAAAAGGACGGAAGTCCCAAGTATCTCGAATTTGCAAGAAAAGTCAACCATCATCAAAAAGTAATGTCATCATGGTAAAGTCAAAGTTCATAAAGCTACGGTTTGTCTTATCAATGTTGTTGCTGGTTATTGCATCCACCCCGATGTATGCAGGCTGGAAGGTGGTCATTGACAAGAACTGCGTCAAGGTGGTTACGTCCAACACCGCCTCACAAAAGCTGATTGAGGATCAGCATAACCAGCGTCTGGACTCCATCACCGCCAAAAAGAAGAAGGTGGAACTCTATTCGGTCAGCATGGCTACCATCAAGGAGCTGTACAAGCTGACGATGGAGAACGTGTCCGGCTTCGGAACGGAAAGCCGCTATTACAAGGAAATCGGCTCCTGCGCCTTTGACATTCTCAAAGACGTGCCGGAGCTTATCAAAACCGTGAACCAAGCCAAGTTCACGAACAAGCTCTATTGCCTTACGGAACTGGGCGGTTTAGTAATGGAAACGCAGCAACTGGTGGGGAACTTCGTGAATATCGTGAACAATGCCAAGGTGCAGAATCCGCTCAAAGGTCAAGGAACAGCCGAGAAGAAGAACGATGGCTATAACCTGCTTGACCGCTATGAGCGGCTGACGCTGGCCAACAGCATCTATACCGGACTGATGGAGATACGCTACAAGGTGGAGGGCATGATGCTGATGGCACAATACGCCACGGTGAATGACCTCTTCTTTGCCATTGACCCGGAGGGCTGGGCGAACATCGTTACCATGAAGAATCAAGTCGGCGGGCTGATTCGGGACTGGAACGGACTGGTCGCAGCCAATTACTAATCCATTCACCTTTATAATATATGAGACACTGGAAAATAACAATAGGCACTGTCGGTTTGATGCTGGCATTGTCCGTCCAAGCATCCGCTGTTGTCGTGCCCAAAGACCTGCCGACCATTGAGGCGTTGATTGCGCTTCACAAGGCGGTGAAGAAGGATGAAGACCAAGCCATGCAGCGTGTTGCCATGAGCTTCGGCGAGCAATCGCTTGTAACCAAGGGGGCAAACAAGTTCAACGAGGTACGCACTACTCTCGACACCCGGCTGGGCAATGCACATTCCTATTTGGTGCTGGCAGGTGCCATCTCGTCAACCGCCAATTCCCTGTACCAGTTGGTCCGGGACTACAAGGATTTTACCGGGAACACGTTCCAGTCGGTTTCCCAAAAGCCCTTCGTGGCATGGTACTATGCGGATGCCAATGTCGCCATTTCCCGGGAGGTGAAGCACTGCTACAAGCTCTACGCTTCGGTGGCTGCTTCCGGCATCAACCTGATGAAGGCGTCCATGGACGAGAAGCTGAACTTGGTGCTGACACTTAAAAGTACCATCGACAAGGCACGGTACATCATTGACAATGCGAACCTCTACTGCTATCTGGTTACGAGCTGCGGTTGGAAGCCGGATTACATCTGGGAAATCCTGAACTCCACCATCAAGGACGAGATAGCGGACAAGGTCATCAACAAATGGAATCAGGGATATGCAAGTTAGAACCATCATCGCCTGCCTGCTTTGTACGGCATTGGCAGGCATTCCGCTTTCCGCAGATGCCCAGCGGACAAGGAACGACAAGGAGAAACAGCGGCAGTGGACATCCATGGAAAACGGTCCTTGGGACTTCGCTCCGGACTGGTACTATTATTTCCTGCACCAGAAATACTCCGGTGCAGAAATGTACTGGAAATGGGCGGGATTCAAATCCGGCTTCCGGGTGCGTTTCAAAGAGCCGAAGTCCAATGTCAAGCGCATCATGCCGACCCGTGTTACCTCCGAGGAGACACAGCGGCAGAAAGTGAAGAAGGTGGAGGAAGAACGGAAACGGATAGAGGAACTGTACAAGGAAGAGCTGGTAAGGGAAGCCGACCGGAACGTGGACTTGACTTACGCTTCCTACAAGGACGAGTTCAACCGGATGCAGGACCGTATCACGGACGGTCTGCTTTATTGCATGAAGAAGAGTGGCGGCAAGCTGGAATACCAAGTGAACGAGCTGAGCCGACAGAACGAACTCCTTTGTGCGGACATCGCCTATATCCACAAGACGGGAGTCGGTTATGAACTGGAGAACGCCAAGCGGCAGCAGGCTTACGAGGAAGCCAAGGCGAAAATGGAGGAACTGGTCAACCGAACCGCCCATCTGTGCGCGGTGGCGGCAACCCATTATTGAAATTAAAATGGATAGTGAACAATCAATAAAACGGAATAAGAATTATGAACCTTTTATATACCCTTTTAACCATCGGACTGCCTGCCATTGACGAGAGTCTGGACAAGTTGTTGGTCGCCATGGAGTCTTTTCCAAACGTGGCGGTGCTGGGCGATGCGGTCGGACTGGCACGTGTCATCGGGCTGTGCCTGGCACTTTGCGTAGGCTCTTACGAGTGCTGGATGATGATGCTCGGACGGCGGGGCATGGATGTCATGAAGCTGCTGCGTATCATCGGCATCTCCCTCTGCATCTCTTCTTCGTCATGGATCTGCTCGGCTTTGCAAGTGCCCGGCAAGGGGCTAGAGTCGGCTACCAAGGCGATGGCGCAGTCCAAGAACAAGGAAGTCGCCGCTTTCGAGTTGAAGCTGGCGCAGAAGCAAAGTGAGTATCTGGACCGGCTGAGAGCCGTGCAGGATTCCATCTCCACCGCCAAGCAGATAGCCGCCATCGGTGAGGATGCCGCCTGGTGGGACAAGCTTATCTACAACGTGAGCAATCTAGGCAATACCATCAACAACTATGCGCAGCGTGCCGCCGTCGCTACTGAAACCAAGGTCAGCGAATGGATCAACGATGTCATCCGCTTTGTCGGCGAGTTGATTTTCCAGATGTCCTATTACGGCATCCTTGTGGCGCAGCGGATATTCATGGCAATCCTGATGATATTCTGTCCCATCATGTTCGCCCTTTCCCTTGCGCCGCCGTGGAGTTCGGCATGGAGCCAGTGGATGTCGAAATACCTTTCCCTCTCGTTGTGGGGCTTCGTAACCTATATGTGCCTGTACTATATCGACTTCATTCTGCTGTATAACCTGCAACAGGACTTGGTGGCTTATAACCACCTGTTGCACGGGTCGGTCAACTCCTGGTCGCAAATCGGAGCGTTGGGGCTTCAGGGCATCGGCTCCAACTGCATGTACGCCATGGGAATGCTGGTGGGTGCCTACATCATCCGCTTTGTTCCCGAAGTCGCCTCGTGGCTGATTCCCGGCGGTGTCAGTTCAAGTGCGGCGACTGCGGCAGGCTCTGTGGCAACGGGCATCACATCTACGGCAGGCTCAATGGCTGGAGGTGCGGCTGGCGCAGCGATAGGCGCGGCAGGAACGATGGGAAAATCAATGGTCAAATAACTTAAAAAGAAAGAATATGCTTATAGAATCCCTTGCACAAAAGACAAGACTCGCCATGATGACGGTGTTCGCAACCATAGCCGGTTGCGCCGTCATCTGCGGGTTCACCGTCTGGTGCTGCATCTCGCTGGTCAATCGGGAAAGGCAGCAGATCTATGTCCTTGACGGTGATATCCCGTTCCTTGCGGAACGCGCACAGCTGGAAGCCAACTTCACCATGGAGGCGAAGGCGCACATCCAGCTTTTCCACCAGTATTTTTTCAACCTGCCGCCAGACAACGACTATATCAAGTGGACGGTCGGCAAAGCAATGTACATGGCGGACGGAACGGCGTTGAAACAGAAACAGGCGATGGACGAGAACGGCTTTTACTCGGACATTATCTCTTCATCGGCTGTCTGCACCATCATGTGCGACTCCATTCAGTTTGACGAGTACGAGCGGAAGTTTACCTACTACGGAACACAGCTTATCAAGCGCCGCACACGGGACTTGAAACGCTCGATGGTAACGACCGGGTACATCGAATCCGTGCCGAGGACACGGAACAATCCCCACGGGCTGATGATAACGAACTGGAGAACCTTGGAGAACAAGGATTTGGCTTACTAATGTAAAACTCAAACAAAAACGAAATGAAATCAATCAGGAAACACCGTTTACAGACGCATCAGCTGATCCGGTCTTGGCTACAGCCGAAATTAGGTGCGGTTGGTGCAAGGTATCGCCTGACCGCAAGAGTTAGGTGGGCGAATCTATGGGCGAAAAGACATCCCAAGCGAACCTTTGCCTGCGTGACGGGCTCGCTGTTGTTGCTGTTGGTCGGCACTGTCGCTTTGGAACGTGTGCGGACAGACAATACTCAAACAGCCGACATGAATGCCATTGCCAGCATGGAACCGCTCTTCACAGGCTTTCATGCCATTCAAGCCAACAAAAACGTGCATCGGCAGAAACTGTTGGAACTGACTTCCCAAGGGCAGGCTGTCCGGGAAGGACTGGATTCCATGATTGCCATTTCTCATAAGTCCCATGCGGACTCGATGCGCATTATCCAAAGCTACGGGCAACTGGAGCATATTGTCAAATCCCTTAAAAACAATGATAACCCATGATTAAAATCAATTTCAAACAGCCCAAGTATATCTTTCCGATGGTCATCTTTGTCCCGTTGTGCGCCCTGATATACTTTGTGATGCAGACTTTCGGGGGCAGCGGAACGACGGAGAACGTGGTGGCTACCGACCGCATCAACATGGAACTTCCCGAAGCCAATGCCGAGGAAGCCGGAGACAAGATGTATGAGATGGCACGGCGGTTCGGGGACGAGGATGCCTTTACTGCCGTCGGCGGCATCGGTGAAGAGGACAAGGACGAGGAAAAGCTGGAGCATGGCTACAGCGAGGAGGAACTGAACAGTCTGGATGCCGCCGAAGCGGAACGGATCCGTCAGCAGCAGGAACTGGAAGAACTGGAGCATTCTCTGGCTGAGTCCAGAAGGCACATCAATTCACAGGTGTATGGGAACACTTCAGGAAACACTACGGAGGAGTTCGCTCGTGACCTCGAAGAGATACAGCGTCGCAGCTATGAAAGGCAGAAAGCCATCGAGAGCGGACTGGGCTACGGAAATACCGAAGCGGAAGAGGCAGCCAAAAGGCAGTGGGCGGACTCCATCGCCCAAGCCCGGAGAGAAGAGGCGGAACGAAACCGTCCCAATCTGGTCATCAAGTCATCCGATACGAACGCAGGCAAGTTCCATACGGTCGCGGCTTCGGACGATGCGGTGGAAGCCAAGCTGATTCGTGCCATGATTGACCAGACAACCAAAGCAAAGGAAGGTACGCGCCTTCGCTTCAAATTGTTGGATGACGTCACGGTGGATGATACCAGGCTTAAAAAGGGAACATACCTCTATGGAACTGTAACCGGCTTCGGGCAGCAGCGTGTCCGTGCCAATATCACCAGCATCCTGGTGGGCGACAAGTTCATCAAGGTCAAGCTGTCCGTCTTCGACAATGACGGCATGGAGGGCTTCTATGTGCCGGAATCCTCGTTCCGTGACTTCGTGAAGGATGCCGGAGCCAACACGGTGCAGCAGAATATCAGCTTCGAGTCGGAAGACGGCTATGGATCGGGGATTTCAGGAGAGGCTATCGCCCTGCAAGCCTTGCAGAACATGTACAACTCCGCTACCTCGGCTATATCGTCCGGCATCCGCAAGAACAAGGCGAAAATCAAGTACAATACGATTGTCTATCTGATAAACTCGGATGATGCACGCTAAGATAGAAATAGGTAAACTTTATTACTAATCACAGAGTAAGCAAGATGACAAGTAAGATAGTCATATAGGTTACTTGTCATAAAGTAAACAAATCATCAAATCATAAATATTACCCAATATGAAAGCGAAATTATTTATACTCCTTTTCGGTATTCTCGGTGTTGGTGCGCAGGTCTCCGCCAACGAGAAAATCTATGTGAACAGCGAGGTAACGACCCACATCGTCATGCCGGAAAATATCAAGCTGGTGGACATTTCTACCGCCAAGATTGTAGGCAACCAGTGTACTGATAACATTGTCCATATCAAGCCGTATCTTGAAAGTGATTCTTTGCAGGCGGTTGGCAGTTACAAGGACAATGAGTTGTTGGGCACAATCACATTGATTGGAGAGCGTCATATCGCCCAGTATGACATTCTCTATACGCAGTCTCCCGGCATGGCGGCATCCATCTTTGAAGTGCCGTACAACCATACGCGGTCCTACATCAATCCGGAGGTTTCCATGCCGATGGCGGAAATGGCACGGTATGCGTGGGCGGTCTATAGCAGCGACCGGAAATATAACCAGATAGTAACGAAGGCGCACGGCATGAAGGCGGTGGTCAACAACATCTATGCCGTCGGGGATTATTTCTTCATTGACTATTCGTTGCAGAACAAGACGAAGATATCTTATGACATCGAGGAAATCCGGGTGAAGCTGACGGACAAGAAAGAGACGAAAGCGACCAATTCGCAGACGATTGAGCTGTCTCCAGTCTTTACGCTCAATTCATCCAGGAAGTTCAAGAAGAACTATCGTAACGTGCTGGTGCTGCCCAAGCTAACTTTCCCGGACGAGAAGGTGCTGCGTTTGGAAATCTCGGAGAACCAAATCAGCGGACGGGTGATTGTCCTGACCATCGAATATGAGGACATTCTTCATGCGGATGGATTTGACTCCGACATCTTGAAGGATGCCGCCTACTATCCCTATTATCATATCTCTTATACTGTAAAGCCATGAAGAAGTTCATATTGATTCTCTTGTGTACGGTCGCTTCGGCTGGAGCGTTCGCACAGGACAGCAAACTGACTGTCAACGCAGGTTTCCTGTTCCCCTCCACGTTGAATGCCACCGTCGGCTATGAACGTCCCTTGTCATACGGTCATGCGGTTGAACTCTTTGGCGAGGTGGGCAACCACTGGCGGAAGCCTGATTTCTGGAAGGGTTACTATTGGGACGGCGGCATTGTTTACAAGCACCGTCTGGCTCGTTACAAGAACGGGATGCTCCGTTTCCGCTTCGGTCCGCAGTTCGGGGCGGTGGAAAAGAAATTCTTCCTCGGACTGGAAGGCGGCTTTGAATACGTTTATGTATTCCGCAACGGTTGCGAGTTTGCCATTATCCAAAAGAACAACGTGAACTTCATTCATGGTGATACGTTCCGCAACGGCTTGTTGTTCGGAGTGAAGATACCGTTTTAATCTTTCCTAAAAGCATACGGATATGGCATTTGAAGAGACCAAGGAACAGCAGCAGATGTACAATTACTTCCGAAGCTGCATCTATATCTTTCTCATTATTGAGATTGTCATGAACCTGCCGATAACGGCGGACAACCGCATCACGCAGTTTATCCTTGACTTGCTGGGGCGATTTAAGGTTTTCAATTCGGTAGCGGGCTGCAAGGTAACGGAACTGGTCTGTATCTGTGTGGTCTGCATCGGTACAAAAGCGAAGAAGGCTTTGAAGTTCAACGTGAAGACGATGGTCATCTATCCGGTACTGGCAGGCTTGACACTGGTCGGGCTTTGCTTTGTCTTCCATGGGATGAACATCGGAGTCAGTTGGATGGGCTTTCCTGCCAACCGCATTCTCTATGCGGTATGTTCTGTCGTGGGCACGATGCTGGTGCATCAGGGACTGGATGGTATTGCCAAGTATTACAACTACAAGGGGGGCGATGACCGCTTCAACTTCGAGAACGAATCGTTCCAACAGTCGGAGACTTTGGTGAACAATGACTATTCGGTGAACATACCGATGATATACTACTGGAAGCAGAAGATGCACAAGGGATGGATCAATATCATCAATCCGTTCCGTGGCACGATTGTATTGGGTACGCCGGGTTCGGGTAAGTCTTTCGGCATCATCGACCCGTTTATACGTCAGCATTCCGCCAAAGGGTTTGCCCTGATGGTATATGACTTTAAGTTTCCGACATTGGCAAAGACCTTGTTCTACCAGTATTGCAAGAATCGGAAATCGAACAAACTGCCTGAAAATTGCGGGTTCCGTATCGTGAACTTTACCGATGTGGAGTATTCCAACCGCATCAATCCAATTCAACGGAAGTACATTCCCGACTTGGCGGCTGCCTCCGAAACGGCTGCTACACTCCTTGCCTCCCTGAACAAGGGCGGCGGTGAGAAGAAAGGCGGCTCGGAAGCGTTCTTCACCAACTCTGCGGAGAATTTTCTGGCGGCTATCATCTATTTCTTCGTGAACTTCCATCCGGTCGGGTTCAGAAACGGCAAGAAACTGAAACGGTTCGTTTCACAGGAGGGAAAGAAGTTGGAACTGGTGATAAGGAACTGGGATGACTTCAATGCCATTAACGAGGAAGGGAATGTAGTCCTGGACTTCGTGGATGAAAATGGGAATGATGTTTCTACCGATGAGGACAGGATGTTTGTGGAGCTGAACGGCTTTTCCTACAAAGACCGGACAGGGAAACGGATAGTCATTGACCGTTGTTGGTATGAGGACGAGGATGGAAACGAGGTGGAACCGGACACCGTTACCGGCGAGTATTCAGATATGCCGCACGTGCTCTCTTTCTTGGGAAGACCTTATGACCAGGTGTTCAATATCCTGATGCAGGATGACAAGATTGCTTCCCTGATGGCTCCCTTCAAGAGTGCCTACGAGAACAAGGCGAATGACCAGTTGGAAGGTATGGTGGGTACACTGCGTGTCAATGCGGCACGGTTGGTATCTCCTGAAGCTTATTGGGTGTTTACGGGGGATGATTTCGATTTGAAGATTTCCGATAGGGAAAATCCGAGTTACTTGGTGATTGCCAATGACCCGGAAAAGGAACAGGCTATCGGCTCGTTGAACGCTTTGGTGCTGAACCGTCTGATTACCCGTGTCAACTCCAAGGGTAACATTCCGGTAAGCATCATCGTGGATGAGCTGCCGACTTTGTACTTCCACAAGATAGACCGCTTGATTGGTACGGCTCGCTCCAACAAGGTGGCGGTAACGCTCGGTTTTCAGGAGCTTCCCCAGTTGGAGGCGGACTATGGCAAGGTGGGTATGCAGAAGATTATCACGACCTGCGGCAACATCTTCATGGGTGCGGCTCGTAACAAGGAGACATTGGAGTGGGCACAGAATGATGTGTTTGGCAAGGCGAAGCAGACTTCCCGGTCTATCTCCATCAACGACCAGAAGGTTTCGACCACTATCTCCGAAAAGATGGACTACCTTGTTCCGGCGGCGAAGATTGCGGATATGGCGACCGGTTGGCTGGCTGGTCAGGCGGCTCGTGACTTTACGGCTACCGATGACAGGATGCTGAACCGTTTTGACATCGAGCAGTCGGAGGAGTTCAAGACTACAAAGTATTTCTGCAAGACGCACTTTGACATGAAGAAGATAAAGGAAGAGGAAGAACACTATGTGCCGCTTCCCAAAATCTATGAGTTCAAGAATGACCGGGAGAAGGAAATCATGCTGAACCGTAACTTCAAACGGGTCAATCAGGAGATTGAGGATATGATCAAGGAACTGTTGGGTATGAGTTAAACCTTATTGTTAATGGCATCCATACATTCAGGATATAGAAAGGCTATCAATTTACCCCATTTGAGTGGTAGTGCATTGAAGGTCATCGCCATCATTTCGATGGTCGTTGACCATTGTGCCTACTACTTGATGGAGCACGACACGCTCCTTTACGAGGGCATGCGCTGCTTTGGGCGCATCGCTTTTCCGGTATTTGCGTTCTTGGTAGCGGAAGGGTTTAGATATACTCGAAACCGGATGAGATATTTTTTACAACTTCTATTCTTTGCGGTAATAAGTGAAGTTCCGTGGTATCTGTTGAATGGTGCGGATGGAACGCATAACGTGATGTTCACATTAGCTTTGGGTGTAGTGGCTTTGGCTGCCTTTGAGAAATTGAAAAAGGATGGCACATTGTGTTGTTGTGTCATCCTTCTTATAGCCTTCATTGCCACTTGGTCAGAAGTTGATTATGAGTGGCGAGGGATTCTTGTTATTGTTGTTTTCTATTTGTTTGGAGTATCTGATAAAATTTCTTTTCCCTTCAGTAAAATGATGCAGTTACTCTGCGCCTTTCCATTGATGACGTACTATGGCGCATGGGGAGCATTATTAGTATGCTTTATATTATTCTTGTATAATGGGGTAAGGGGATTTATAAATGGCTCAGTCGCTAAATATGGATTTTATGTGTTTTATCCTTTGCACTTATTTATAATATTTGCCATAACTAAAAAGATGGTGTAAAGCTATCGCATTTTTGCATTATTGTATAAGTAAATATCACTTGTTACTTCTTTTCAACATAGATTTTGCTAATATCTCAAAAGGTGTTATTAGGGAGGTTTTTGCAAACAAACTCATACCTAAAACTGATAATCCTAAAAGTCCTAAGGGAAGAATCGGTCCCATTACAGCTGCAGCAGTTGCTATAGATGCTGCAAAAGGTTGTTTCTTTGATGTCAGTTTATTCCATGAGGTCGAATAGGCAGAACCAGTAAATTTTAAATTGCTTGTCATCATCTGAATCACCATTGCTTTAAAGAAAGCAAAAGTAGATTCATAATCAACAATTCTCGTTTTTACTATCTCATTTACATATTTTTCTTCAATATCGTAGAAAAGCATGATTGCACTTTCTCCAGATTCCTTTGCCATTAGCGATTTTGACATAACACATACATCTTCGCTCTTTAATTCTTTTTCTATAAATGTTGCTGCAACCTTTTTTGCTAACTCAAATCGCTTTTCGTACATTTCGATATTAAGATCAAGAATACTAAGTAGACTTTCTAGTGATTTTTGATTCAAAGTACTTGAGCCATTGAAGAATAAACTGATTTGAGCAGTTGTTAATCCTGCCTTATCAGCAAGTTCCTTTTGGGTTAATCCCAAAAGGTTCATACGTTTTTTTATTATCTGTTCAATCATTAATGTAACGTTTTTTAGCCTGTTCGTAATCTGAGATAATTCTATCGCTGACATAAATCAAACGTTCTGAAGATTTATCTATAAATTGATATTTTGCTTCTTTGATTAGTAATTCAGAAAAACGGCACCACTCAGGATAGTTTATTGCACATGGATTTTCTGTCACACCAACTTTTACAGCATTCATTGCGCAAAAAATGCCATGGGATAAACACAACATGGTATCTAGTTTAGGATTTCTTTTTCTCCCAATAAATAAAGGTGTAGATTTCAATATCGGATTGCCATTAATTGTGCTTTTTATCCACCATGCTGCCCTAACTAAAATTTCTATAAACATGGTAGGTATTGACATGGCACAGAAATGTTGGAAATCATAACCTTGATAGTACATACCTTGTACAACTTCCGCAATTGATAACTTTTCTTTACCAATTTCTCCAAACTGTAGAGTGTTGAAGAAAGACATTAACGGCACAGGTAGCCCCATAGAGGTATTAACATCTGTTGTTAGGTGTACCCACACTTTTTTTATAGCATCAAGAATTTGATATGATTTTCTTTCTGCATAAATTTTCATTTCTTGCGAAGTTAGAATTCCTGTTTTACTAATGGTGGTCATCTTTCCATTCAGAATATCATATACTCCGACAATGAAACCTAATAAAGGGTCATGACCAAGGCTCAATAATCGATGGTAATAAGTAGATAAACCATCTACTTCAACATTTGGAGCATCGTGAAGATTACGATTATCCTGTGCGTCAAAAGGAACTTTGGCTCCTTTTGTCCGTGATAATCTTTCCATAACTTCGGGTGGGTATTTTTTGTCAAACCAAGCTCGGATTTTGCCATCTAAATATCCGCCTTTTACACCAGATTTTGTCGGGTGAGGAATCCCGATCATAAAAGTGTCAATAATACCACCTAATGTGCCAGCTATTGAACATATAGCGTAATCTTGATTGTCAAGATTGTGAATCCGATTATAATCATCTTCATATCTTTGAACATTCAGATTTGCTTTTAATTCAATATGTGCACGCTTAGCTTTACGCTCTGCACGAAGAAGGAGTAGTTCTTCTTCAAATGCACTTTGAGGAGTTTTTGTTTCCATATGTTTTATTGTTTACGCTTACAATGTTCTCTAGCTAACTCAGACATCAAGTCCTCATTTTCGACAATCAGGTACGAATTATCTTTATTTGATTTATCGACCGCCTTCTCTAGTTTACGTTTATCTTTGAAAAGGCTGACAGCTGCTAAGCCAGATATAATATTCGTTACTATTAATACGGCTACACCTTTACTTATTTGTATTCTCATATTCTTTTTTTTATTTAATGGCACAAAGATATTGGTATTTATTTATGTAATCAAAACATTTTGAGAAAAAATAACAGAAAAATTATTGATATATATAATTTTAAATAGATTAAATTAGTCTTATAGCAACTTAAATAACTGTTTGTTAAGGTGTTACATTTAATAGAATGTCATATCTATGAATACTAGTTGCATTATAGAGTTAATCTTAGTAATTTGTATGCGGTTTACTAATGAATTCCTTGTAGTATACGTAAGACTCCAATTAGCTTCCGAATGTAGTTGTAGTCTTCCGCATACCCTATATCTCTGAGCCACAACAAATAATTCCCTCCCTTGTACTTATACTGTACCTTCGTATAATAAGCCTTGACTGACTCCGTCCAATGGTCGAACTCATAATAGGTCTTCGTTTGGGGATTCGTCAGCCCGAAGAGATTATGCCTGTGGCGGCATAACGGAGAACGGAACCATCCCGTTTCCAAAATAGCCTGAGCCAGCACGATTTTCGGATAAAGGATGCCATTGCGCTTGATTTCCTTGTAAAGGTTGGGGATGGTCAGTTCGGGAAGACTGTCATTTAACTTTTTCCCTGTTGTTATTGGGGACATCCTTTTGTTACCTTTCCGGTCGGATAGACGCCTGTCGTTTGGAAGTGCCGGAGCAATGAGAACGGTATCATTTCCTGCCGTTTTCGTTGTTCCGATTGCTCTTTCCTGCTTATATACCGCATCAACAGCCGTTTTCTTTACCGAAGCCGGATTGATTTCCGTCTCCCTGGTTATCGTATAGAACTGGGCGGATGCCGTAACAGGCAGAAGCATCGTGATGATTACTGTCAGAATAGTGTTGCGCATTTCTATTTCAAAGGATTACTGCCAATAAATTTGCGACAATCAAACGGTCGCGACCGCAAAATTAACAGTAAAACAATGGAATATGGAATTACACAACAAAAATCAGTCCGAGCTGCTTCCTTACGAGAAGCTGGCACTGTTGGGCATCGACCGGGAAAAGGCGGACAGCCTGCCCCAAGAGGTCAAGGAAAAGCTGGTTTCCGGTGAGGTAACACCGCTTATGCAGGTGTCGATAAGTGCCCGAAACGGTAACTTAATCACGTTGCCGCTCAAATTGCAGATGACAGCCGACAAGGACGGCAATCCCGCCCTTATAGCTTATCCGGTCCGGGCGGTACTTGAAACGGAACGGAACAAGGTGCTTCGCCTGACGGAACAGGAAGCGGAACGGTTAGGCAAAGGCGAAATACTTCAAAAAGCCGTGGAGGTCAATGGTGAGAAGACACAGCAGTACCTGCAACTCGACCCAGAAACGAAATCGGTCATCCATCGCAAGGTGACGGATGTCCGGCTGGAGCAGAAACTGAAAGACATGGAAAAAGTCAACGACATCGAGCTGGGCACACAGCAGAAGCAGCAGGTACGAGAGGGAAAGCCCGTTGAACTGAACGTAGGCGGCGAGAAGGTTGCCGTAGGGGTTGACCTCAAAGAACCGCAAGGGTTCAAGGTGATACAGGGCGACCTGAAGGAATGGGAAAGACAGCAAAAACTGCGCTATGATGACCAACATCCCGAATACCTCGGTCTTGTAATGACCGACAAGAACCGTTGGGAATACCAGCAGGTCGTGGACTGGCAATCCCATGAGCGTGCCATCCGGCTGGCTCCCTCCCGGAAGGAATCCAAAGGTCTTACCCTCTAATCCCTTTTCCTATGAACCGACAGAAAAATACAGAAAAGCCGGACGCTTTTCTCAAACAGTTCGATGACCTGAAAAAGAAACATCCCGATGCGTTGCTTCTTTTCAGGCGCAATGACTTTTATGAGATTTACGGGGAGGATGCGGTCAAGGCTGCCGCCATACTTGCAACGGAAATCACCAACCGGATTATTCCGGGAGAAAAGGCATCCTTGAAAATGACCTACTTTCCTTTCACCGAACTTGACCGCAACCTGCCCAAACTGATCCGTACCGGAGCAAGGGTCGCCATCTGTGATGCGCTGGAAACTCCAAGGCAACAGAAAGCCGGACAGGAAACGGAACGCAAGGCGAAAGCTAACGAATCCCTCATTTCAAATCATACAGATATGACCAAAAAGAAAAAGGAACAGGGCTTGCAGGAAGAGCCTTCCAAGACAGTGAAGAACGCTGCCGGGGAGAAACCTGCCAAGGAGAAGAAAGCCAAAGTAAAGACGGAGGACAAAAGTGAACAGAAAGCCGAGTCCAAGCAGGGACGGATGCCGAGAGAGCCGCAGATGGTGACGGCAAACGGCGAAAAAGTAACTCACGGTCATGCGTACCAGAGCAAGGCAAACTCGGAAGAGTGGTACTTCACCGCCAAGATAGACGGCAAGCAGTTGAAGCCCCAGCGGATGGATGCAGCCGACCTTGCCGCCTTCCAGAAGAAGGAAATGACAGTACCACAATTGATGGAACGCTATTATCCTACCAAACTCCTGCCCAAGGTGCCGGAAGAATCGTTCCGGATGCCCCAGTCCATAGCCGGACCGGAAGGACGCATCACCGTGGAGAAGTTCAACGTGTACAAGGAGAAGGATGAACAGCGACCCGATTACGGGAAGTACAAGTTTTACGCTCAGGTCGGCGACACCAAGATGTCCGCCGTGGCTTCCCGTCAGGGCTTGAACGCTTACTTCGACCGGGTCATGACACCGGAGAAACTGGTGGAAAGGAACTTCGGTGAACGGCTGCACCTGAAATCCGCCTACGAGAAATACCAACTGCCGGAGGGTGTCGATTCCAAGGATGTCCGCGTGGCGAAAGACCGTTCCGACAACAAGTGGAAGGTATCGGTGGATATGGGCGACAAGGGAAAGACCTCCCGGCATGAAATCTCCTTTGATGACGGCTATTCCCTTTTCAAGACCAAGACGGCTACCCGGGAACAGATAGCCGCCAAGTACCTGAACACGGAAATCACGGGCTTGCTTTCTGCTCAGACCGCCAAGCTGGACAAGACCGCTTCCATGAAAATGTAAAGTGTCAATCTCATAACTAATAATAAAAAAACAACAACTGATATGTCAGCAACAATGAATCATGAGGAGTTGGTGGAACTCCTTCAGGAAGGAAAAATAGGCTACCTCCGCTTTGTGACGGAGGGCGAGAATGCGCAGGATTATCTGGACTGGTGCCGGTCGCACGGTACAGATCCGTCAGACGAGTCCGCAGAGTTTTATATCGAACAGACGGACATCGAGCAGATGGACCGTCAGGTAATGGATGACGAGGATTATGGCATTTGGAACTAATTCCGGCAATGCAGGACAGGCGGCTTTGGACAAGTTCGCCGAAATGATGATTGAGCGCATGGAGCGGATGAAGGCTTCCGACTGGAAGAAGGGCTGGATTGGCGGCGCGTCGGGCTTTGCGGGACTGCCGCAGAATGTCGGCGGACGCAATTATTCCGGTTCCAACTCTTTCTTCCTCCAACTACATACCTTTGACAAGGGTTACGACCTTCCCGTTTACCTGACCTTCAAGCAGGCACACAATCTGAAAGCGCATGTCCTCAAAGGCGAGAAAGCCTTTCCGGTGGCTTATTGGGACATGATAGTCAAGGACAAATACGGGCAGAAGATTAGTTCGGACGAGTACCGTGCCATGAGCAAGGAGGAGAAGAAGGACTTGGAGGTCATTCCGTTTGTCAAGTCGTTCCCGGTCTATAACGTGGCGCAGACCAATCTGGCGGAAGTGCAGCCCGAGCGGATGCAGAAGTTGGTGGAGAAGTTCAAGGTGCCGGAGCTTCGCGATACCGAAGGAATGTATGCCCATGCCGCCATCGACCGCATGGTACAAGTGCAGGGATGGCTCTGTCCGATACAGGCGGACAAGCGTGAGGACGGAGCTTTCTATTCTCCCTTAAAGGACCGGATTGTTGTTCCCATGAAGGCGCAGTTCAACATCGGGAACACGCCGGAGGAAACCTTTCGTGGCGGCATGGAGTATTATTCCACCTTGCTGCACGAGATGACACACTCGACCATGACCCCGGAACAGCTGAACCGTGAGATGGGCGGTCGCTTCGGAGACCCGAAATACGCGAAGGAGGAACTGGTAGCCGAACTCACGGCCGCCATGATCAGCCACTCGATGGGCTTTGACTCCAAGGTAACGGACAACTCAGCCGCTTATTTGGACTCCTGGATTGGAGCACTCCGGAAGGAACCGAAATTCATTGTCTCCGTCATGGCGGACGTGAACAAGGCTTCGGACCTGATTCTCGACCATGTGGACAGGCAGCGTTTGGCTCTTGGCGAACAGCCGTACCTTGCCAAGAACGACCCTTTCACTCCGCTGGACGCCGGAGAGGAAGTCCCGTTCAAGAATGCCGCCATCGTGAAGACCCGCTCCGGCGACTATGCCATCCGCGCCTCTTATGACGGGGTGGAACTGGGATTGAAGAAGGTGTCGAAAGATACCGCCAAGACTTACTTCCAGCTTACGGACCTGAAGGACAAGACAGCTTTCCTGACCATGACGGCGCATAAGACCTACGAGCCAGAGCTGGCAGTTATGCGGCGGACGCAAAAGACAAGTGTAGGATTGGGATTATAACAAATCGGATTGCTTATGACGGATTACAAGGTAAACTTCAAGGAACTGAAATCGCGTGTGGGAGTGGATGATGTCGCATACGCATTGGGCTACCGGCTGGACCGGAAAGCCGGTGTAGGACGCTATATCGAGCTGGTGCTTGGCGAGGACGGCAACAGGCGTGATACGATTGTCGTCAGCCATCCACATGACAAGGCGGCACAGACCTTTTTCCGCAGGGACGGTTCCAAGGGCGATGTGGTTACGTTAATCCGGGAAAACCTCGATTCTTTTCTGGTATCGGGCAAGGACGATTGGCAGAAGATCGCCAAGGTCATGGCGCGCTTTGCCAATATGCCCGAGCCTGAATACCGGGAAGACCTTGAATACATGAAGTCCGTCAAGCTGGACGCCGTCTTTGACGAGTCGAGGTACGAGGTCAAACCGATAGTGAAGGACAAGATGCCGGGACTCTTCTCCCTGCGCGGCATCTCGGATGAGACGGTCAGGGAACTGGCTTCCTTCCTTGTCTTGATACGCGACCGGAGAAACGGGAAGTTTGACGGCTACAACATCGGCTTTCCCTATACGGACGAGCATGGCGACAAGGTGAAAGGCTACGAGATACGGGGACACGGCAGTTACAAGTCCAAGGCGGCGGGCACGGACTCTTCCGCTTCGGCATGGGTGGCTGACCTGTCGGGTGGCAATCGTGAGGTGGTCAGAAATGTGTTCTTCTGCGAGTCGGCTCTTGACGCGATGGCTTTCTACCAGATGAACAAACTCCGGCTGAACCGGGATGCCGCATTGGTTTCCCTTGGAGGCACGTTCTCGGACAGGCAGATAACCGGTGTCATGGCACGTTTCCCGAACGCCCGTGCTTTCGACTGCTTTGACAACGACCTGGCAGGGCGCATCTATGGATTGCGCATGATGGCTTTACTGGAAGGAATTCCGATGAAGATAAGCAAAACGGAGAACGCTCTTCGGGTGGAAGCCAAGGGCAAGTCCTTTGACTTGAACCCGGAACGTTCTTTGCCAGCACAGCTCAGCGAGCACTTAGGCATACGCTACCGGATGGGACAATGGCTGCCTCCCAAAGCATTCAAGGACTGGAACGACTGCCTGATGAACAAGCCGATGGAACCGATAGTTTCTCCCAGCAAGCAAGACCGTGAACAGAATCTGACCGGGCGCAGAAACGCAGGTCTCAAAATTTAAGGAATGATGAAATCAAGAACAATTCAAAGGAAATGGGTGGTACTGGGTTTAATCGGATGCTTGTTGTCCGGCAACCCAGTCCTTGCCCAACAGACAGACCCGACCTTGACGGCGGCTGTCCTTGCCCAGACCGCAGAGCTGAAAAGCATCCACAAGAAGCGCAAGAAGACACAGGAGCAGATCATTGCCGCAGAAGCGGCTGTAACTGTGGCTCTTGACCGTGTACACAGTGTGGAGAACAAGATGCTGGAGTACCTTTCCAATGCCCAAGGCGCGATGCAGAACCTGTATCAAATCAAACGTGCAGGGGAACTGGTAGCGAAGGAAATCCCTCAGAACTGCAACCTGCTCCGGAAATCCATCGACGGCAACCTCAAAGGTACTGCCATTGCCGCCATCGTTTCGGACGAGCTGACGGATGCCGCCACGCAGATGGCGGCTCTCTATCCGTTCATGAAGCAGCTGGTAACTTCGGGCAGCTATGACGTAGCCGGTGCTGACGGAAAGGACGAGAAGCACAAGGTGAACCTGTTGAACTCTTCGGAGCGTTACTACATCGCCAATGAGGTGGTAACCCGTTTGGAGACCATCAACACCGACCTCTTCCTGCTGGCATGGCAAGTACGCACGTTGTCCTGGAACGACCTCTGGTTTTCCCTTGACCCCGAGGGATGGGCAAACGTGATGTCCGGCAAGAACATCATCGGGGGAATCGTGGCGGAATGGAAACAGGGCTACTTGCTGAAATGGTAAACTTTTCTACTTGTAACATTCTCATCCAATCACATAATTGTATAATCACATAGTAATAAAGTAATATGGAAACAGAAAAGAAAATCATAGGTCGCTGCCCCTTTTGTGGCGGTAACGTGGTGAAAACCTGCAAGGGATATCGCTGCGAGCACAACTTGGGTGAACAGCCTTCCTGCGTGTTGAACATCAACGGCATTATCGGCAACCGCAAGATGAATGACGAGGAGATTGCCGAGTTGTTGGAAAAGCGTTGCATCCTTTTGGACGGTTTTGCCACCAAAGAGGGCAAGACTTTTCCTACAGTATTGGAACTGGCGGATGACGGCAATATCCTGATGCAGCCGGTCATCGGCAAGTGTCCGCATTGCGGTGGGGACATCCGTGTGGGAAGCCGGGCGTTCAACTGCTCCAACTACAGCAATCAGGCTGCGCCTTGTTCCTTTGCCATCTGGCGCAACATCGGCGGGCACCAGCTGACACTGGCGGAAGCCAAGGAACTTTGCGAGAAGCATATCACTTCCGGTGAGTTGGAAATGTACCGTGATGACGGCTCGATCTACCGCAAGCGGCTCGGTGTCTCTCCCGACAAACTTCAAATCGTGAAGATATGAGACCGGGAATGAAGATAATTGTAATACTTGTCTCCATTGTCTTGTTTTGGAGCGGTGTATTTTATTTCGTAAGTTGTTCCGACCAGCCGGAGAAGCGTGCCGTCAAGGTGGCGGAACTGGCACTGAAGGCTTCGGTGGACAATGCGAAATCGGTCAGGGTGAAGGGTATCAGCCAACCAGATTCGGTATTCGGCAGGGAATATGTGAGCATGGATGAGAAGATGTCGCTCTCCGTGCTGATGATGAAAATCAACGAGAAGGTCATGAAGGAGACGAACGGACTGGAGGACTTCGACCCGGAAGAAAAGGATATGGTGGAACTGATGGAGCGTCAGATGACTACCATGTCGGTTCTCCGTTCCCTTGTAACATTCAGTATGCCTGATGACAAGGCTAAGAAGCCCTTCAACGGTTGGAAGGTCAAGATTGAGTTCGAGGCTGAAACGACCGGTGGCAAGCCTTACCGTTCTGAATACTGGTTCATCCTGGACAAGGATGCCCGTTGTGTGGTGAAGTCTTTTGAGATTCCGCTGATATAGCATTGCTTGATAGGTTTGTTCCAAATCTATTCTTACCGTCCCGACAGCTGTGTTTCGTCCAGTTGCCGGGATTTTTTCATTACTACTGTTTCTTTTTGAAATTCCTGTGCACAAGCATTGGGATTTTCTGTCTATCCGGGCATCATCACGTTCCCGGCGGATTTTCCGATACAAAGGTACGGAGGGTGGTACAACGGCAAACGCCACTCTGCTTGTCTGCACGGAAAGCGTCCGGCAACCTTCCGCAATTTGTACCAAATTGGGTATTCCAACCGCTTTCCGCTTGCCACGTTTGCCTCCTGTCCCTCATGCCCTCCGTGGAAAGGTATCGTAAAAATCTCCTGGAAGCGAGAAGCCGCAAGGCTTCAAACAAAAGGGAAAATAAAAACAATTCAAAATTACAGCGATATGAGCAAAATTAAGTTTGTAGTCTTTAATGAGTACGCACTGGGGTATATCATGCCCGAGCAACCAGATACCGTATATACATTGGCAGACAGCGTATTGCGAGGTGTGTCTCGTACAATGGCACCTTATTACATCGGTGCGTATGATACCGTCAGATTGGCAAACCGGCAGGACTTCGAGAATTTTCGGGTTGTGTTCGATGGGTACGACAATACCGAGGTGTACGAGTTTGACCCTGACTGACAATTATTACATTTTATTCTATTTACGCTTAAAGAGAGGAACATATGAAAGGAACAGAACAATTCAAGCAAACTATCAAGAACTATCTTGATAACCGGGCAGCGGAGGATGAACTCTTCCGTGCCAAGTACGAAACCACCACTCGCACCATTGACGATGTAGCAACATACATCTTCAACGAGGTACAGAAATCCGGTTGTTGTGGCTTTGCCGACGAGGAAATCTTTTCCATGGCGGTTCACGTCATAGACGAGCCAACCTTGGAAATTGGCAAGCCGTTGAATGGTTCGGTTGTGGTCAACCACCACATAGAGTTGACAGACGAGGAAAAGGCGGAGCAGAAAAACATTGCCCTCAAACGCTATCAGGACGAGGAACTGCGCAAATTGCAGGCACGGAACTCCAAGCCGAAAGCGGTCAAACCGAAAGAGAACAAACAACCCGAATTATCACTTTTTGATTTCTAAGCCATGAAACCGAGAACGAAGTTTGAAAAAGCGGTGTCAACCTCCAACGAGAGGTTGACCGCCATTAGCTCCAAAGTAATAGTATGGGCAGTAAAGAAGGTAGTGCCACATATAGCGTTCCGCACATCGGGACATAAATGTACCTGTGGCGATTGTGGAATGAAGTTTGACTATAAGGGAAAAGGCAAGTCTGTCCGTTGTCCTCATTGCGGAAGCCGCTTGCAAGTAAATGACACCTTGCAACGCAAGATGACGGAAACAACCTATTTTTCTTCCCTTGAAGTGGTGGACGGATTGCAGGTGCAACGTGTCTTTCTTTTGAAAGTCGCTTATAGAAAGGGGGAAGCTATGAAAATGAATTATTGGGAGGTGTGCCGTATGTGGCTTAATTCCGAGGGCAAGTTGGCTGTAACGGCAAGGGCAAGAACATTGGGGCATTATATGGATAGTTTTAATTGGAGTTCACAAATAGACTTGAAACGGCTATATGATGTGTATTGGGTCATTTCCGATACTTATGCCTATCCTCGTTATCGTGTTCTTCCCAAACTGAAACGTAACGGCATGAAAGGCAAACTGTCCGATTGTCATCCGACAAGGCTGATGAATGCACTGCTGGCGGACAGCCGGATAGAAACCATGATGAAATCAAGAGACTTGCAAGCCGTGGGGTACTTTGTGCATCACTTGTCGGATTTGGACAGATGTTGGCACTCTTACAAGATAGCCGCCCGAAACCACTATCATCCGTCTGACTATGGGATATGGTGTGATACTATTCGTTTGTTGGAGCAATGCGGAAAGGACATACATAACACTAAATACATCTGCCCGCAAAATCTCAAAGCTGAGCACGATTATTGGCTGTACAAGAAAATGCGAGAGGACGAGAAGCGGAGAAATAAAGAACAGATGCAACGAGCCAAACGGCAGGAAGCGAAGTTCTACAAGGAGAAGTCCTGTTACTTCGGTATTACCATTACCGACAACGACCTTGAAATCTTGGTGCTTGATACGTTGGAAGCTTTCCAAGCCGAGGGAAATGCCATGCACCACTGCGTATTCCAATGCGAATACTATGCCAAAGAGGAAAGCCTGATATTGTCCGCTCACGACAAGGAGGGCAACCGCATCGAAACAATTGAGTTTTCACTGACGGAGGGCAAGGTGATACAAAGCCGTGGGGTATGCAATAAGAATACAGAACACCATGAACGGATTATCCGTTTGGTCAATGCCAATGCCCACCGCATCTTGGCAGCGAAACAGACAGCGTAAACTTCTATATATGTTCCTACTCCGACTTCCGCCGTGAGGCGTGGGTCGGAGTTTATAAAACAACTTGTTTAGATATGAAATTTTGAGACAGATTTATCATGCTTTGGATGTCAAGTAAAAAGAGGTGCTGAATATGAGAATGTCCAATGAAACTCGCAAAGGCAGAAGATTTGTCTTGATATTTGTTTAATAGTTGTTTGATGTTTGTTTAATGATTGATTAACAATGAGATAAAATCATGTTTGTTTGGGAATAAATAGGTAAATAAATCACTTATTCAACAAGTAAAGGTGTATATTTGTCTGCAAGTAAACATTTCAAATAGTAAACTAATAACTCTATTTTATATGAAAAGAAAATGTATAACAATCGCTATCGGCAATCAGAAAGGTGGAGTAGGAAAAACGTCCTCTACTGCCTGTATCGGAGCGGCACTTGCCCTGCAAGGAAAACGCGTATTGTTGGTTGACCTTGATGCGCAGCAGAACCTAACATTCACGCTGACGCAGAATGAAGACCCGGAGACAAGCATCTATGATGCGTTGGTAAAGGACAAGCCGTTTCCCATTGTTCCCATCCGGAGAAATCTGGATTTGGTTCCGGCTTCGCTGGATTTGGCAAGAGCCGAGATAGACATGGCTACCATGATGGCAAGGGAGGGCATCCTCAAATCCCATTTGGACAGACAAAAGGAGAAGTACGACTACATCCTTATGGACTGCTCTCCTTCTCTCGGTATCGTAACAACCAATGCGCTGGTGGCAGCGGATAAGTTGTATATACCATTGACCGCTGAAGCTCTTCCTTTGAAAGGACTGACCATGCTGGGCGATATTGTCTGCGAAGTTAAGCGAAGGGTAAATCCCAAGCTGGAATTGGGTGGTGTGTTTTTCACTCGGTTCAACAACCGCAAACTCAATAAGGAGGTTATGAATATGGTGAAGAACCGCTATGGAGACAAGGTCTTTCAGACGAAAATTCGTGAGAACATTGCCATTGCTGAAATGCCGCTATCTGGTCAGACCCTCTTTGAATATGACCCGAAAAGCAATGGTGCTGCCGACTATAGGACGCTCACAGAGGAAATAATTCGTCGGGAAGAAAATAGGTAAACTATGTTACTATATGACTTATTGCAAAGGTTATTCGTAATATAGTAACCAAATCAGCAAGTAATATAATCAGTAAATTAGAAACTCAACAAATAAACCAATAAATGTATGGCAAAGAAAAATTTAACCTTATTGATGGATGGTTTCATAGGCGAAACCCAAATATCATCAGCCACTCAACAACAGTCTATACAAGGGAAATCTGTCGCTCAGGAAGAAAGTCAGGATGCTAAACCTCAGAACAACGAAGTGAACCATGTAAAGGAAACTTTATCAGTGGAAACAGAGACTACCGAACAGATGAAATCCAGACTGGAAGCCAGGCGCAAAGAAAATGTGGGTCGTCCTAAGAAGGGTGAAGCCGCCCAAAATGCGAAGAAGCCTCAGGAAGCTCGGGCTACCTTTATTGTGGATGCGGATTTACTTCGTAAAGTGAAGTATATTTCCCTTGTTGAAGGTTTGCTTTTGAAGGATATAATAGCGGAAGCTCTCAATACATATGTTGATAAATGGGAAACTGATAATCGCAAAATCAAATTGCCAAAGAAAAAATGAATAGTCTTCTCGGTTTATCAAGATTGCTTCTATTTGGCAATTTTTATGGAACAATATTGTGGACATTTAGTTCATTGAAATGATTATGTTTTCATTTGCAGAAAGTGTGTACGACAATACAAATGCAACTTCCATAATCTGAATTTTCCGTTTGATTGATGTCAATGACACTGTATCTTGGTTGCCAATATACTGCGTGAAATTCTATGATATGTTCCAACTCCGACTTCTACTGTGAATGCGGATCGGAGTTGCCTATATTTGAATCAGACGCGTGAGTGTTTCCTCATTCACTATCGCAGTGGTAGAAATACGCTTTGGGCATAACCCGAATTTCGTTAATATCCGATCTTTGAGCGTATCACGAGATTGTTGGGTTTCGCTTCCCTGATGAAAACGCCAGCCATCTACTTCGATGGCTTGAAGCGGTTGCTTGGTGAGGGAATTGTATAGCAAAAAGTCAATGTGTGCAAAAGGGCTTTCGGCAAATGCCTTTTCCGTATCGTCCAATAGATTCCAGTCGATAATTAGCTTTGATAACGGATAATGGCATACGACCTCTATATTTTCCCATACTTGTTTTGAGATAACTTTGACCAAAATGTCATATATTAGATTCTCGGACAATTGTGTTGACACTGATGGGTGTGCTTTCTCGTAAGCCAGCCGCTCTGAGGTGTATTGCTTGTACAGCAAGTCGAATACGGAACGGAGTTTGCTCTCCTTTATCTCAAAGTTGTTATATTGTATGTAGGTGATGAGCTGCGCCAGGTTCGACTCCTGTGGCATTTCATTGCCGTTGGTTACGATGCACAAATGGGTTTTAGCACGCGAAATAGCTACATTGAGCAGATTGGCATCATCGGAAAATTCAGTTGGGAGGTTATCTACCGTACTCAGGATGATGGTATCACATTCACGACCTTGATATTTGTGTACAGTGCTGGCAATATCTTGTCCCAAAGCCTTGTTGATTTCTTCTGCTTGCAATCGGTAAGGCGAAATAATACCCACGCTTCCCTTGCCGACATATTCCGGTATCACTTCTTGGACAATCACGTCAATTTCACGTTGATTGAAATGACCACGGGCATGGTTGCCTTTAACTGTGCGTACAACCTTTAATACGTCGTTTTCTGCATTATCCGTTGTCATGGTAATCAATTCTCCATTATAGAAACGCTGGTTACAATATTCTATAATTTGGGGATGGCAGCGATAATGTTCACGCAAAAGTGTAACAGGAGCATCTTTGAATACCTCTACGCACGATTGGAGGAAACTATGAGTAGCGGCATTGTAGGAATCGTCAATGTGATATGTTGTTTGAATGGCATTGAGTGCTTGTGCTTCTTCGCGGCCTATAACATTGGGCAGTTGTTTGTCATCTCCTACAATAACGATGTTCATGCCACACGAAAGGGCTAATGCGCCTGTCTTTATGTCCACTTGTGAGGCTTCATCCATAATGACATAATCAAAAACCATCTCTTTGCTGATGCAACTTTTAGCTGAATAGGTTGTACTAAGTACTACTGGATATTCCTTCAAAAACATTTCTGTTTTTGACTTTATTTCTTTAAGCGTAAACTTTCTTCTTTCCGATGAAGTATATCGTTTGGCTATATTGTTTTTTAATAACTGAAGTGAAGAAGAACGTAATTCTTTTACACTCTGGTGAAGGTCAATGGACTGGAGTACTGAAGATATAGCTTCTGTTTCTTGCTCAATTTCGGTCTTGCGAGAAAGATAGTATGCAGATTCTAAACTTGCGATGACTTTTGTGGGGCAGTTATTCAGAAATGAAAACATTTTCATTCCCATTGAAAATGAATGTTTCAGACGGAACCATAAACCGGGGCTCCGTTCTTTTTCGACTATCCTTAAATATAGATTGAGTAGTCTCATCAGTTTGGTTGAATGATTATGTTTTAACCACTCAATTAAACTAATTTCCTGTTGAAGCATATCATTGTATTTCGTCTCTTTCTGCAGGGCATCGTATTCGGCTTTCAGTAAGGCTTGCTTTATTTGTCCGTCAAAACCTTGCGTGACAGTGTGGATCGCGTGAATGGTCTGTTGCTTTATTGGTTCTTCGTCTATTATCCAATCGCTGCAATTAGGATAGTCAGGCTGATTGGCTATGAAAGTCTCTTTGTTCTGGGCACTACCCAGTTTTGCAACAAGAAATCCTAAGTTTTCTTTTCCCAATTTTTCCGCCACATTTTCTACTGCGGAATTATTGTTAGAAACTACAAGTACAGTCTTGCCTACCATTAGCAGATTGGCAATAATGTTTAAAATGGTCTGTGTCTTGCCCGTTCCGGGAGGACCTTGAATGATGCTGACTTGATGCGTTAAGGCTTTTTCTACTGCCGCTTTTTGGCTCGCATTACATCCAAACGGATAGTATATTTGCTTGGGAGTATGATGGGTGGCTAATTTTGTTTTATCACCAAGGTATTGCGCCAAAGGAACATTATCACGTTTCGTATCTATTAGTTCATATTGTTTGGAGAGAATGCTTTCTTCCTCTTCTGTCATCAGTCCTGTTTCGGCAGCCAGCTTGCGCAGGTAATCCCAAGTAGAGCCTTCATTTTTATCAATGGGTGTGCGTGTAATATAAACTTCATTTCCTTCCAGATTCTCATAATAACCATTAGCATAAGTTATATGGTAGAAGGTATGTCGCCCATCTGTAAAGCGAAGTAATTCTGCAACATCAGTGATATGCTTGTTTTGGATGTACAATCCTTTTTCGTTAAGGTCAATGAATTCAGGATGAGTGAGATAGAGCAACCGGGATTGATTATAATTGAATACACGGGGAGAAGACAAGAACTGTACTGTCCAAAGACCGTTCTTATTCTTGTATATAGAAGAAACTTGTTCGGTAATAAACATTCGCTTATCACCACGTTTTTCTAAATCTATTATCATGTATTGCTTTGCATCCATAATATACCTTTCTTATTCGCTACAGATAACTCGACAATCAATATTTGCCATTTCATGAAGAACCTGTACTGTGTTACCCAATAATATTTTCATTTCACTGGAAGAGTTAGATTTGCTCATACCCGGTTGAACTATAACTATGTGGTAGCGAAGTTCTTTTTTATTAGACGCTTCTTCTCGCAGTTTAATAATTTCAGAAATATCCCCTTTTAATATACTACTACTCTTCCCCTTTGAAGTCTTTAGTTCATTCCTTTTAAGGATATGTTGAAATACTTTATTGCCACCTATATATTTCCAACGAATAGATTTTTGTGCCTGGCCACAAACTTGATAAAGGTTTTCTATCTGCCCAGTCACTTTTCCACCTTTAGCATATTTCAAATGATATAAGGTAACATCTATTTGATGTTCTGAATTATCTATTGCAACCAAATCAGCAACTTCGCCACATCCATCATCATCAATCAAATAATCATGTTTGTCAATAATGGTTTGTACCATATAGTATTGTATCGAATCTTTGCGATATGGAGCTGATTCTTGGGATTCTTTTGAAAGATCGACCCCATTCCATGTTAATGTACTAATCATACTATCTGGGATTTCTTCAGCTTTACGTTTGGGCTTACAAAACTTTATACCGTATGATATACTATTATCTGCATAAAATATGGTAGGTGGGTAGTCAACAAAAAAATCCTCTAGGGAAACTTCTGTATTTCCATGTACGAACTTTATCTTATCTCCTCCAATCCATGAATATTGTATTTTATGATTCTTGTCTTTGTCATCTGATAATATATCTATTCGATATTTGCAATAATAATCGTTAGTTCGTAAGCTAAAGATTATATTATTACCCACAGACGTATCATCTTCTATTGTTATCTCAATATCATCAAAAGGTAATAGACTTTCACCAAAATGAACTAGCTGCGTATAATGCTCATACATTTCAGGATTCCAGTCCATACTAATAGGATGAGCGTTGGGCCACTTTTTGAGCATTTCAAATGATAACATATTTTGTAATACAACATTAGTATCTATACTCTCATCGAATATAATTTTACCTATTTCATTACACCATTCTTGGTAATGTTGTAAATCACATCGTTCACGAGACCATACTTTCCCATTGCTGGAACAGCCTATGCTTGTTGGATTTCCTCTTTTATACCCTACACCAAATAAATTATTTTTCAAAAGTTTACCTTGCGACAGTAAATCTATTCCATCTTGTACGCTTCTTCCATAATATGACTGAAATGAAATATCTTTTCCTTGTGGAAGTCGAGCTCCAACATTAAAAAGTCGAAGTCTTTGTACATTAGCAAAAACTCTAAACAGACTATCATTTTGTACCTTAATGGGGCTTGAAAATATGTGTTTCAAAAAATTCTCGCCTTTTATTTTAATAGATGAATTTAGATATATCCTTTTTGTTATCGCATCAAAATATACGATAATAATATCCCAAGAAAGGTTTTGTACAGTCTTAGTATCACCCCACAATACACACGATTTGTTACCTAATACAACAACTAATGTGTTTCCAGAAACAGTGTGTAATATGTAGTCGTATTTATTAATGTGATTTATTCCCTCCTTCCAATTATTGAATGCTGTGGTGGTTGATTTTGTTGTGTAAATTTCGGCACTTAAAGCGGGACGAATATCTTCCAATGATATTTCATCATTTAAATCACCTTGAAAACCTTCTAAAAAATCTGTAAGAGATTGCTGTTGTGTTGACGCTCTTTCATTTATACGAGGTAAAATGTAATTCCAATCAGCATCAATTTGATACAGACTATTTATTTCTTCTTTGATTGGAGGATTAGCAATGTTTGTGATAAAACTTGCCTTTCCTAACTTTATATCATTAGTTCTGGTAAATCGACCAATAAACTGTAATGTAATTGCCAAACTTTGCTTTTCATCATGAATGGCAGCTATTTTGAGCTGAGGTAAGTCATAACCTTCTCCCAACATATTTACACATACTATTATCCTGTGTTTCTTCTCCTTTATTGCTTTGAGTACACCAATTGCATTAGGCATTCCACTATACACAATAATAGGATTATAATCTTGATATTGTTGATAAATCTTGTAAACTTCTTTTGCTCTGGATTTACTTTTACATCTTGCCATAACTATATGGTCATATCCTTCAGCCAAATCTGTTTGAAGAATTTCAATCGCTTTCTTCGCAATCGCTTTGTCTGCATCTAATGTGTTGTATTTAACTATTTGATAATTATTGATTGCTTCATAGTAATGTTGTTCCTGGGCTTTTTTTAATGAAAAATTGAATACAATTTTACCTGCTAATTTTTGACCATCATTTCTGAATGGTGTAGCTGTAAACATAATGACTTTAGAAGGGGGAAATATTCCAATAAATTCATTCCAAGTCTCAGCTTTGGAGTGATGAGCTTCATCTATAAATGCAAACGATACATTTTCTCTAATATATTGTCGTACCTTATAAGATATATTAGCTGCCAATGCCATTGTTGTAACAATGACATTGGATGAATCTATCTTTTGTTTCCATTCATCATCTTTCAAGTTATGGGTAACTTTTGTGACAATGGGTAAGTTTATGTTAGCAGGTACTACTCCAAGCTTAGGGAGTAAACCTAGTGACTTAAATTTTTTATATGTCTGATTTCTCAGCGCATCGGAAGGAATAATCACAAAAACTTTTTGACATACATTAGCTATGAGAAATGCTAACATAGTTTCAGTTTTACCTGTACCTGTAGGCATGACTACTATCGCACGCTCTTCATTACTCTCAACATGAGCCATTAATGCATGTAGTGCTCCAATCTGCGGAGAACGAAGTCCTGGTTTATTATCGGTTTCTTTCCGAAAAACAAATTGTCCTGTCCACGATATTGCTATCTGTTTTGAATTTAGCTGTATATTTCCCATATTATTGAATATCATTTAGTTTAAGCATTTAACTGATAAAGATATTGCATTCTTACGTTGTTGCTAAGTTGCTCATTTCATCACCGCATTATACAAATCCTGATACGTCTTCACCACACTATACACCACCTCACCGGTACTGATAGTAGCAAAATGACGACGGGCACACTCAATCTTGGCATCTTCTGCTTTTCTCAGTTGCGATACTTCGATGTCGTTACCTTTGGTTTCCGCAATAAAATAGATGTGCTTTACACTACCTTCGCGGAAGGCTACTGCCCAGTCCGGGTTGTATTTACCCATAGGAGTATTGATGTAGAAGCCACCCGGTAGTTTAGAGTAAACCACTACGTCATCTTCCTTCTCCAGAGATTCGGCAAATGATTTTTCAATGCCTTGGCTATCTACTACCACAAGGTCGTAAAGCGACTTTTGGCTTTCAATGGCATCTTTCCCTAAAGTGCCACGCAAAGTTACTTCTTCAAAGATGTTGCTGTCAAATGTGTGGTCGCGCTTTTCGTACTTGATGTGCTGTATCAAAGAGATGGCCTTACAGTCGTTAATGATTCTTCCTGTCTTGATGATAAACTCTTCAGGATTGAGTTTGAATTGGTGGAAGGTTGCCGGAGCAATCCCTTGCAAGATACTGACAATAGTTCGACGGGTCAAACCTGTTATCTGTACCAGTTCACCGACAAGATCGTAGGTTACATTGCCACCTACAGCCTCGGTTACACGGATGGTCTTTATCTTGGCAGCAGACATGGCGGCACCTGCTTCCAGTTCCTCACGGTTGCGGATGTCTTCCATCGAACCGCTTTCCACTACGATGCGGATTTCTGTTACATTCAGGTGCTTGTCCACTTCCTCAATGGCATTCTTGATAAGTTTAGAAGTATCAAAGTTTACGTTGTAGTAAGTACGTGTATTGATACGTTTCCACAACTCTTGCCACTCCTTTTTATAGAAGTTGTTTGGAATGAATGTCGCTTTCTTCTTCTCTCTACCATTGGCAGGTTTATAGTCATCGGGGTTGAACACTTTGTCAAGTTGCTTGACGATAAACGACTTCATGCTGTTCTGCTCTCCGAAGTCAAGCGCACCGGCTTTTTTCTCATCAAAATACTTCTGGGTGAGTTTGCCTTTCTTGACATATCCTTGCGCAATCAGTTCCTCGTGAATATCAACCGCCTGTTGGGTAGTGATCTTTACGAGAGTACCCGTTTCTGTCTGTGCCATTGCATCGGTAAATAGGGTAGCAGTCACCACTACCGGACGATTGTCGCAAGCTTCGGCTATCTCTTTCTGCAATTTCTTTGCAAAGTCATCGTAACTTTCACTGGCAATGACGGTCAGGATGTTGGTGTCAAATACTGCATCACCCAACACATCGGCATCCTGTCGTTCTCCCTTGTCGTTGACGCAGAGACGCATACCGCGTCCCACTTCCTGCCGCTTTTTGATTTCGTTTGCCGTATCTTTCAGCGTACAGATTTGGAACACATTCGGATTATCCCAACCCTCTTTGAGTGCCGAGTGAGAGAAGATGAAACGTACCGGACAATCTTGGCTCAACAAACGCTCTTTGTCCTTCATAATCAAATTGAAGCCACGTTCCTCGTTTTCTCCTTCTTTAGATTTAGATTCTACGCTGACGCCTTTCTTGTCTATTGAGAAGTAGCCGTCGTGAACTCGGTCGCACGCATTCTTGGGGTCGGAAAGGAAACGAGTATAAGCTCCGTCGGTAAAGGTGGGCATCAACTCTTGTATGACTTTGTGGTATTCCTCCTCAAACATTTCAGCGAATTTACCTTTCTGCACGCTCTCTTTGTCGTACAGACGATAGTTGTCCACATGGTCGATAAAGAACAAGGAAAGTACCTTGATATGTTTCGGGAACAGTTGGCGTTCGCGTTCCAAGTGTGTCTTGATGGTTTCACGGATTTGTTGGCGGCGAACTACATCTTCATTGATAGCTCCTGACATATCTCCCTCATGCAGTGTCAAGCCATTCAGGAAATGAACCGTACCGGTCAAGCCGTCAATGCGTTCTACGATGTAGTTGTCATCATACTCTTGCAAACCGCCGCTTTGTTCCTTCAGGTTGAAACGTTCATCTACCAATCGTATCACTTGTTTGGTGCCACTGCTCGTTTTCATATCAAAGCCAATCCGTGCTTGCGGATTTCCTTTGGTAATGATGATTTCATCCAGATAGACATAGCCGTTTGTAGCCGTAGAACCTACCTGGTGCACACCTTTTACCTCTACCTTCTTCACCAGTTTCTTGTTGTAGGCATCAATGGCATCCAAGCGGAACACCATATTATATACATCATCTTTGCGGTGAGTGGCACTATACAATAGCTTGAAGAGGGGATTGAATAGTTGAATACCTTTTCGGGTGGCATTCCCCTTGTCCGAGCCCAATACACTTTGCGGCTCGTCAATAATCATGATGGGATTGGTCTTTGCCAAGATGTCTATCGGACGGCGCGAACCGAACTCGTCCCGTCGGGAAAAGATGATGCGTGCCGCAGCATCTCCGCCACGTCCTTCTTTGTTCTTTTCTTCGTTCATTGAAGCGTTGAACGCTTGTGTATTGATAATCATGACATGAATACCGTTGTCCTGCGCAAAGCCGTCAATCTTGGAGAGTTGTTTGGAGTTGTAGATGAAGTACTGAATCCGTTTGCCATACTCACCGGCAAAGTGTTCTGCCATACTCTCGAAACTCTTATAAACACCTTCACGAATAGCAATACTGGGCACTACGATGATGAACTTCGACCAACCGTAGCGTCGGTTCAGTTCGTACATGGTTTTGATGTAGGTGTATGTCTTACCGGTACCGGTTTCCATTTCGATGGTAAAGGTCAGGTCTTCACCCTCCAAATGTTCGATGGGTTTCAAGCCTTGTGCCATCTGAATGGAGCGTACATTTTCGCCGAGGCTTTCCCGGCTCAATACCAATGGAGCGTTGCCAAAGCCTTCCACTTCATAGAATCCTCTGTTCTTGCCTTGGTCCACAAGGAAATTGCTCAACCCATCGCTTTTGAGCTGTCCTTGAAATACATCCGTCACGCACTTGGCCGCTTCTGCCTGAAAGCGTTGGTGCTTATATTTAATCTTCATTGTGTCCTCCTTCCTTACCCATATTTCCTATACGTTTTATAGAATCCAGATAATCCCGTTCTACATCGCTAATGGTACGTTGCTTGTATTTCCGATATTCATTGGTGGCGTGTTCCATAGCGTCCGCATGCGACACACTACCGGAACCTTGCAGGAGTTGTTCGCCCGACATCGTAAGAATTCGGTCCAAGTAGTTCGCCCAGTCGTTCATGGTCATCGGTTGTTCCCGTTCGGCTTGTCGTTCTGCAAAGTCCAAATATCCGGAAACCAACTGTCCCATGGCACGAAGTTCCTTTGCGTCCAAATAATTCTTAGCGGTACGAGCTTCCACCAATGTAGGCTGATTGCCTTTGAAGGTAAGAAGTCCCATAAAATCCTTTTCCGCATCTGCACGTTCGACAATCAATTCCGCCGCCGTATGTCCGTGGATAGCATAGTGTATCTTGTTTTGTACTTTCTTGAAGAACTCTTGCGACACAGAAGCTCGTGGATCGTAGTCGATACTCGTGGCATATATTTCCAGCACTTGACGATATAGTACCTTTTCTGTGGCACGTATATCCCGGATGCGTTCCAACAGTTCCTTCCAATAGCCGCCACCTCCCAGTTGTTTCAAGCGATCATCATCCAAGGTGAATCCTTTAATCATATATTCCTTTAGCCGTAGGGTTGCCCATTGGCGAAAACGGGTGGCAATGATGGAGCGCACACGGTAGCCAAGGGCGATAATCATATCCAGATTGTAGAAAGTCATTTCCCTTTCCACTTTTCTTTCCCCCTCTTCCCGAACCTGTCGGAATTTCCGACAGGTTGCTTCCTGAAGCAACTCTCCTTCTTCATAGATATGCTTTATATGCTCGACGACATTTGTTCTAGACGTTTGGTATAACTCGCACATCTGTGCTTGTGTGAGCCATAACGTGTCCTCTTCCAGTTTTACGTCTATCTTGGTAAGCCCTTTACTATCGGTGTATATGAGTATCTTGTTTTCTTCCATGACTGCAAATTTAAATCACTTTGATGTTCTTGAATGCTTCATCGTCCGTCCAATCCATTAACTGCTTGAATTGCTCGTAGATGTTTATCTTTTGAGCGTCTTGCGTGAAGCAGGAGTCACGGAAGAGTACACGTAGTGGCATCTTTCCAGCCATAGCTGTTACTACATTGTCGGTAATGTTTTCGGAGAAGCAGGCTACCAAGTCACCATCGTTCACGGTGTAAATGGTGCATCCATCTACTGTTTCGGAGGTCATGGGTAGGTCGAGTGTAACACCCCAAGCAAGCATAGCTCCAAAAAGCAAATCTAAGTCGGTGCGGTCTGCCTTGATGTTGTCAGCAAAGAGGGCAAGTTGGTCTTGGTCGTACTCTTTGGGCGACTTTGAAACTTCCTCGTAGTTGCTTTCGTCCAGACGGAATACACGGAAACCAGTATCAAGGTCTTGGGTAGTCAAAGGAGACTCTTCTTTGATTTTTTTTCCGGCACGACGGATGCGTTCTTTACCGATTTCGGGAATGGTGTTATAATCTTGATTCTTCTTACTTTCACTCACTTCTTCCGGTAGTTGAACCATTATGAATTTGCAACAGGTACTTTTCTCTGCATTCGTTTTCATTAAAGCGTGAGCTGTAGAAGCAGAACCTGAAAAGAAGTCAAGTACGATAGAGTCATCTTGCAAATTGGCTAAAGTGATTAAACGCTGCATAAGTCTAACTGGCTTAGGACCATCAAAAACACCTTTATCACTAAATAGCTTTATTACTTCTTGGGCACCTTCTTGACTGTGTCCTACTTCTTTATAAAAAAGAATAGAAGTTGGGGCCATTCCCTCAAATTTTAATTCGTGCAAGAAACGTTTAATTCGAGGTGTTCCATTCCCATCAGAACCGAACCAGATTCGGTTGTCTTGGAGTCTCTCAGCGAAAGCTTTCGCTGAGAGACTCCAGCAGCGTCCTGCTGGAGGCTCTACAACTCTTCCTGATGGAAGAGTTATCGGATAGTCACCTGATGGAGAATAAGTCTTAACCGTTAGATTATCTGATTGCCACACACCCCTTGGATCGTTGTCTGGATTAGAATACCGAGCATTGGCCTCTTCTGTTCTTGGTAATCTTCCAATAGTAAAGTTGTTTATACCTTTGGCATACATCACAATATAATCATGACTATTAGAAATGAATTTAGCATCATTTTTGGGAGAAAAGGCTCGTTCCCAAACTAATGTTGCTACAAAATTTCCTTCTCCAAATACTTCATCACAGATATTCCTTAGGTTTCTGACTTCGTTGTCATCAATTGAAATAAAGATAACTCCATCTTCTGTAAGCAACGATCGAGCAACAAGTAGCCGTGGATAAATCATCGAGCACCAATCCGAATGGAACTTACCATTTGAATCCGTATTCTTACGATAACGATACCCTAATTCATCTACATTACCAGCCTCCAAATCCTCTTCGGCAGCAGTGCGAGCAAAGTCATCATCGTACACAAAATCATTGCCCGTATTATAAGGAGGGTCAATATAAATCATCTTCACCTTTCCTAAATACGAACGCTGGAGCAATTTCAGCACTTCCAAATTATCTCCTTCGATATAGAGATTCTTGGTGTTCTCCCAATCTACAGAGTCTTCCGGCACAGGACGCAGTGTCTTATCAGTAGAACGTGCAGCTTCTGATTTTGCCGCATTCTTACCGACCCAAGTAAACTGATAACATTCACCGTCGTTATCACTCTCTATCACATTGTCCCCTAAAAGTTGGCGCAATGCTTCGAAATTTACTTTTCGACTTACTTCTCCAGTCTTCGGGTCGCGTGTCTCGGTAAATACCGAAGGGGCTATTTGATAAAGAGCCTCCATGTTGAGTTGCGTACCATCGGCTGAACTCAAATTCAAATGGTCTAATATAACTTTGCTCATATATAGTTTCTTTTTAATTGCTGTTATTTACTTTTTTATTGTTAGTTGATTGATTTCCTTTTGCAACATCGCCAATTCTCGTTTCAAGTTTCGTGCTTCTTCATTAAGACGCATTTGTCGGTTGAACTGTTTTTCAGCTCTGACCTTCTTTTGCAGGGCTTCTACCGTTCGTTGTTTCTGTGCCAACTGCTGTTGCAACTCAATGATGCGCTTGGTGTCGGTGGCATTGGTGGTGCCAAATCCCGAAATCTGTCCGGCGAAGGCTTCATATACCTTATCTAAGGTTGCGCCCTCAATTGTCAGTTGCAGTGCTTCGCTATTCGTCCAAGCGGTTCGGAACGACCGAATGATGCGAAACGTACCTTTGCTTTCGTCTATCCACTCTTTGTAGTTCAGCAATAAGCGGTAACATTCTTCAAACTGCAATACAAAAAGTATGTGGCGCGGCATTTGCTTGTCGATGGTTAGGAATACATCATCGGGCACATCCTCGCATTTCAACGTAACGTGAAAGACTGTAATCTCATGCACCGTCTTTCCATCCTCCACATGGAGCGTGGAAGGTGCTAACTTTGTCCACCATAGAATGCGATCAATATCTTCCACAAAACGAGCTTTCAGCCTTGCATTGACATCCAAGTGCCGATAAAAAGCCGTTTTGGGAACAGGCTTGTTGACGAGAGTTGAAGGTGGAAACTGTATCATTGGTTTCGTATGATTAAGAAAGTGACTAACTCAAAATCGTCCAACCCCTTTATTTCGCCTTGCAAAGCAGAAGTTTCACCCAAAGAGAAAAGGCTCTCGATGTCGCTTTCTGTCTTGACCTCCACGATGCTTTCAATCGCTGATTGAAGCAAATTGCTGTACCGTTCCATCTTGCGTCCATCCGCAGTCTCTTTGTTGAGCGCGGCACAGAGTGCAGGATTATGTTCCGCTTTGTTTTTGCAAGCATAGCGCATCACATCGAGCAACTGTTTGGGATGAAGATGGTCGTAAACGACTTCGCCTTGGTCGGAAAGATAGATCATATAAAACGGATGCAACAGGTTCTTACGGTCGATGTTTACCGCATTGCTTCGGTTCTTCAGAATGAAGATGACACCCGGACGAACCATTGGGGAACTCTCTACCACGGCACTCATGCCCATAGGAGCGTGCTCTATATCGGGATGCTCTTTCATGTAAGAGAGCAAGTCCAATCGAAATTCATTGAGTCCCAAGTCCATGATGTTGATACCCGTATCCATATCTTCAATGTCCACCACAGCTTCTTGCAGCCGTCGCAACTGGTTGCGTCGGTATTCCAAATCTCCTTTTTCGTTTACGCTAAGCAGATTATCATCGCCCGTAGCCGTAAGTACGGTAGCCTTCATGCGGCTCTCTACACGTCCTTTCAGTTGGATGTATTCGTCCAGCTTCATATCCGGCCAGTAGTTGACCAGCTGTATCTGCTTGTTACGTGAGCCGATACGGTCGATACGTCCGAAGCGTTGGATAATGCGCACCGGGTTCCAGTGAATATCGTAGTTAATCAGATAGTCGCAATCCTGCAAGTTCTGTCCTTCGGAAATGCAGTCGGTGGCTATCAGCACGTCAATCTCTTCGGTGGCATGAGGATGAAGGGCGGTACGGTCTTTGGACAATGGCGAGAACCAAGTCAACACGTTGTTGAAAGAGAGCGGAAACTTAGGGAGCGTACAGCGTCCGTCTGCCGTACCGGTGATAAGTGCTGTATGCAATCCACATTCTTTCTTAATCCGACCCGCCAATTCCGTATAAAGATAATCCGCTGTGTCGGCAAAAGCGGTAAAGATCAGTACCTTCTTGTTTTGTCCGTTGATGGGATGTGCGAATTTCTGTTTCAAATCTTCGATAAGTCGCTGTAACTTACTGTCGTGTTCCGGTGTAATATCTTTCAATAAAAGCAGAAGAAGTTCCAGCTTTTCAAGGTCTGACTTCAAATCGGTGCGCCAGGACACATAGTCCATGTCGCGCAGATTGATTTTCGATTTGCGCGTGGCGAATACATCTGTTTCGCTGTCGGTCGAATCCAATTCCTCGGTGAAAGAGGCTACATCAAAGGTGGCATTACCTCGCTTTTCTTCAAATTGGTCGATAGCGACAATCGTTTCCCGGATATACTTACTTATGCGAGTTAATGTCAGACGGAAGGAGTTGACACTACTTTCCAATCGTTTCAGCAGATTGGTTGCCATTAGTTTTCTCAATCCTTTTTCTCGTCCGTCGATGGAAAGGCCATCGCCGTCAAAGTCGATGACATAGTTGTTCCTCACACTATCGAAAAGATAGAGTGAGGGGGTATAGATAGCTAAATTCAACTCATTCAGTTGTTCGGCAATGTCCCGGAAGTTGATGGCATGGTCAAGGTCCGTCAGTTTGGGACGACGTGAGAGCGGAGCCAATCGTGTAGGAAACTCACCGATGTCCTTGGTATCGTAATACTTCATGATGTGGCTACGGCTACGGGCAATGGTAACGGCATCCAATAGTTGGAAGAAATCAAAACTGAGGTCGTGCAACAATCGTTCCGTAGTTCGTTTCTGCACTTCCAGCTTTGCCCATCGGTTATACACTGTCTGGGCATTGCGAAATATATCGTCGATGTGGCGGTCGATATCCAGTTCGGCATTGATATTCTCCGCCTTACCTTCGTAAGCAAGTTGCAACTGATTTTTCAGGTCGTTGAAGCGGTTGTTTACAGGGGTGGCGCTTAGCATCAGTACCTTTGTCTTGACTCCTTGTCGGATGACACGGTTCATCAAACGCTGATAGCGATTTTCTTTCTTGTCGGAATCCTCGTCTATGATTTCACTATCATCCACATTGCCGCCATTGCGGAAGTTGTGGCTTTCGTCAATGACAATTAAATCGTAGTTACCCCAATTGATGTGTTCCAAGTCAAGTCCGTTGCTGACGCCTCGGTCGCGCGACAAATCCGAATGGAACAGAATGTCGTAGCGCAGACGGTCGGCGGCAATCGGATTGTTCTTGTAATTGGCTCGGAAAGTCTGCCAGTTTTCATTCAATTTCTTGGGGCACAATACAAGCACGGACTTGTTGCGGTTCTCGTAATATTTGATAACTGCAAGTGCCGTGAATGTCTTTCCCAAACCTACACTGTCCGCCAAGATACAACCGTTGTATTTCTCCAGTTTGTTGATGATGGCAAGAGCGGCATCGCGCTGGAAATTGTAGAGTTTGTTCCAAATGATACTGTTCTTGAATCCGGTACGTTCGTTGGGTAGAACATCCTCCGAAATATCTTCCAGAAACTCATTGAAGATATGATAAAGAGCAATGAAGTAGATATATTCCGGCGCATTCTCTTGATAGACCGTTTCGATGTATTCAAGGATGCGGTCGGTTACATCCGAAAACTTTTCGTCGTTGTTCCACTGTTCGTTGAAGATGGCAAGATAGGCTTCGGCTGTGGGGGTAGGAAGCACGTTGACTATGTTGTACACTTCATTACCTCGCTCGCATCCCAGTTGGGTAGTCGTAAACTCATTGAAAGGCAGATAGACATATTCCGATTCCTTTTGGACATGAAGAAAACCGCCCATTTGCTCTTGCGATGAATTGGAGCGGAACTTGACTTTCTTACGAATCCATTCGGCACACTCTTTGGCAATGGCCTTTTGCGACAGTTGATTGCGCAACCGCACTTCAAAGTCCGTTCCATACAGATTGCGTTCCCGATTGAGTTTCGGAATATAGTATTCGCGTTTTTCTTTCTTTGTTTTCTCCTTGATAAAGGTCGGTGATGTGAATATGAAACGAAGTTCTTCCACATTTTCCAGTTCTTTTTTCAAGGCTTCAAACGCATAAATGGAAAACGAGGCGGCAGCCACGGATATGCGACTTCCTTTGGATAACCGTTCTTTCAGGTCATCTACCACGCATTCATGGATGTTATCGATAAGTTTGGGCTGTTCCATACATCAATACTTATTATTCTAATGAAATAAGAAGTCTATTTTAATGGCCATAACAGGTCTTTCATATCTACTTCCAATGTCTCTGCTATTTTGAGCAACATTTCAAGTGAAGGTTGTGAGGCGTTTGTACACCATTTGGAAACGGTAGCTTGATCCTTGCCTAATTGCTCAGCCAACCATTTATTGGTACGTTTTTTCTCTGCCAATACTACTTTCAAGCGATTTATGTCTCTTTTCTCTTCCATAATGAATCTGTTGTATCATTGATTAGGGCAAAAATAATCAAAAAGTCTGGATCTCTCAATAATATTTTAAGGAAAAAGAAAAATATATTTGCGAATTACGCCAAATGTTTTCATAAATGAGGAAAATTCTTGTAGTTGGTCAACTCCGTGTCTTCAACACCAAGTTGATCCTAACTGATGGGTATAGAGTATTACCGGACAAAAACTCCGTATCGTTGTTCATAGAAAGAACCTACAAGACTACACTGTGTTTCATTTTGTAGGTCCTCACAATGACAACGAGGTATGGAAGCATCGGCTGTAACCATCTGTTATGTGCTTAAAAGGATAAGTTTGGAGCAAGTGTTTTCGACAACCATTTGAGCTTCTTGGTCAAGACCGTTTTTATCGTGCAAAGGTATTGCGGACAGGAGAAATGTCAAGTGGCACTGGCGTTTTCGGTTGGAGGGCTTGACGGCAACCTTCCACAAATTTTCTCGTACCTCCAAAATTGGGGTATTCCGTCCGCACTCTCCGACCTCACACTTGCCTTATTCTCCCTTTTGTCCACAATGGAACTTCGCACGAAAAACGGTTTCCCCGACCAAGAGGCTCAAAGGAGCTTTACAAGAGGGAAAAGAATTGAAATCCAAAAACGAAATGATTATGCGAGTAAGAAGAATGACAATCGAGCAAGGTATGGGAGCTGGACTAAGCCGTTTCCCAAACTTCCACAAGACCGGAAGTGTGAGAGGCATGAAAAAACTCTATTATGGCAGCAAATGTCTGTTAGTGCGTTGTGGGGACTACATCTATAATGTATCATCCGAACCGCATATTTATTATCAAGCAACCTTTTAAAATTGTAGCAATATGGACTATCAGGAATTTTCAGGAGCAACAGTCTCCGAACAAGACAAGGCTTTTGCCCAAGAGTTCGCCAACTTCGTGAATGGACGGATGTGTTCCGCCGACCAGACCGGCAAGGAACTGACCAGAGCACACCGCTACCTCCAGCAGCAGATGTTCAAAGTGTTCATAGGTTTTATGCGCCAGTTGGCATACAACTATAAGCAGGGTGCTTATGATGAACGCAATGCGTGGGCTTCACAACTTGCATCGGAAACGTACACCCATCTGATTGAGAGTGAAATCATTTATGACCCCAATTTCAAAAAGTAAGAGCAATGGACGATACTGATACTGATTTTCCGGAATACGGACGGCTGTGTGAACTGATAACTCCATGGCGTGGCTATCATCGTGGTACAATCATCGCCAGGACTGCAAGCGGCTTTGTCGTGCAGTTCAGCAGTGGAGCAGAGATAGAAGTATATGAGGACGAAATAGAATTTGATTGATATGTGCAGGTTAAAGCCCCCCCAATTGGAGGAAGCCTTGAAAAGCTTTCCTCTTTACTTCCAAGACGGCAAGAGGAAAAATGCCGTTTGTTGTGTGATTTTTGCTCTCGGTGGCATCCGTTGGTTCATACTTGAAGGAGAAACGGAAGGAAACGACACCATTTTGTTTGGCATTGTCATCGGACTTGCAGAGAATGAATACGGCTATGTTTCGCTAAACGAACTTTCAGAAGTGGAGGTTGACCTCACGGCACAAGGTCTTGGCAAACTCCGAGTTCGGCAACAGCCCAACTTTCAGCCGATTCGGTTGGATAGGCTGAATGACCATCGACTGTAACACTTCCTTGCAAGGTTTGAAGATTGAACGATATATGTCAGCCACAGCTTCATCAGTTATGGCTGACATTATATTAAAGGTATTGCCCTTCAAAATCATTCAAACAATCAATCAATATAGAAAAGCCCTGTCATCCTTCTTGAATATTCATTTCAAAACAATACTCTGCTCGTCAAACAGGGGAGCGTCTTGGCCGATCTCCACAAAGAGCACCTGCTTCGGATGGCTATCATGGATCTCAAAATAGCGCATACCGCTATTCCCTACGCCCCATCCGCCACACGTGGAAGGGATTGGTTCCTCGGTCGACAACTCCTGAATTTTCTCGGCCGACGCGCCGGTCGGCTCCAAGACATAACGGGTAACGCCTTCCCGGCTTGAACGAACCTGACGGAAGCCGCAACTGACAGTCGGGTCCCATTCGGGCGTTTGTCGTAACACCGAAAGAAGCTCTTCGATTTCTCCCGAAGGCAGGGGGAATACCTTGATCACCGTCAGGAAAAAGGCCTCACGGTCTCCGTCGTCCACAATCCCGGCTTCCGCCTTGGCATCGTCCACCATCACATGGATTACCTCATTGCGCTGTGCCCAAAACATCAGCTCCTTACCCTCTACCGTTTCCCAACGAAATCCTTCAAAAGCCTCTCTGGAAGGAGCAGACGGAAACTCCGGTAGTGTTCGCGACCTGCTCGTGCAACCCAATGCCAACAAGCAAAGGCTGCTATAAATCAATGACCGTTTTATTCGTCTCATTTCACCATACATTTATACACATACTTAGAGCCTGTTTTAAAATGGCTGAAATCTTTTTCTAAAGAGGGTTCCGTATCCGCCAGATTATTTCTTTCTTTGAAGCGACCAAACTTAAAAAAAGACGTATCAAACAGATTTAACGGAAACCGAGTGGTAATATATAACAAAAGTATTGAACCTGCAAGAAAGAAAGCGAAAATATGATTCGCGAGTGATTTGGAATGCTATATTTTACCTGGTAAAGACAGGTTGTCAATGCCGGATGCTTCCCCTTGACTTTTCCAAGTGGCAGTTAGTCTATTACTACTATTGCAAATGGGCCTTCCAATTGAATTTTGCCTTGTTGTTGGAGAGATTACGTGGACATGTACGTGTGAAACGTGGTCAAAGTATGGAGCCCAGTGTAGGAATTATAGATAGTCAAAGCGTTAAATAGGAAAACAATGCTTCTTTGAACGGTGTTGATGGAAACAAAAAGGTAAAAGGTATAAAACGGCATGTTATAGTGGATAAGAATGGCTTTCTTATCGCCGTTATGGTCACCATAGCCAATGTGCATGACAGTAAAGCCGCGTATTTGCTGATTCGGGTTCTTAAAGAGATGCGCTCCAGTGTAAAAACCATCCTTGCCGATGGAGGTTACAGGGGAGAACTTGTCGATAACATAAGAAAGAAATTCGGATATGTCATTCAGGTTGTTATCAGCGCATACAAGGAACAGGGATTCAGACCCATTCAAAAGAGATGGATTGTGGAAAGAACATTCTCATGGATGGATTACAACAGAAGACTCTGCCGAAACAATGAACTAACATTCGATTCGGCAGAGGAAATGGTCAAATTAGCCACTATAAGATTATTACGAGGAAAATTTAAACAGGCTCTAAGTAAAGTAATTTTTTATACGTTCTAATAATCCGTTGAAGTCGAGTGGATGAGCCTTGAATACGTCTTGAGGCACGCGCACCTTGTATGAACCGTCCAATCGTATATCTTGTTCCCCTCCCTTAAATGCCTCGTCTGCACGTTTGCGCAGGTCTGCTTCAAGTGTGCCGATATTATCAAGGCACTTGATATTATCATATATCTCGGACATTTCCATTGGATTATTTTTTTCGGCGCGACTTCGGTCAAACTTATACATGTTCACACTAATTAGAGCGTATCTATCAGGCATATCTACAGCACATCTGAACTGTGTTGAACTCATCTCAACCGATTGGTCATTTTCCCAGCGGGATTTAACCTCTACATGATAGTCTTCATACCCTTGTTTGCTTAAAATGAAGTCTTGTCCACATTGCTCGTTATTGACAAAAATGCCAATCGGTTCCAAAGCCTCTATAAGAAATTTTTGTATGTGACTCTCGACATATGCTCCAAGCATCTTGATATAAGCATCATGTTCTATCTGAGCTATGACAACATTCACGTTATTTATCACATCTTTAGCGTCCTCACGTTCCGCAACGTCAGCCATCAGTTCCAACAATTCTGGATTCTTCTTCTTCATCATACGATTGATAGCCTTGCGCTCTGCAGGTGTACCAAGTTTGTAGCGGATAGATTCACGTTGGTTATAAATCGACTTGAATAGGATTTTCCAACTGTCGATGGACTCGTTTTCTGCCAACTCAATGATATCCAGAACTACTGTGTCCTGAAAGTCTTCTTCGCTTAAAGCCGTCTGAATTTTATTCGCTACTTCCTGAGCTTTCTCTTCATTATAGACAAAAATAGTGTTAAAGTTATCATGTACCCAATGTTCATGCAAATCTTCTTTAATTACATCTAGGTAGAACTTTGCCAGATCTTCATGTATATTTACATTCTTGCAGAGCTCTTTCTTGGTGCGAAGCTGGTAGTTATAGTTGGGTATCACAGCGAACTCATCCAAACGTTCCAAGCGCTCCTTTGCGTTACTTGTAGCATATTCCGTCAAGAAATCCTTCAACAGCTGATCGTTGTCCTTAACCCACTCTTCATCCTTCTGACTGATTACATAAAGCGTGTAATCAAGAAGCAAATTAAAAGCAGGATTATAGAAATCATCTTCCTTATCGATAACCTTTTGCTGAGCAAGACAGGTGAACTGCTTTTCGTGGATTCGTACTATCCATGGCATCATTCGGCCGCGAAAGTTGTTGAACTCAGTCTGCGAAGTAGCAGAGCTAAATGCAATCAAAGCCTCCAGTTGTTCTGTAGTCAAAGGTGTCTTGTTGCTACCCAAAGCAGCACTACGCCATTGGCCTATAGTTTGGCTGACAGAACGTTGCAAGTCCTCTGGTTTGTATGTAGCCACTTTACCAATCTCGTTATAGGCGGTATCAATCATCCGGTCGGCATCACTACCCATCAGCATCTCGGTCAGTGCATAGAGTTTGGTAGTCATAAAATCGCCATGACGCAAATCACCCTTCTTCTTCAAGTTCCCCTTGCGATTAGGCAACAGCTCATAATCGTCTAGCAGGGTTATGTTATCGCTATCCACAAGAAATGAAAGAAAGCTATGCAGGTTGTCCGATTTCGCCCGAACCGATTCACAGACATTCTTGACGGTAACGTAAAACTCGCTATCGCGGTTACAATGCCACAGATGAACTACTTCAGACCATGCAATCAGGTCTGAAGTAGGCAGTAGGTAACACTCCTCCTCATTGCGCTTTACGTTCTTGGCATATTCGGCAAGCGTCAGTTCATATTGTGTTCGTTTCTCGTCCGTCAATTTGCTGTAAAAATCAGGATGTAACACTCTGACGCGAGCATCATTCATTGCTTTCAAACCGTCATCCGTAGGTATTACTTTCCACGATGGCACAACAGCCTTCCACATGTCCTGCAAATCCTTATAAAACCTTATAGTAATCTCGTCATCCTTGTCGCTATGGAAATTAACACTACACATGTCAAGACTCAAAGCACTAGCATTGCCTTCACAGGCATAAAACCGATGAAGAGCGGCCATCATCTCATGCAAAATCTTTTCGTTATGTACACCTTTTTCACGCTTTGAAGATACGTTCTCAGGTAGCATAATGTTGTTGCGTTTCTCTACAGGATGCCAACGCTTAGAGTGGAAGATGAAGTTTACACCGAAGTTCTCTGTGCCAAGCAGAGGAAACCACAAGAACAAACCGGGTATAGTATCCACCGAACCGCAAGATTCCGGATAGGGCGGCAATATCACTACGTCATTCACCTTACCTTCCTCATTGAATGACTGCAGACTGACTACGGAGATCGCCGTACTTTTGCCAGTAAGCATATCAGTTGTCTCTATTTCATTAACAACCTTAAACCATTCCGTGTCCCCTTCCATCCTCTGCTTATCGATGCTGTTTGTCTTGATGATACGGAAATGACGCTTTGCGCACAAATCATTTACCTCAATCTCCTTGATGCGTTCGTTAATCACCAGTACAAACGGCATCAATCTTATGGCGCTTGCCAATTGTCTGGAAACAGAATTCACTACAGACGGCTCAAGCTGGTAGGTAAAAGAAGTCCATTTCTGCTTCTCACCCAACAAATCGTATTTTTGATATAAGGGAAGGGTCTTATGCATATCATCCACCAGCTTCATCTCTTTACGCATTTCGCAGATAGCCTTCTCCAAATCGTTTCTGTATGAGCGGTTCAATTCAAAATTTTGCATATAGACATAACCTTTCAACTTTTCCGGACCACTCATCACCTTGTATGGTGCTGACACCTTAACAATATCACAGAAAGCATGTGTAGTCATGAATCCAGTCCCATACTGACCTACAAGGTCTGCCCCAGGGTTGTCTTTGCTGCTATTCTGGTTAACCAGAGCCAAGAGGGATGTATAGTCGAACGGCTTGCCATGATGTGAGAAAACAATCTTATCAGGTTTGAGTTCGATACGAATACGACTATTCTCATCCATATCCCGAGCATTCTGCACGAGTTCCCAGATGGCGCGCTCGCCACTCTTTTCGTCAAGATTCTCAATGCCTTGATTAATCTTCTTGCAGTAAGCCAGCAGTTCCTGACGTTGTTTCAAGTAGTTCTGATAATCCTCAATGGACTCAAATTCCATTTCTTCTTCCATATAAAGTATTTTTAGAGCCTGTTCAAAAATGAATGAAATCTTTTTCTAAAAGGTTTCTGTATCCGTCTGATCGTTTCTTTCTTTGAAGCGACCAAACTTTAAAAAAGATGTATCAGACAGATTTAACGGAAACCGAGTAGCAATATATAACAAAAGTATTGAACCTGCAAGAAAGGAAGCAAAAATATGATTTACAATTGATTTAGAACGCTATATTTTACCTGGTAAAGACAGGTTGTCAATGTCGGATCTTCCCCTTGACTTTCCCAAGTGACAGTTGGTCTATTACTACTATCTCAAATGGGCTTCCCTATTGAATTTTGACTTGTTGCTAGAGATTACGTGGGCATATACGTGTGAAACGAGGTCAAAGCATGGAACCCAGTGTAAAAACTATATTTGCCGATGGAGGCTATCGGGGAGAACTTGTCGATAACATAAGAAAGAAATTCGGATATGTCATTCAAGTTGTTATCAGCGCATAAAAGGAACAGGGATTCAGACCCATTCAAAAGAGATGGATTGTGGAAAGAACATTCTCATGGATGGATTACACTGCCGAAACTATGAACTAACACTCGATTCGGCAGAGGAAATGCTCAAATTAGCCACCATAAGATTATTATTGAGGACAAATTAAACAGGCTCTTAGCATATTGTATTTTTCTTTTCTTATAAATGGAATTAACTGATTCCGTTCTTTCGTTTGCGTCCCCTCTTGGGAAGACCAGTAGTTTTGTAAGCAATCAAATCTCTTCCGTAAAACATGAGCTTTCCTGTTTCCGGCACTTTGACAAAAGGTAACGGATGCTCCAGGTGGTTGATGTAAGCATAGAGCGTACATCTATGAACGCCAAGGTAGCGTGCCGCTTCACTGATGGAATAAGTTCGTTCCGGCTCCATCTCATTTGAATATCTCTGTATAACCATAATTCGTTTTTCTTGTAAAACTACTGATGATGTGCATCTTCTGCAAGAGGTTAAACATGGGAACATATAGGAGTTTGTGGGATTTTGTAGGAATATGAAGGACTCTTGTTTGATTCTATAGTGATGGTCTCATTAGCGAAGAGTACAGATAGGGCTATGTGTTTTCTCAGATAGAAAAAGGCATATATTTCAGGGTTGACAGCGTTGACAAAGGTGATAGCCTTGAAACGGCTAATGAAGGCTGTGTGAAAGCCCCTGTAATACAATACATTTCTACTTTTTTAAGAAAATAAAGAATAAGAAATGTAACTCATGGTTTGTCAACACTTGGCTTTGATATTTTGACTGGGACCTGATTTTGTCAACGCAGGTCAACGTTTGTCAACGCAGGTTCTGGGATTGATGCAATTGATACTCAATGAATAGGTCTTTGTCAACGCTGTCAACCTCAAAATGTGTACATTTTATATTTCGAGGAATGTTTTTTTCAAACGGACATTCATAGATAAAAAGGTAATGAAAGTATCCTGTTTCATTTGTTCATCTGCGCCTCTCTGGATATTGTTTTGCAAAGTTGCCGCAGGCATCGTCAAACATCAAATCCGTAGCACAAAATCTTCCTCAATCAAGTTGAGCGTATTTTCCACTCCTTGATTTGTCTTATTGACTGCCTGCGTTCTGAAAAGCAAAAAATATCCCTTCGGGCAAGCTGAAAACTTGCAAACAAAAGGGAAAACAATCAGAACGTATGGCACAGATGGACGATACAATCAGAAAGCAGTTGGAAAAGCCGCAGACATGGTTCTGCAAATATTTTCCCAAACGCATCCGAAACGTGGGTGAAAAGGAAATTGCCGACAGGCAGATGGTTTATGACTTCAAGGATGGAAGAGCCTTTGAGACAGTGGCACAAATGACGGCATCAAGTATGGTGGCGCAGTATGGAAATTCTTGTGGGGACATCGTGTTTGTTCCAGTCCCGGCATCAACAAGTCAGAAACACGAACTCCGATACAAAGCCTTCTGTGAAAGGGTGTGCGAACTGTCCGGAGCTATCAACGGCTACGACCATGTGAAAGTATGTGGGGAACGCTTGGCTATCCATGAGAACCGAAAATCGGAGAAAGCTATCCGCAAAGTGAACATTATTGAATTTGATGAAGAATGGTTCGATGGCAAGACTATCGTGGCATTTGACGATGTTATCTCTCGTGGCATTAGCTATGGTACTTATGCCAACCAACTTGAAAGTCTTGGTGCGAATGTGATTGGGGGCATCTTTTTGGCAAAAACTCATTATAAGGTAAGATGAATATGGAAACACTTGAACTGATAAAGGCTGAGTCCATAGCCTTCACGGGGCATCGGGATATTCCGGTGTCCCAAATGGATGGAGTGAGGGAACGGCTAAAGGCTGCAATTTCCCATGCTTACAAACATGGCAAACACAATTTTTATTGTGGTATGGCTTTGGGTTTTGATAGATTGGCGGCAGAAGCAATCATTTCTCTCAAAGAGGAATTGCTCCATGTCAGGTTGGTAGCTGTCGTTCCCTTTCGGGGACAATCCAACCGGTGGTCAGCCATTGAACAAAGACGATATAGGCTACTTCTTGCCCAGGCAGATAAGGTTGTTGTTTTGAGTGAGCACTATTATCAAGGATGCTTGCTCAGACGAAACGACTATATGCTGGCGCACTCTTGTGGTGTGATAGCCTACTTTGACGGCAAGCCGAAAGGGGGTACATATTATACTTGTGGGAAAGCCCGGGACAAAGGGATGGAGGTGGTTAACCTTTACGAAATTGGGGATTAAGGGAGGTTTAAAAGCCAATGCTGATAAATTAAAGTACAATTCTTGCGAAAATTTCGCAGGAATTGCACTTTAATTTGCTATATGGGAAGCTCAGAATGTTACGAGCAAGCCTTCTTTACAGACCAATCGACCTATGTTCCAGCCTATGCTTGACATTGCCATTATAATACTATCTTTATGAAAGAAGCATCATCTTCGTATTCCTTGTTTACAAGGGATGTCGTATCTGACATTTGATTGACCTCTGTTTGCTTGTAGAATCCGTCAGTGCAAAGAAGAAGTACATTTCCTGTATTGACCTCTCTGCATTGATAAGGTATATCTGTTCTTAAGCCTGCTCCCTTTATACATCTTGTAAGCAAATATTTGCCATATCCAGCATCCAATATATGGTCTGTGGTTAATTGTTCTGCTTTATCGTGGTTGAAAAGGTAGATTCTGACATTACCCAGCCAAGTATAGTGAATGTTATTGCCAACAATGAAGGCTATGGCAACAGCTGCTCCCATTTTGCTGTGAGTTTCCATGCTCTTCTGACAAATAGTTTCATCGGCATATTCCAACGCTTTACCCAACAATTTTTGTATAGGCAATCTTTCCACATGCTCACAAATAAAGGCAGTGATTGTACTTACAATCAGATCTGCCGCTTCCTTACCGAAGGTCAAGCCACCCATGCCGTCTGCCAATACTGCTACAGCTTTATTGGGAGTTAACTGGTGGACAGACAAACTATCTTCATTGGAATAATGTATGCCTTCTATTGAAAAACTATCTATCTTCATCGCTTTCTTCTTTCTTTAATATTTCAACCATTCCAATAAGTGCATTTCTGATAATTTGATGCGCGTCGCTTCCGGAATGTCTGCTACTCATAGAGTTGATTAATGGACTACTTTCATCCAACTCAATCTGCTCTTGCAGTTGGTCGGTATAGAATTGAAGATGCTCTTTGGTAAGAAAATCTCTCATTTCACAGGCAATCCAACTGGCCCCACCTGTCAAAAGGTCGAAGTTTTCACTTGTATCTTGAACTTCGTCAGGAACAGGTTGCTTGAACGACACATTTGCCAAATAGAAGTTATCCATTATGTAGAGCATATCGGCAGCATCTTTGTCGGTAAGTAAATGCCTGTCGAGCCAGGTGTCAAACTTTATTAGAAATTGTCCGGATAAAGGAGCCATCCTTATAGTAATAGCATCATCGATTATAACCGTATCGGCTATGCTCATTACATCTTTGAAGCATTTGACCGACATTTCCGGATTGCCTTCAGGCGGCCATGCCACTTTCTCGTCAGCTTCCAGTTCTCCAAAAGGAACGATGTCGATTTCATAATCATTGGTACCATCTGCACCTATGTAATAGAATCGTTGTTTCGGTTCCCCTTTAATAAAATGGTTTTCCAATAAATGTTCCTTCAATAAATCAAACTGACTCCAATCCTTCAATGCGATTGCCACATCAAGATCGGCAGTTCTTCGAGGCGAAGGTGGCATTTCAAGAATTTCCATAGCAATGTCTCTTGCCAATGCGCCCACAACATACACATCCAGTTGAAGGTCTTTCATCACTCTGTTCAATGCCTCAAAGGTATCATAAAGCAGATTATTTTGTAATGCGTCTCGCGTAATTTTATATTCCATTTTCTTTGATTCTTAAAGCGGCTTCATGGCATCGGCTATCACCGGTGCCCATCAAGTCGGCATATATAACTAAAGTAGGAGCCAATTTTTCTTTCTCATCTCCTATCCAGAACTTCTTGTAAATACGTATTTCTCCATTAGGGTCAGGCACCACCGCACCAGTCCGAAGAAGCAATGAACTCACTACCTCGGAATAAATTTCAAATTCGCCCGGAATCAAGTAACCGTCCACTAAATTGGCACCACAATCGCCGCCCCAATACATTCCTTCAGGAAGCAGCATTTCTTTCCATTTCTTTCTGGCGTCCGGAGTGCGGAAGCTCATCTGGTTAATGAGTAATTTGGGTTTCAAGAACTCATTATACTGTTGTTGCCACCACTCAATAAGCTCTTCACGCATGGCAATCCGTCTTCCTTTATCGGTTTGCACTAAGTATCGCTTCGTCTTCAACAGATCAAAAGCTTTTGTAATAGTGCCAAGGGATAATCCGACTTTTTCCTGAATTTCACGATATGACCAGTTTATGCTTTCGGGATTTTGCAGGAAGAACAAGATGAGTTTGATGTTTGTCTCACTTGTTTTTGATACACTACTTGTATTACCCGAAGTTATTTTTTTTTGTCCGGAAATCTTGATGGTCAGATTTTCATGCCTGATGTCGCAATTACCAGCTTTGTCTATCCAATTTATACGATTATCCGCAAGCGTATTGGCTAACTTAGGATAGAGTTTGTTGGTTATTAGAATCATAGGCATACCTTCATCGTTCATATTATTGATACTATCTATGACAGAAAAGACATTGGCGTTGCTTATGGTTTTCTTGATTTCACAACAAAATCCTATACCATTAATGCAAACGGATTTATCCATTTTATCATCAATGGTAATATTGTCATTCCCCGTCGCTACTTTCAAGTTATTAATAGCTTCATGAAATAATTCCATATAGTCAGTTCCCATATTTATATTCCTTTGTTCATTGTTTATACACTGTTCATAAATTCGTGAACAGTGCAAATTTAGTGAACATTTCTTGTTTGAGCAAGTCTTATGTTCATTATTTCCTTGTGTTCACGAATTTATGAACAGGCTTGATTTAGTGAACAAAATATTGCTTGTTGATGTCCTGGCAATATTCTCAGCAAGGTATGATTAGTGTTATCGCACTAATTATTAGCTATTTATCGTAAATTTCTGATTCTTAAAAGTTATCTGAATCTTGCACATCAGTTATTACTTCTGTTTCCAATTCCAGACCAAACGCATCTTTTAGTTGCAGATAATCAAAGCAAAGAGCCTTCGGACGATTCACTTTGACTTTCCTGACTTGTTCGCCATTGACAACCTCTATCGTATAGTCCGGCAAACCGCTTGGAAGCAGAATCGTAAACCGGTCCTGTTTCAAGCCTAAATAGGACGAGTGCGATTTCAGGTATGACATAATGGTGGACCAATTGGAACGGTTGGCGGTAGCGTTCATGTTCCGGCTGTTGAACAAGGATGCCACAGCTGCCATGTTTAGATACAGAACAGGACGAGCCTCCATGAACTCGATGTCTTCCTTGGCGGATAGGGGACGGAACGCTTTCAGATACCGGATGTGGTAATGAGCCTTGTCGATACATTTTCCTGAAGTCTGGAACCCCTGCAACATATTCCAGAAGTCGGCTACCTCGGAACTTTCCTGTGCCAGTTCATTTTGGTTGCGTATTCCCTTGACGGCGGTCTCGAATAACTCTGTATAGCCGAAAGGTACATCTATCACTGTTTCCAACGTGCGGAAGGTTGCCAGCGGAATCACCCAGTTTCCGAAAATACGGTCATGGATAGTTTCGTTTTCCAGCTTTGCAGCCAGTTCTCTTTTGGTGATGGAATAGATTTCGGGGAAATTCTTCTCGAATAGTTCCCGATGGGTCAGGATTTCTATTGTCAGATGGGTCAGTCCCAAGTTGCAGAGAGCCACCAAATCTTCGTAATGCCTTTTCTCCATTTGGTTGAACGAGGTTTTGGAGAAGGCAAGGAAGATGACACGGGTGTAGAGTGCCATGTCTTGCGTGGGCTTGTCCTGTCCGCATAGTGCCACTCCCGTAGTTACAATGGTTTGGGCAGCCATACCATCAGTATTCGTGTTCTTCTTGGTTTGACCGCCACCGCCCCAAAGCCCTTTCAGGTAGGCGATCTTGCGTATATCCAAGTCGTTCTTGTATTCATCAAGCACAACAAGGGTGTTGACCGCCTGCGACACTCGGTCGTTCATGGCAGGCACGGAAGTAACGCCCAAGTTGGGCGGATCTATGCCGTGCAGGAAGAAAGACTGGAGTGAGGTGGCAAGGGTAGTCTTACCGGTTCCCTTCTCGCCAAAAAGGTTGAGAATGGGGAAATGACGGGTACGTTTGAATATGATGTCCCGGAACAGGGTGGACAGCAGATAGCAGAAAGCAATGGAAGCATTTTCGCCAAACACGTCCGTTAGCCTTGATACATAGTCATACAGTTTCACGCCGTTGCGGTTCTCATGTACCATCAACCGCTCGAACTGAAAGATTTCCTGATTGTGAAGGTAGATTTTGGATGTGGCAGGTATATAGAATGCCTTTCCATTGACGCCACGGACAATACCGAGGTCATCAACGTTCCTGAACGCACCTTCCACCAGTATGCCATTGCCGAAAGCAAAAAAGCCTTTGGTACCATTCCAGCCTAATTTTCGGATGCGTTCCGCCGTGTCGGTTTTGGAATAGAGGTATTCCTTGACACGGTTGAGCTTGTCAATCTTCGCCAGCCACACATAATTGCCTAAGGAACCTGCCTTTTGCTGGAAATTGCTCAACGAGCAAAGTTCGGATTCCTTCAGTTCAATGACACGGCATACGTTATATATATTCCGCATCCGAAAGATACGGGTTCCGTTGCTCTCGTCCTCTATATGGAACAGCGGTTCCATGATGAAATTGGAAATACGCATCGAATCCTCGTCCTCCTCTCCAATGGCATAATAGCAGTTTTCACGGACAAACAGACCGAACTGACGCAGTAGCTCCGCTTCGCGTTGCAGGTCATTCATGGAGGACGGCAAGTCATTTTTCGTCCGGGCTTCCCCACGAGCCTGAACGACGGCATCTCGCCACAGTTTCACCTTACCGTGCAGTTTTGCCAACTGGTCGATACACTGGTCAAACACTAACTGGTCTTTGATATAGCGCAACAGGTCGGCTATCTCAGCCACGCATTTCCGTTCTTCCACCAAGGAGGATGCCACAAGGAAACGTTTCTGGGCTAACCAAATGATGAAGTGTTTTTCCATAAGCGAAGTATAGTCTTCGCTGCAATGGATGAAACTGTCTGCATCATTTTTGGCGTATTTTACCTCTGAAACTTCACTTGCCAATTCCTTGTCAGTTGCTGGAACTTTCAGGAAAGGCAGTTCTCTGACTGTCGTATGGAATCCTTTTTTAATTGCCGCTGCACCGTTTGCCATGACCGCTTCGAAGCCAGCTCCGTAGAACTTTCCTTCGGCAATGTCCGAATCCGGTATAAAGCACAACGAAGCGGCGTATTTTTTCAGCTGCTCAAACTGGCTGTCAGTCCAGGATGTACCAAGGGCGGCTACAGTGTTGTCATACCCTATGGATTGCATCCTTAGTACATCGGGCGCACCTTCCACAACAATGATGTAATCCACATTGCGCAAGCGACTGACCCGGTCAATGCCGAACAGGTTTTCCCCTTTGGAATAAATCGGGCAGGTTGCGGAGTTGATATATTTCGGAGCGTTCTTGTTGTCGCCTATGTATCGGGCGGTATAGGCGATAATGCGTCCCCACCTGTTCCGTATGGGAATCATGATGCGTTGGCGAAACATGGCATAAGTATTGCCGTCCTCATTGCGTTTGAGCATTCCTAATTCATACAGCAGTTCTTCATTAAGTACTTTTCGTTGACAATACTCAATAAACGCTTGGCTGTTTTGAGGTGCATAGCCAATGCCGACCATGGAACAAAACTCTTCCGTCCACCTGCCATACGCATATTCCCGGGCTTTACTGCATTCCCCGTTATCCGTATGTCTTAAATTCTCTACGAAGAAACCTTGTACTGAGTCAAGGGCAGTCAACAGTGCTTCCTTATGCTTAGCTTCGGCTATCTGCTCGTCATTTCGCTCTTCTTGAATATATTCAACAGGAATGTTATGCTGCTTGGCAATAAACTCCACGGCTTTTATAAAGGAAAGATTCTCTTTTTCCATGATAAAAGTAATGGTATCACCGCCACGGTTACAGCTGAAACAGTGAAACAGATTTTTATGTGGGCTTACAACAAATGAGCCAGTCCTTTCCGCATGGAAAGGGCATAGCCCCATCAGCGTCGAACCTTTCCGTGAGAGTTTGACGTAGGATTGGAGAACCTCTTCAATGGCAAGATTCCTGACTTTTTGAATGACGGACTCGCTAATCATAAGGTTGTTAGAATGTTCCAGCACTCAATGATTGACTGTCCGGAGTATTTGGGACGGTAGGTGTTGTTCGGGTTGAGCGGCTGGATATAGCCGTTCAGCCTGTACTTGCGGAGTGTCTTGTTGCTTATACCCAGTTCGGCACAAGTCCGCTTAACCGAATAGACTCCGTTGGGGTCGCACGTTGGTTTAATTTCTTTCATATAACATTTACCTGCTTACTTTTATACTGCCCCTTTAAAAATGCTGGTAATAGCTATACCGCTAGAGCAGTTTCTTTATCGGATATAGCCACAATTTGGTTTACTTTCCTTGTTTCTTCTTGCATCTATTTTTATTTTCTGTCGATGGAATGTCGAAATAGTCTTGAACGGTGCGTTGCAAAAGACGGAGGTCGGCAGTCCTGTATTCCACCTTGCCCGGCCTCTTGTATATTTCCACTTTTCCCTGTCGCCTCCATCTTTCGATATTACGACGACCGAAAAGTTCGTATGCTTTCCTTTGGCTGATAAATTCCGGGTCGTCATGATCCGTCTTTAGCATCTTGACAATCCGTGCAGAAAGGTCTTCCAAGAAGGTCTCATACGGGATAATTCGGTCTATAAACTGAAAGAATGCCATACTTACAGAATACGTTTGACGATTATGGTTTGTTCTTCCCTGTTTGTCTTCGTCTTGAACTGACGATTATGAATTGCTCCCAGTTCTGAGGCTTGCGTGCGGACGCTTTTCAACCGTGAAATGTGGAATGTAACAGAATCGCCTACTTCGAGGGCTACAAGTGCCGGACGGATTTTTTCCAAGTTTTCAGTCATAATTGTTGGATGTTTAATATTTAATGTTTAACTTTGTCCCTATAAAAGAGATGATAACGCCACAAAGTAACATAAAAAGGTTTATCTATCCAAATATTCGTTTGATGATTTATTATTTAAGATTCAATTAATGATTAAAATCTATGGATGTAGATGTAAAATACGTGCATGTGGGTGAAGCGATAGATAGACGTCGCAACGAGCTTGGGCTTAGCAAGTCTGAATTTGCCCGGAGAATTGGCGTTCCCCAACAGCACGTTAACCGCATATTGGAGAGGGAGACAATGGAGACTAAACGGCTTGTTAGGGTCTGTGAGGTTTTAGATTTTAACTTCTTCTCGCTGTTCTGTCCGGTTCAGCATCAAATTTCCGCATACCTTGCGGCAGTAGCATTGGAAGGAAATGCCCATAACATTATTGGCGATGCCGAACTTGCCAGTCAGTTGGCTCAGGCTCGGTCAGAAACTGAAAGCCAAAAAGAAACTATCAAACTTTTGAAAGAACAGATTGATAGTTTGAATGCACAAATCAATCGTCTGGACTCCAACTTAAAGGATAAGGATGCTATTATAGAACTCTTAAAAGAAAGGAGATAAAATCATTATAAATATACCTTATAATATATGCGCAATGTTATTATACAGGTAATTCATTAACTAAATTCAGATTGAGACTTGTATTTTGTAGATTTGAGGACGCTGCATAGCCAAAATATTTGTAGAAGTCATCAAATTTAAGAAAGAAAAAAGTTGCTTTTGAATATTGTCGAAAGTGTTTCTCTAAGAACTGAGAATACAATTTGCATACACTAAGTTAATAACTTATTGAATGTTAGATGTAAATTAGAGAGGCCCAAGCAGCGGTAGAAGAAGCTTAAAAAATAGCTAAATATTAAAAAAGGTCAGGTGGTTAACCTTTATCACAAGGTATTATCGCCTGACCTTTTTTTAGTATGTTTGTTATGTAGAACGATATACTTCCCAAAGTCT